AAGAAGATCCGAGAACTGCTCCAGACCACGTCGGTCCAGGCGATCAACAAGAGCAGCGAGATCCAAGAGCAGCTCAAAGCGGTGCTCTCCGGATTCCGCACCCAGGTCACAGGGGTCGCCCAGGAGATGCACAGGCAGGCGACGACCGCTGTTCTCCGGTCGCGGACTATCTAAAGGACGAAACGATGGCGAATGAAGTTCAGTTGAGGGACAATGACGGCCAGTTGGTAATGGCCTGGATGTGCGGGGTATGCAAGCGAGTTTACCCGGAGCGTACCGCGTACTGCTCCGCAAAGTGCTGCACATGCCTGGTTTGCGGGAAGGTAGCGGATCTAGTCGACGACAGTATTCGTGGGCATGTTGCAACTGTCTGCCGGAAGTGCTGGGGCCCTTACTACGCTAAGATAGACTCTGACCGGCTGGACCGAGCTGAGCTGATCGAGGACTACTCTGGACCCGTCTGCATCGGAGACAGGTATTTCCCGGATCCAGAGGAGGCCGTCGAGTATCTGGCAGACTCCAGGGAAGGTCCGGACATGGGTCTGCCGGAATTCGTCCACACCTGTAAGGTGATCCCCTACTCGCTGGACGCAGTCGAGATCGTCAATAACCTGCTGGAAAATGCAGGGGTCGAAGACAGTGATTTCCAGGATCTGGACGGGGTCAAAGAGTTCGAGAAGGCCGTGGACGCCTTTAACAAGGCAAATGAGCAGAACGTTTACTGGGAAGAGGACAGCCACCACAAGTGTCGGCTTACCCCTATCCCAGCTGCAGATGAGGTGCAATCATAAGCCATATTGCTGTGGTAGGCATGAAGATCAAGAATCTGAAAGCGTTGGGCCTGGCCTGTACGGTACTCGGGATGGCCCTGGAGAAGCGGGATAAGTTCCGGACGTATGGCGGGCAGATGCGATCCGGTTCCGAGTGGGTCATTACGATCCCCGAGAACCTCAGATGCTACGAGATCGGGGTGGTCCGGACCCCGGATGGGTCGTATGACCTATTGTACGACGCGTACAACGGGGGCCTCGGGATGTCCCAGAAGGCTGGGGGTGCTCAGCTCCAAGGCCTGCTCAAAGAGTATAACCGCCAGTGTGCTTTGACCTCTCCGGACATCCGGCAGCTGTTGGGGATGGGGGCCACGGAAGAGACACAGGACCTGGAGTCGGGTGAGCGGGTGATCGTCTTGACCATCGATGGCCAGGCCGAGGAACGGGTGAACGAGTGGTTGAACGGGCTTACAGAGGTAGGCGTATGACGAGAAAACTGTTGATTCGCGTTAACCATATTGGTGATAATGACTTTGGCGGGAACGGCGGAGATTGCGACACTTGTCTGCTGGAGATCGACGCCGGGTTCAGGAAGCGGATGAGTCTCTTACGGAAGAAGGTCTCTCCGCTGTTCAAGCAACCAGGCTTCTACGCTGCTGAGTTCTTTGATTACACGATCGACCCGGTGACCCTCGGTGAGGATGATGATCAGTTTGGCTCGGCATTGAACGGACCTGGATACGCCGAGGTCCCAGTCGGCTACAAGCTTGATCCGCTGCTAACTTTCACGACAGATGCGTCCAGCGTCCTGATCAAGGAGACCGGCTTCCTCTGGACCTTTTACGCGCGGCATACTGACGAATCGTATGAGACCGAGGAAGTCCCGTGGTCAATTTTGGACAAAGGATGAGAATGAAGAGGATTACGATCAAGATCGCGGCTGACGGCAAGTCCACTTCGGTCCAGACCGAAGGGTTCTCCGGACCCAGCTGCCAGAAGGCTACTGCCGGCTTAGAGCGAAGGCTTGGGGAAGTGCAGGATAATCAGCAGACTGATGAGTACCTGGTGGCCCAGACTGAGCAGGAGATCGTACAAGGGCAGGGCTAGCCCCGGTTAGGACTATCCACCGAAGCCGGTTTGCGGGCGGTTCCGCTCGTATCCGGGCGTTGGGCAGAGTGGATCAGCCCGGGTCCCAGCAGGGGCAACGGCCGCAGTGGCCTAAACCTATACCCTCTATTTTCGAGGTAAACCTTGGCCGTTCTCTTAACCATAACCCCTATTATACTGGAGGTCCGTACGCGACAGCTAAAGATATTCTGCAGCCCGGAAGGGCTCAGGTTCGTTTATGACGACGCGCTCCGCGGGCTCCTCCAGCTGGGAGAGTCTCGAGTGGAAAGGGCGAGTCATGTGGAGCCCGAGGGACTCGGGTGGGTCGCAGACCTCGCCCCAGTCCAGGGCCCTCGGCGTAAGTTTGAGAGTAGACAAGCAGCTTTGAATTGGGAGAAAGAATGGTTGGAAATGAATCAGGTACCGGTACCGGCCCACCGAGCATAGAAATACCAGTGCTCCAGGGTCGGTTCGTAACTATGGTTAAAACGGATGATCCGGATGTGTTCTGGGACCGGGAGAAGCTAGCGGAGCTCGCTGGGCTGCGTGGTCCGTTCTACACGGCGGTCCCCGATGTGACCTTCCCGGATCTCCCAGAGTTCCTGGAGGAGGCCAAAGCCGCTGATTGCCAGGAGCCTCGGAGGCGTGTTCCGCTACCCGAGGAGGTCGAGAAGCTGATCGTGGACGGTATCTGCAACAAGAACGACGAGCCCTGTCCGCTGTGCAAGGGGGCTGCCGAGATTCAGCCGGACGTCCAGGACCGGGGGAGGGCCCAGCGTATGCTCCTGGCGTATCGCCGGGAGAGTCTGAGGCCCAATCCGAATAAGCAGAGGATGGAACGGTTGAAGTTGGAAGTGGACGGGATAAGCCCAGGGGTCTGCCTGCTCTGTGCCGGGACCGGCAATAAAGGCTACGGGCTGGCCTCGAAATGGTGGACACAGCTTGGGGCCAGGGCGAGCCGACTGGGGTGGGCACAGGTCTCGGTGGACAGTGACCAACTGTGGTTGGTGAAGCAAGTATAGTCCTCATAAGGAGATAGGTATGAAACTGGCATCGATCGAGACAGTCGCTGAATTGAAGAATCATTCCAATGCTGATCGCCTAGCCATAGCCAAAATCCTAGGCTGGCAGACCGTCGTCAAACGAGATGAGTTCAAGGTTGGGGATCGCGGGGTGTTCATCGTCATAGACACGATCCTCCCCCGCACACCCTGGTCCGAGTTCCTCGTGGACGTGAACCGCCCAGACCGGCGTATCCGGCTGAAGACGGCCAAGATCCGCGGGGAGTACTCGCAGGGCCTGTTCCTGCCGATCTCGGTCCTGCCCGAGAGCGTCCAGGGTTGGCAGGAAGGGGTGGACGTCGGAGGAGAACTTGGGATCACCAAGTATGAAAAGGAGTTGAGCCTGGCCCTCAGCGGACAGGCCCGCTCGACATTCCCCACCCATCTAGCTCCGAAGACCGACGAGGATAACGGCCTCAGTAACCTGGATATTGTCGCCCACGTCCTGAAACATCCGGTGTACATCACGAAGAAGATGGACGGATCGAGCTGCACGGTGATCGTCGAGGGCGGTCAGATCTCCCAGGTCTGCTCTCGTAACTTGTCGCTGGTCGATCAGCCAGGGAATGCCTTCTGGCACGCGGCCAAGAAGCTCAAGATTACCAAGACTATACCTGACTGTGTGATCCAAGGCGAGCTGATGGGACCCGGCGTCCAGGGGAACCAGCTTGAGCTGACAGAGCCCGAGATCTTCGTGTTCAACGTGTTCGGAGCGAACCATGCTCCTATGGCCTGGCCCGGCATGAGCAACCTTGCTGTCGATATTGGGGCTAACACCGTTCCGCTCATCGGATTCTGTGAGGCCGGTAAGTACCAGACCACCGATCAGCTGCAGGCCCTGGCCGATGCTCAGAAGCTTCCGAATGGGAAGCCGGCCGAGGGCATAGTCGTTAGAATCGACCCCCCGGAGTTGTTCGGGAACGGGCGAGTCGCGGGGTTCAAAATCGTCTCCAGGTTATATAAGGATACCGATTAACATGGGTAGAATTCTGGTTGTAGGTGACCTACACTGTAAGAAGCAGATCTGGGCGGGTCGCCCGGATATCCGCGGAGATCTGGAATCGACTATCCGCCAACTGGTCGAGGTGGTTCGCGATCGGCAGGGCGAGCCGCGGATAGGGACAGTCGTATTCGCCGGTGATACTTTCGACGATCCGTATCCGATGGATGAGGTGGTCCGCACCCTGCAAAAAGCGGTACAAGAACTGCACGCGATGGAAGTGTTCTGCTTGGGGATCACGGGTAATCCTGGGCACGATCAGGGCACCGACTGGCTGAATGTATGCGGGATCCGAAATGCGGTGGTCCCCAGCCTGCTTCCGCTGGAGGGGGTACCGACCTACCTGGTTCCGTTCACGGCCGATACTGAGGCCCTGCAGAAGACGCTGGCCCAGTGCCCTCCGGACGCCAAGCTGCTCATCGGTCATCAGATGGGCCGGTGGATTATTGACATCCCCGGCCGGTGGAATCTCGATCCTGAGTGGCTCCCAGCGTGGATCAAACTCGCAGTGTTCGGCGATTCGCATATGCCGAGCGAGCATAAGGTTGGGGACAAGACCCTGATCTATACTGGTTCGCTCTACCCCCTGGGGTTGGATGAGCTGTCCCCCAGGTCATTCTTGGTCCTGAACGAAGGGCTCAGCTATTGCCGGATACCGGTCAAGAACCGTCGGATCGTGTACCGGGATATCCTGGGGGCCTCCCAGCTCCAGTCGGACCTGGCTAAGTTAGTAGCGGATCTGAAACCGACGGCGGCCGATGATCCTGAGCTTAAGCCGCTGGCTGCCATCCGCTTGGCGGAGGCCGCGGCCGGGGATGAGGGGAAGGTCAGGGCGGCTGTCGAGCCTGTGGCCAGTCTTATGCTGATCCCATCGGCCAAGGAGAAGATCGAAGTGACCGTCGCCGAATCTGACGAGGTCCGGACCGATCTTCAGATATTGCAGGAGCTGGAGGGGGACTCGGAGACCGTCGCGTTCGCCAGCACCCTGCTCCAGTCCGCAGACCCCCGGAAGATCCTCTCGGATTTTCGGGACAAATGCGTAGCCCCGAAGGAGGTAGTCAGTGGATCTGTTACAGCTTGATATTGAGCATCTAGGCCCTATCCGCCACGCATCCCTGAAGTTTGGACCGGGCTTGACCGGGATCCTTGGACCCATAGGGTGTGGTAAGAGCCATGTGATAAAAATCATCCAGTGGTTGTTGACCGGTGACTTCAAGGGATACGGAACCCAGGTCCGCCGCATTTATAAACAGGAGGACAAAGGGGCAGCCACCTTGACTTTCTCCCATCTGGGGATGCCCGGGACCCTCACCCGTAGCCTGAGCCGGTCAGGTGGGTCCAGCCGAAGCCTTAGGTTCGGGGATAAAACAGCCAGGTCCGAAGCGGCCGTCGCAGAGGTATTGGCCGATATCCTGGGAGCGTCCAGCAAGCAACTGGATACCGCTGTGTTCATCCCTCAGGGGGAAACCGCCCGTCTCTTGTCTGCACGGCCCTCCGAGCGAGAGACTGCTCTGACCCGGCTGTTCGGGCTAGAGAACTGCGAGACCCTTCGGACCCTGATCAGTACGAGCCTCCAGCTGACTCCACCCCCCTCGGTGATCATGGGCATAGAACTTCTGCCACAGCAGCTGCAGCAGCTTACGGCTCAGATTGAGCAGGCTACTAAGGAACTAGAGGGATTGCCGCCCGTGGACGGTCAGAAGCTTAAGGAGGATGAGGCTCTGGTCCGCGAGGCTGAGAACATGACCCTCAGGCTGGCCGATGCCAAGACTGGGCTGTGGGCGATGACCGAGGCAGAGGTCAGGGCTAACCTGGAGCGGGCGAATAGTGCGGAGCGATCGGAATCCGCGGTACTCGCTTCTCTCAATCTGCGCAAGCAGGTAGAGGAGATCGCCCCGATGGCCCAAGAGGCCCGGGCACTATTGGAGAGTGCCGGAAGAGCCGCCAAGCTTCACGCCGAGCTCGAGAGCCATACTAGCCGGGTGGCCGCGGCCCGGACCCGAGTCGATAAGCTGAAGACGATGGAACCCCCGGAGCCCGAGGATCAGGACGCCGCCTGGCAGAAGCTTGAGACTGAGGTGATCATCCCGGCCGAGCAATCAATGCTCAGCCTGGAGCGGTTCGCCCAGAGCTTCGCTAAAGGCGTGTGTCCCACGTGCGGGACCCGGGCCATAGTCGATCAAGACGGGCAGCTTACTAACCTGGAGACTAAGGTTAAAGAGAACCGGGACCAGGCGGCCACCTTGCGTAAGGAGGTTGCCGAAGGCCGAAAGATGCTTGCAGAGTACCGGGCTACGGTCTTGGCCGGGAGGCAGAAGCGTCGGGGGTGGGAGACGAGTATGGCCCAGGCCCAGTCGTTATCTCAGCAGATGGCGGCCGCGGAAGCCGCGGCCAGCCAGGCTACGGCAGACGTTCAGCAGATGTCCGCAGAGGACCGCAAATCCTGCGAAGACCTGCTGGCCAGAGAGAAGAGTCTACAGCAGGCTGCGGCCAGAGCTCAGCAGGCCGTGGCCACGACCGGTGCCGACCAGGCTCGGGCCGAAGCGGAATATACGGCTGTGGACAAGGCTCTGGAGGTTCTGGCCGAGGTCCAGGCCTCGCTGGCCTCTGCCAAGTACGTAGGCTGGGATAAGAAGAAGGAAGAGCTCGCTCAGATCTCTGCGACTGTCGCGAAACGCGCTGGCCTCCAGGCTAAGCTCGGAGAGTGGCAGAAGCAGGTGACTGACATGGGCCAGAGACTGGCTAAGGCCAAAGAGGCCGAAGCGGCCTCGGCCGGGGTCGTCCACTACCGGGATATCCTGAACCGGACGTACGGGGTCCTCCACCGATCGGCTTATCCCACGGCCCGTATACGCCACTCGCTCTCCAGGCTCAACCGGAGCTGGAACGAGCTTCTGTCGATGGTCGATGTACCGTTCACGATCGGGGTGAACCCCGACCTGTCGATGACCGCCAAATTTGGGTGGGGCGAGCAGGCGATTGAGGAGTTGTCGGGCGGGCAGCTGTGCTGTGCCGCCATCTGCCTACTGTGCACGGTGCACAGGCAGTGCGCTTCAAACATCCGGTTCATGTGCCTGGACGAACCGACCTACGGGCTGAACGCAGCCCACGTCGTTAAGGTCCGGGATATGCTGGCAGCGGTCAGCGGGTATGCCAAGACCCAGGGGCTGCAAATGCTCATGATCACCCACGACGAGCGGTTCTCGTCTGCATTTGACCAGTGTATCGACATGGGTCAGATCCAGGCGGTTGCCGGTTAAGGAGAAACGTGAAGTTTGATACCTACTGCTACGTTGACTGTTCCACTTGCCACATTGATCTCAAAGACAGCGAACTGCTGACCATGCTTGCCGATGCTGAGGCAAACGGCAGACCTTCGGATTTCTGCGTTAGTGAATACTACGAGGGATACTTCGTATGCGTCGGTACCGATCCTGACTACCAGGCATCGATCATAATTCGCATGGTGGATCTCGGATTCTCGGCAGAGGCCGTAAGCCTAGTTCAGAAGGTGCAGGAGTCGGGGTGCAGCGTGCTAAGGTTGGGCTGTGACGGCACCGAGTACGATGATCTTCCACAATTTGACTGGTAAAAAGGAGATTGCTACGACCTACACGATCAAGAGAGACGGGAACTGCATTGAGCTGGTTGGCGGGGCATCCCTCGCCAATCAGCTCAGGCCGTTCCTCTCTTACACACATATACAGTACTACAGGGGCCTCGACCTGTTTAAGCGGAAGCGGTTGAAGAAGGCCGGGAAGCTCGGGGAGAACCCCAATATGAGCTTCAAGCGGATAGACCTGTTCGCGCCTACCGGGGATAGTCTGATGATGCCCGCTGGCCTCCGGCATAAGCTTGAGTTCGGGTTGACCTATCTGGGGCACTCCTCGACCCTGCAAGATCTCAGGAGACGTAGGTTGGGAGAACCTCAGTACGACAGACTGGCAGGCATCGGTATCACCAAGTTCAGGCATAAGCAGGACGAGGTACTCGCGACGATCGAGGCGTACGACGAGAACATGGTGATCGTGGCACCCACCGGCTGGGGGAAGAGCACGCTGGCCATGATGCTCTGTGAGATCTACCACGAGAACCATATCACGTTCGTCGCCCCCGGAGAATCCTTGCTCCGTGATCTGCATGCAGCCCTGGTCTCCAAGGGGTTCGACGTGGGGATCGTCGGTATCGGCTACGACGAGCCGGGGCACCGGGTGACCCTGCTCTCGATGGATTCGATGCACAAGCACAACTTCGCCGCCGACGACCTTCTGATCATAGACGAAGTCCACTGCCTGGCCGCTAACCGGCGGATGGACATATTCAGCAGGACGTGGATCGACGCGAAGATCGTGGGGTTTACAGCCAGCCAGGGCAAACGCGCCGATGGTGGAGACTCGTTGATCGAGGCATGGGTCGGGCCTGTCCGGCTCGAGATTCCGTATGACGAGGCGGTCGAGAACAATGCGGTCCGCCCGATCAAGGTAGTGGCCATCCGGATCCCTCCGATACCGGGGTATGACAACCAGATGGATCCGACCTCAGTCGGGTGGCAGAGGAAGGCCGTATGGCGGAACGCGGATCGCAACCGGATCTTGGCCTGGGCGTGCAACGAGCTGGTCCCTACCCGATCACCGGTCCCAGACCCCCAGATACTAGTAATGGTATCCAAGTCGGATCATGCCTACCACCTGAAGCAGTTTCTGCCCGAGTACACGCTCATCTACGGGAACATGACCGAGGGTGTAAAAGAGAACCTGGTGAAGACCGGAGTGGCCAAAGAGGAAGAGATATGTCCGCTGTCCACGAAAGAGCTGGACGGGCTTAGGACTGCGTTCAAAGAGCAGACGTTGAGGAAGGCCATAGCGACCATGAAATGGAAGCAGGGAGTTGACTTCCCGAAGCTCCCGGTGCTGGTCCGGGCCGACGCCGAGAGTGGGGGGATCAACAACACGCAGATCCCCGGTCGTCTCTCACGCATAGGCGAATTGGAGTATGGTCTACTTATCGACACGATCGACACGTTCGATACGGTCGCCGAACGAAAGAGCCGAGAACGCATGAAAAGCTATAGGAAGATGGGGTGGACCATAGAGGTGGTTAACCCGCCAGCCCACCTGCTGAAAGAGGTCGTCAAGAATGAACTCTTTGGCTAGTGCGTTGATGGAGGGTTACTGCCGCCGACGTAGTCAACGGTTCCGATACTTTAAGCTTAATCAGAAGAGATGGGGAGAGAAATTCTGGGAGTCGGCAGCCGAGTTTGCGGAGACCCGTGGACTTCACCCTGATCTGTGGCTGGATTACGTGTTTCGTGCCTGGTACCCCCAGGCCCCGCCACCAGAGGCCCTGAAGAGTCCAAGGTATGCTGACGAAGTACAGAGCCAAGAGAACCGGGATGACGCGGAGAGCCGGGCTCGGGTATACCTGAATGCCATGTCCAGTTCGGTCGCCGTCCAGCGGGGACGGGGCCGGGAGTTTAGGGAGATACTGGCCGACCCCGGGCTAAAGTTGAATGTGGCATTCGTCTGGTGCCTGGCCAACGAATTGAAACTAGAAGACATTAAGCGGGAGACGGCCGAACCAGCAGCGGCCTTTTTACGACTGTACCCGCACTATCAAAAGCTGCTCGGAAAGCACACAGAAGGTTTGGAAATATGATCGCGCCTGAGTACATTACGTATATGGTTGCCTGCACCCTGCGGACCCCCACGCTGTTCATGCAGGCGGCAGACAAGCTTCTGCCGGCTCATTTCACCCAGAAGGGAGAGGAGCTCGTTGGCTTCCTCTGGTCGGTGGCCCTGGATCACTACCGGGAGTACAAAGAGCTGCTCCCCAAACTCCTGATGCGGCCGAAGCTTCTGGAGATGCTCATCAGGATGAACCTCGATACCCTGGACGAAGCAGAGTTAGAGGTGGCCGTGGACAATCTTCTTACGGTTGTCTACGAGACTCCGGCCGAAGAGTTCTCCGAGGACTACGGGCAAAATCTGTTGCAGACGTTCTTCCAGGAACGGGTGGTCCTCCCCTCAATCCGCTCGGCATCCCACTCGGATATCACAGATCTGCCCAAGCTTATCTCGAATATGGGGCAGCTGTGTTCCACGTACCAGTTGGGGCTCCCCGAGCTGTTCAATCCGTTCGACATGACCCGGGGGTACAAGAACGAGCTTCCCCTGAGGCTCACTAACTACCTGCCGTTCGATCGGCTGACCCAGGGGATGCGGGCCACTGATTTCATAGGGCTGCTCGGTCCGATCGGTGGCGGTAAGTCACTGAATGGCATTAACCTGGCGTGTACCCTGGCCTCTTCCTGGAAAGAACGGGTCATCTACTTCACGTACGAGCAGTCGAAAGACCAGCTAAAACCCAGGTTCATCAATCACCTGGCGAACATCCATCGGTCAGAGCTGGAGAAACAGTACGACCAGTGGTCAGAAGACACCAGGAAACGGGTTACCAGCGTAAGCAAGGAGATCGGCGACCTGATCAGTATCAGCGATATGCAGGCGGGTGCCGCTGGTATGAATGGCGTGGCCGATATCGACGCGGTCCTCTATCGGGCAAAAGCACTCGGACGGCATCCGGCCATGATCGTAGTTGATTTCCTGGGTGAGATGGTCACCAGGTACATGCGTAGTCATAAGACCGACTTTGGAGATACCCGGCACGTGTACCAGCAGATCGTGTCTGAGTTGAACTCGATCAGCGATAAATACAAGTGTGCCGTACTCCTACTGCACCAGTTGAATGCGGCAGCCGGCCAGAAGAAAGCGGATAGCCAATCCAGCCAGTATGCGGCTGCCGAGTTTTCGATGTTCCCGGTGCTGATGGATACGTTGATCACTGTCAACGCTAAGGATCCGGCTACTAATCTGACCAAGATCGGATCGCCAAAGTGCCGTGGCAAGTCGTTCGAGCAGAGCATCTGGTGCCGGATCGACCCGGATTATCATCAGGTGCATGTCGAGGACAAGGAGTACTCGTACGTGTATGCCGGAGGCGGACAAAGGCTGGAGGCAAACGATAGCGTTGTGGCCTCGTTACCCGTCGGTCCCCCGGTCACCCCAAAGAGTGGAAAGTTGAGCTAAGGAGAATTCATGGAGATCGAAGTAGACGGAGAACGATACAGAAAAGTACCGGGAGCTTCCTGGAGCTGCTCGGGGTGCGCTGCAGGAGAGTACGGTACAAGTCTCTGCTTGGACATCCACCAAGCTGACGGGATTGGAGAAGGATTCTGCTCCAAAAACTCCTGCATGTGGGAGCAAATCTTGAAAGAGCAGAAGGTCCCGGCCAGCTCCATTAAGGTGAATCTGTACCAGCTGATCACCGGGACGTACGAGGATGCCGTGAAATACGGGGTTCACCGTGCATTCAAGTACTGTGGTCAGTGCCCGCCCGATGCGGAGATCGAGCGAATTGTCCAAGAGGTATCCAACGCCTTGGGCATCGCTCTGTGTGAGGTGATCGATTTCGAGGAGACTGATGCCTCCATCAACTAATCCGCTGAATCCAGGGCTATACCACTCACTGTGGATGGCGATGGCCAAGGGGATCGTCTCTGCCCCCGGCAACCGGATAGAGACGGTCCGCCCCGGCCAGCAGACTATCCTCAGGTATGAGCGGGTCAAGGATGGAAAGAAGATCTTGGCCAAGATCCAGGTGCAGGGCGAGGCCTATGCCATTAACTGTCCACTGTGCCGGGATACCCGAGGCCGCCTGTCAATAAACCACCTATGGTTGACAGAGGACCCTAGGGCCGGGAAGCTCCACTATCTGATCAAGTGTTTCAATGAGGAATGCACCAGGACGCCGGGCAACGTAGCGAAGCTCGAAGAGATGCTCGACGTATTCACTCTAAGTACGATGCCAGATATGGCCCTGGCCCAGCAGGCACACGGGACCCGTCCTGTCCACCGGATTACGATGCCCGGACCGACCGTGCCCGTCTCGCAGCTGCGGCCGGAGCATCCAGCGTCTGTCTACCTCAGGTCCCGCGGGTACGATCCTAGGGTGGTCGGTGATAACTACAGTCTGAGCTATTGCACGGCCAGCAGCATGGCCCATGCTCGCCACCGCCTGATCTTCCCTGTGACCGATAACCGGAAGCTCCTCGGGTGGCAGGCTAGGTACCTGGGGCCCAAGGGGGATGGCAATACCAAGAACCTCAAGTTCTGTTCTGAGTGCGGGCTGATCTCTGTGGACCTCTCGGGGATGGACAAGTTCCTGGCCAAGCTGGCCGAGGCCAACCATACCTGCACATGCGGTCGGCATCTTACGCCGGTCCCCAAGTACTTTACATGCCCCGGGTTCCAGAAGAGCCAGCATGTGTACAACCTGAGCAGTGCCCGGACCTACCCCTATGTGGTGATCTGCGAAGGGGTGTTTGACGTGCTCCGGGTAGGGACCCCGACCGATCCGGAGAAACCAGGGCCCGCCATATGCCTGTTCGGAAAGACACCCAGTCTGGACCAGATAGCCCTGCTCAAGAGAGAGTGGGGTACCGGGATGGCCGTAGTCCTACTGGATAGTGACGTGCCCGACGCGGAGATCGCCGGGGTAATGACCCAGTTCGGGGGGATCTTCGAGCGGGGTGTGACCCGCGTGAAGCTCCCGACGAAGGATCCGGGAGAAGCGACCCACGGGCAGATCTGGTCGGCGTTGACCCCCGTGTTAGGAAGTTTGATCGATGAAAAACGATAAGGAGAAGAAGATGGACGCAACGGTAAAGATCGATGACAAGCAGTTTAAGGTGAAGATCGCCGAGTACCTGGATTCCGCTGATGGCCGTAAACAGCTGAAGAAAGCGGTCAAAGAGGCCTACTACGAAAGTGCGTACTCAGGTGCCGGCACAGTATTGCAGGTCATGGCACCTGCAGAGGTCCGCTGGTACCAGGACCCCGAGTACGGGACTATCCGGCGATACGACGGGGAGAACACGCCCCTGGTGTTCACCCGAGAAGATCCGGATGGGATCAAGACGTACGTTGATGAGGCCATGTGCAAGAGGGAGGACCGACGGCTGACTTACGAGGAGGCCCAGAAGGTTATCTCCGAATGGCGGTGCCTGAAGCAATCGGCAGTGGCCTCCAATCCGTTTCTGGTCACTACGGCCAATAACAATCTGAAGTCGGATGCGCCCTCCTGGTATATGGATGAGGATGACGGGTATATCTGGGAGTTCCCGGCGTGCACCGGATATATGAAGAGCGGAAGGACCGTACAGAGCGTGTTTTACTCTGCAGAGCAGGCCGAGAACGACGGTCAAACCCGCCTCACGCAAGATGAGTTTGAGCTCATCCGGAGCTCGTACGGGACGTTCTCCACACTGTCCGGCCGCTGGTACTTCGATCGCAAGAGCGGTGCTCTCCGTCGGTATGGCGTGGGCCTCTGTGACCTGGAATATACCAGCGAGGACCCCGCTGGCTTCTCTGTGACCATCGCGGAATTGCAGTGCAATTCCTATGGCCATATCATGGTTCCGGCCGACGCGGCCACGAAGGTGGTCGCCCGCTGGTACAACGCCCGGTACGGCTGCAACCTCAAGGCTGCCCCAAAGCCGCTTGTCAGTGGCTTCGAGAGAGGAGCTTCGGGATACCCCGTACTCGATGAGGTTAACTACGCCCTGTGCCAGAACGGGGAGGTCTACGAGTGGAAGTCTGTCGGCCACGCATGGAAATCACTGATCGGGATTGTCGCGGCGGGCAGCTACTGCTATCCGCACTTCTGGGAAAGGGCGAATCCCGGAGATCCCCGGAACGTGATTTACATCTCCAAGAGCCTGATGGGTCCCTGGTACCCGTACGACACGTATAGCAGCTCTGACCGCGTGTTTTATTTCCGGGCGGAGAACGGGCTGCCCAATGTTCCGGAAGGCTGGATGTTCCGGCTGACTCCGCAAAGTCCTTCTCGGACCGTGGACAGGTCTCGACCAGTCCAGATAGATACGAAGACAGCTCAGTTCTCGGCTGACGGCCGGATCTGGGTACCGTACACGCGGATACCCGTGTAACCCAAGGAGTTCGATGGCTGAAGTAGACAAGAGCCCTCTGCCCGAGAAGCGGCAGAGGGCTCGTCAGATCAAGGGCCAACTTGGCCCGTTCGAGACGGTCAAAACCTCGTTCGATAAGGGTAAAGACCGTCAGATAGAGATCGTCCGTGTGACCCCGTCGGTGATTACCTACCGGCTGAAGGGGATGCGTGAAGAGTACGCGTTGCCCCATGAGGTAGGGTTCAGCAAAGCACTGGGCCTGGGTGTAGGGGTGAACACCAGCCCGAGGCAGGGGCGAATGGCCAGAGGGGAGTTTAAGATTGCCTGAACTGCTGACTATCCCAGAGATCGATAAGAAGAGCCTGCTGACGGTGGCCGCCGAGCGGTATGCTCAGGACCCCGTCGAGCTGATCGGAAGGTGCTGCACCGAATCGGTGGTCATCCCGATGACTGACAAGTCGGGGGCCGAACATCCGAATGTGACGCTTCCACCCTCGACATTCGTCGGGATCTCCGGGATCAAAGAGCGGGAGGTTCTCTTCCTGTTCAAGACCCCGGATGTCATCGACTATCAGTTCGGCCGCTATGGGGAGAGCGAAGAGGTCAAGGGCATCCTCCGGGCGGCTAAAGGGGTGGGCCTCGACCTGACTAGTGCGATGCTCACCTGTTGCTGCCCCCTGGCCATGGACCAGAAGGCATTTCCCTGGAAGGCCGGGTTCTGGAAAGACTTTAGGCCGGTGACCGCCATGACCATCAACCTGGTACGCCCGAGGCTGGTCGTGGCTGTGGGGGCCGATGCGGCCAAAAGCTGTATGAGCCTCAAGGAGTCAGGAGAGGGTAGCTGGGCCTTTGACGACCTGAGAGGGGTCCCTCAGCAGCTGGCTGAGAACTGCCAGATGGTGGCCGTACTAAGCCCCAGGCAGATCATTGCCGGGCGGGCCACTGACCAGGATCTGGCCCGGGACCTGGAGATCGTCCGTAACCTGCTGTATCCGCCGGCTGCCGCGGAGGTGAAGCCCGTGTACACCATATCGGAGATCTCGACGATCGCCGACCTGACCAAGATGGTCGATTCCCAGATCGCTTCTGGGAATCTCTCATACGGATTTGACTGTGAATGGGCTGACGGAACCTACCGGACGGGAAATCTTCGGACTATACAGCTGGCGTGGCCTGGGGATCAGGCCGCGGTCATCATCATGCGTCGGCAGCACAATCGGCCGGAGCTCTGCACGCAGTCCGTGCAGGTCGCAGAACAGCTGCGAAGATTGCTGAAGCGGCCTGGGATCCACTTGGTAGGGCACAGTGCCCGCCAGGATCTGCAGTGGCTTGCCTCGATGGGCGTCGACCTCCACGAGGAGTTCGTCGCCAACGGGTTCGATACGATGCTCGCCGCTCACCTGGTTAACGAGAACTTTGCACTGCAGCTGGAGTTACAGGCACTGACCTGGCTGGGCATGGAGCGGTATGATCGGCCATTGCGGGATTGGCTGGTTGCGAACAAGGTGAGTGAAGAGGACAAGGACCGTATGGGCTATGGGATGATCCCCGACGAGATCATCCATCCATATGCGGGTATGGACGCAATAGCCAGTCTGAACCTGGAAGGCCCGATCCGCAAGGAGATCGAGGCCCAGGGGCTTGCAGAGCTCTACACTCGTCTTGTCCACCGGGTGCACTCGGCCCTGAACGAGATGGAGACGGTCGGGATGCCCATGGACCTCCCGAGGCTCCGCCACGAAGTGGGGCTGGCCCATACGTGCAAGGATGAATCCCTAGACAGGTTAAGGCAGTCTGTGCACTGGCCCACGTTCAACCCTGGTTCTACCCCCCAGATGCGAGAGTTGCTCTATGGGTGGAGGCCCTGGGACGAGCAGGACAAGGTTGTGAGCCCCCCAGGGGCCCGGATCTATGGGCTTACCCCGATCAAGACCACTGGGGACAAAAAGAAGCAGACCTTGGCCTGGACCCAGGTTATGGAGCTGGAGGAAGCCGAGCAGAGGAGGCACGCACCCTCCTGTGACTCGGAGAGCATCGCGATCCTGTCTGAGAACTGTCCAGACCTGGAACTGCTCCTTCACTATCAGCGACTTGGGCAGCTCACCAAGAGCTTCCTTCGCCAGGAGGTGGAGGACAAGAACGGGAACCTCGTATGGGATGGTGGGGTTGGCCAGGCCATTGACGACGATGGCCGGCTCCGCACTAGCTTCCGGCAGACTGTTGAAACTGGCAGATATGCGACTAGCCCTAATACCCAGAACTGGCCCAAGAAGCAGGAGGCGGACATCCAGAAGGCATTCAGCCGACTGTTCTTTGTCGCGGCCACCTCTACGGTCCAGGGGGATATGGTGTACTTGGATGGAGCTGGGCATGAGACTCCGGATGAGACCCAGGCAGCTCCCTTCCTGAGCGTTCCGGACTGCGGGCTGCACATTAGGGTGTCTCGTGCTGAGGGAAAGGGGTTCATCCCCGTCCTGAGGCATATGCTACACCCAGGGTACTACCCACTACGCTCCTGTGTGGTGGCCGATCCCGGATACTGTCTGATGACCGGGGACTGGAACCAGGCTGAGCTCTGGACGATCGGGGCCCTCTCCAAGTGTGATCTGTTCCTGCACGATCTGGCAGCGTCAGATGTTCATACACAGACGACGCTCACCGCGTTGAAAGACTACATGCACGGTGGCCGCCGGCTGGGGGACATGTCGGTCCAGGAGTTCAACACCCTCCGCAAGTCTGACAAAGTGTTGGATAATTTGCGTGGGGCTGTCGGAAAGGTGCTCAACTTTGGCGTGGCATATCAGATTTCGGCTGGTGCCATCGTCCGCAAAGTGCGTAGGTATGGGATCACCGTGTCACGCGATACGGCCCAAGGGTGGATTGATGCGTTCTTCGGCCGGTACGAGCCTATCTACCGGTTCCTGGAGGATTGCAAACGGAGGGTGACCAACCCGGGGTACTTGGTCAATCCCTATGGTCGCCGCCGCCGGTTTCCGAGGGCAGAGGATCGCAATACGATCGCGGGCTTCCACCGGGAGGCCTGTAACTGTCTGATTCAGGGGACGGTCGGCGACTCGATGTCCGCGGCTCTCTGTAACTTCACGGACTATCGGCGTAAGTTTACGGACTCCCCAGAGTACCGGATCATCATGTCGATCCACGATGCAGTGACCCTCGAGGTCAAGGTAGACCGGGCTGAGGAAGTGGCCGCCAAGGTCTTCCCCTGGTGCATGGTGGAGAATGTGGTAGTCCCTGGCTTCGGGTTACAGTATTCACTTGGTGATATTGACCTTGAGCTTAGATGGGGCGAGCATGAGCATCGCGCTCAGCTGTTGGATGCAGGGCTGACCCCAGCCTGCTTAGATCTGGTCGGGGTCAAAAAGTAGGGCGGCAATGTCTGCCTACTTGTGGTATAGTCTTATTTGCCCAACTTAGCCAATGTGGCGTCATTTGGGCATACTATCTCTTTTTCTAAGGAAACTCCCTATATGGGAATGGATATTTTTGGTCAGGGCGAAGCGAATCGCCAGTCTAGCAACGATCTGGTTCTGAAAGGTTCTAAGGGGATGTGGGCCCCCTGCTGGGATGGCCGGGCAGTAATCCGGTTTGTCCCCCCGGTCGTCGACGGTAAGGTCCAGGTCGTCCGCGAGTCGGAGACCGATTGGCACCCCCAGACGTTCTACGCGGTTCCCGACTATGTGAAGCTCGCCGGGCACACCACGGAACGATCGTTCCTTGCCAATGTCAACGACTCGAAGATCAGTCCGTATGATCTTCTGTTCTCCAAGCTGACGGCGGCCGCCAAGCAGGACGATCAGTTCAAGAACCAGCTGAAGAAGGGCGAACGGTACTCGAAGCTCCCGAAAGCTGCAGGCGGGGTGATAGCTCAGGGCATCCTTGTCTATTACAAGGACAAGAAGATGCAAACGCCGCGAGACGTGCACTTCATGCTCCCGAAAACCGCCCGACTCGGGCTCAAAGAGCTGATGTTCACGGTTCGGGCCCCGGACGATAAGTCCCCGTTCCCGCCCGAGGATTGGCGGTCGAAGTATGCCCATCCCGACGTGTTCGACGCGAAGATCGGGGGCACCGTGCTCTTCGAGAAGTTCGCAGAGGACGTCGATGGCGGGGGCGACCTTGGGGACGTTTCTGACGTGTTCAGCGGCGGCCAGGGCCAGATGCAGGCGAAGAAGTACACGGTCAAGTTCATGAAGACCGTGCCCCTCCCCGACAAGATCATCGCCCGGTGCTGGGAGCCCTGGGAGAATGCGATCAACCGGATGTCCTCACAGGAGCTCATCGAACAGCTGTGTGAGATCTATCCGGCTGTCTGGATGCGGTTTGGTCTGGCCGACTCCCGATTCGGTCAGATGCTTCCGGCGTATGTGAAGTCGACGAAGATCGGGGCGTCTCTGGCCCAACCCGAGGCGGGCAAGCAGGAGAACCTCGGTGAGGTCCAGGAAACGGCAGGGACACCCCAGGGTCAGAACTCTGATCCGTTCGGTGGGTCCCCCGATCCGTTCCATTTCGAGGATTCGGATCTTCCGGCAGAGCCCAAGATCTCGGTGCCCCAGGCTCCGCAGGGGCCTACAGCCCCCCAGGTAGCGGCACCCCTGCCGACCCCGACCCCTCCGGCAACGGATAAGGCGAAGGTCGACTCGGTAATGGCCCGGATCCGCGGGGCGATCTCAGCCCCGTCGGCTGCTGCCTAGTCTAGTGTATTGTGTGGTGTTCCGAGCGGGAGGGCCATGGGCGGCCCTCCCGCTTGTTTGAACAACTATCTACGGAGTTACTGAATGGCGAAGAAGAAGGAATTATCAGAGGCCGATGTGAGCCTCGATCCTACGCAGGTCTCGGCCGGTGCCTCGTACGAAGAGGGGATCGCCGCGAGCAAAGGGTTCATGTCGAACCTGATCAAATCGGTAAGCAAGCGGTTCAAGGGCACAGAGATCTTGACGGCAGAAGAGGTCAGGGCCCGTACCGTGGGGATCGAGCCCTACTCCTTGGCCTTCCAGTGGTTCATCGAGTGCAGTGTCCTCCCCCTACAGATCTTTATGCAGCTGGCTGGGCCCCTGAAGAGCTATAAGAGCTCGGCACTCATCGAACTGGCCAGCTGGTTTATGCCCCGTCCTCCGGAGCTCCCAGATACAGCCCCGAACATCCAGGGGTCGGCCATGATCATGACCACCGAGGGCAAGTACTCCTCGGGCAAGGTCTATAACATGCTGGGGAAGCGGGCACCTCTCCTGAACCAGCTGCCCTGCCAGCAGGTCGAAGAATGGATGAAAAACGCGGGTAGCCTACGAATGGCTATCCACAAGGGGATCCTGGTCTATAACGCGGCGGTCTCCGCCAAGGCCAGTGAGCTGCCAGACGCTCCCTGTCCGATCTTCTTGGGGATCGATTCGGTGGCCGGGGCTCAGACCGGGGAGATGAACGAGAAGGTCGATGCCGAGGGCTCTGTTGGCCGTGCCCATCAGGACCGGCCACTTCTGCTCTCAACGTTTCTCGCCTCTAATGCCAGCCGGTTGACGGGCCTACCCCTGATCATCTGCCTGACCAACCATGAGAAAGTAGAGATCAAGACGGGGTCGATGCCTTCGTTTGGCCCGCCAAAGACCCGTGTGGTGGGCGGGGACGCCATTGGTTTCCACTGTGCTCTGGACATTCGAGTGAGTCCCCCGAGCCGGGAGAAAAAGGGTAACAGAGAGATACTGACCCTTTACTGGGAGCTGAAGCACTCCTCGTACGGCACCTGCCGCCGGAAGCTGCCCATTACCTATGTCGAGGAAGGGCATGGCGATGACAAAGTGTCCTACTTCGATTGGGATACTACCTTGGTCAAACTGCTGCTCAATCTGCAGGCGGACGATGCCTACGACATCAGGAGTGTCCTGGAGATCGTCGAGATGACCGAGGGCAAGTATGGCTGCGAGCGGGTCGGAGTCTCGTGCGATCCGAAGGATAAGCAGAAGTTGACCGCCCAAGAACTTGGCCGGAAAATACAGGCTGATCCGGTGGTTCGCGCTGAGCTTCAGAAGGCGTTGGGCTTATACATGTACCCACGGTGGACCCCTGAGTACAGGTGGACACCCGGGGAGCCCGAGGAAGAGACAAAGCCGAAGAAGGGCAAGGCCAAGCCTGAGAAGAAGCCAGAGGAGATCACTGATGGACCTGGCGAAGTGGTCGTCGCAGAAACAGAGTAACTACGAGGTCAAGGTCCTCCGCGACCTGCTCAAGGCTCTGGGCCTGACATTCAATCAGATCTCAGGGCTGGCCCGTGCGGCCGGCCCTGAGTTCGGGCTTCACTGGTTCTCGGAGAACTACCCGAGCTTCCCGATGTCCCTGGAGGGGAGGAAGCTCCGGGGGGACGTAACGATCTCCCAACTGTTCAAAGGGCCGTCATCCCGGTGCGAGTTCTGGTCCGTGTACGAAGAAGTATGCCAGAACTGGGCGGAAAGCAACCGGTTTGTAGGTCTGGCCTTCGATAGAATGGGGGATGCGGTTGAAGACCTGCTGATCCATAACGCCCCAAACGGCATATTCAATCACGGCCCTGTACACTTTAGGATCGAGGTCGAAGGCGGATCCCGGGTGCTGATTGTTCAGCGACTGGCCGACTTCTATAAGGCTGTGGCCGCCTCAAAGATAACTTTATTCCAGGAATGACAGTATGGCAAAAGGTGCAAATAAGCCTGTGGCAAAGAACGAGTCACAGGTTGAGTATGGCAAGCTCGTCGGCAATGTGAGTACTCTGCTGAAGAAAGCGGAGAGCTCGGGTCTCGCTGAGTTTCATGAGCTGGGCGGGATCGTCCGGGACCTGCAGGTCCAGCCGAAGAAGTACGGGGCGAAGAGTGTGGCCAAGCTGTCAGCTGACCTCAAGAAGATCCACGGGTTGAAGGTGAGCACCAACTCGCTGTACGCCTACGCCCGGGTCCACGCGGCGGTCGACGAACCGCAGATCAAGCCGCTGGCCGAAAAGGGCTGGTCCATCCGGCAGATCCTGCAGCTGACTGGTAAGCAGGTGCCAGACGATGTGGCAGCCGATCTGATCAAAGAGGCGGCAGAGGGCAAGCTGGCCCAGGCCGATGTCAAGAAGGTCCTGCTCGAGCGGGTCCCCGGCCTCCGTAAGGAAGTGGTGGTCCCCGGCCCCTCGGACATCGCTGATAAGATCCACGAGTCACTCGTGACCATCTCCAGGCTCTTGACCGAGATGGACAAGCAGATGAAGGGGGCGGCCCCCGAGAAGGCCACTGAGGTCAAGCATTCTCTGGAAGAGTCAGGAAAGCTTCTGCAGGACATTGGCCAGAGCCTGACGTCCGTCGCAGGCCAGCAGAAGCCGTCTTCCGATCCGCCAGCGGTCTAACCAGGCACGGCGTGGCAATGACCTCTGCGAAGCAGTTAGAAGGTCCCAGGGAAACCTGGGGCCTTCTTCTTTTTGAAGGAGCGTAGATGACGACAGTGACCGGACTTGAGGAGACCTCTGAGTCTCTGGCAAGGTCAGACAGTCTTATAGCACTGCGACCCAAGCATCTGAAGGGGAAAGGAGAGAGCGTATACCTGCTGTTCCGGCCCAAGGACACAGCATCTCGTATCAAGCTCATGGAGCAGGCTGAGTCCCCCGATGATCTGGTATTCGCCCGGAACCTGGACGATCTGAGCCAGAAGCTGGACCGAAACCACGCCAGCCAGATCCTCACCAGCTGTGACTGGCGGCACTCATACTACCATTACCTCACAGGATTCGAGAACTCCTATCTCAAAGCGAAAGAGGGTGGGTACGATAATGGCCAGCCCTGCGTCGTCCAGCTCCTGTCCAGCCCCACGCTGCGAACGTGTGTAGCTCCACAGTCTACCGAGGAAGCCTTGAGGATGGTGGCAACCGCGGCCGCGGACGGTGTGGCTATCGATGAGCTGAGACGGAAGTATTCGCACAAGATTGATTGGCTTAGGGTGTACAACCATACTGCAGCCTACTCTAGGCTATATGCCCGGATCAGCGGAGATTACAGTGCAAGGCAGGATATCCCGGGCTTCGTCTTCTGCCACGCTACTGGGAAGATCGTGACCGAGTCTGAGCTGTCCGAGAAACAGCTAAAGACTCTCAAAAAGCAGGACGAACGGCGAGAGAAGGGTGAAAACGGTCAGACGCCCCAGGCGACGCTCGTGGACAAAGCTGGGATTAAGAAAGCTATACGCCAGCTGTATTCCGGTGCCCTCAGCCTTAAGCGTAGACCACGGTTGGATGCAATTGCGTGGACCCCTCGGACATCTCTGGAGAGTGTGCTGGTCGATATCCACGGGTATGACCGGATCTGTGAGTATCTGAAAAAGACGTGTGAACTGTTCCAGGAGATCACGGATAACCCTGGTAGAGTCCGCCGAGAGCTGCAGAAGTTCGCTAGGGTGTTGAAGAAGTACATGGAACTGGTCCGGAAGGCCCGGGGTCGCCGGACATTCAGGAGCCCTGAAGCCTACCGGAACTCGTCTGGTCCGCTCAAGCTCCCCCGGAAGTATGCCAGAGAACGTCGGCTGCTCCAGGAGGCGTTGGACGTGTTGTTCCCGATCGATCCTAGTATCAAGAAGAATGAGGTGAAAGTTGAAGGGGCAAAGTAACAAGAATGTCGATCGTCTCAAACAGATTTTGATCCAGGCGGGGATCCCCATCGATCGCTCGGCACCCGTCCGGGTCCGCCCCAGATCGGAGCCGGCCGGCCTCGAAGTGTCTGTCTCTGTCCGGGGCCTGCGGCCATCCCATTTGAACCAGGCCAAGAAGGCAGTGGCCGACGCAGGGCTGGATAAAGTGTTCCATCTGGATCCGGCCCTGCCCGTGAAAGACAGCCGGAGGGGTCACGACCTGCTGGAGAAGCCTGTGGGCCGTATGGTGTTTCTGTCTAAGGAAGTAGAATAAGAGCATGCTAACCACTATGCAACGGCAGACACGGGATGTTCTGGTCAATCCGGCAGAGGACGCCGTGGTCCTCCTCGTGCTGACCGTGGACAAGCTCGGCGTAGAGTGCTTGAACTGGACTCCGAGCACCGTCCAGATGGATCTCAGGGATTACGTTGGCCAGGAGCTGCCCGAGGAGGTCGTCAACAAGATCATGGCCGCCTCGGTCGTCTTGACCTCGGACAAGATCTTTTCCCAGGTCGACGATTTCATCCGGGTCATAGTCGGGTTGGACGGCGGGGTCGCCGAGAACCTAGAACCGATCGATACCGAGGTCATCGCCTGGGGCTCAGCCCAGATCCAGCTGCTACGGGCAGGGGATATGCCAGAAGGGTTGTTTAGCCCGGAGGTCTGCCGGTACGTGGGTACCATCCTCGCCTGGCAAGGGATTCACGTGCCGCCCAAGAGCTTGACGTGGGCGGACTATCCACAGCATGACCAGCCGTTCTCAGGGGCCTCAGCGGAGAACCCAGAGGCCTTGGCCTCGTTCCACTCAGCATGTGCCCGGGAAGCGGGCGAGATCGATCTATTGGTGGCGAAGCGGACGAAAGAGCTCTTTGAGCGGATTGTACGCCTTCCGCTGGAGCATGGCGGGGGAGGAGAAGAGATCAAGAAGCGATTGACAAAGTTAATGACCGGTGAAAGATCCGGTTAAAGGAGAGGTACATGGCTGATTTCATGCATTATGCAGTAGGTCTTCAAGAGGCTCTTGAAGAACTGACGATCGCGGAGATAGAAGAGATCGACCAGGAGACCATCGCAGAGCTCACCGCTCTGTGTGTGAGACTTGATCAGGTGATCACGATTAACCGCGATCAGGGATAGACCGACTTCGCCCTGGCCACTGCCTCCTGCCAGGCCGGAAGGGGAATGACCAGGCTGGAGCCTTCCACGGGGTATCCGCACTGGGCTATGCTGGAGACGGACGGGCACCTGAAGTGTGTCTTGTCCAGCCAGGCTATTTTGTCCACTGCTAGATTGATCTGATCCTTCCCCGGTTCGCGGCTGAGGACGGTGGCCACCGCCTTCTCCTGGCCCATCTCCCCGAGACCGGCCAATGCCGTCAGTAGATTGTCGATCGGGGTGGGTGCCGGGGGCAGCCCCCGTGGGAGCCTGATCGAGAATGAGTTGCACATCCGGAGCATAAGCTGGTGCAGGGCCAATCCAGGCTCGAACGAGAGCAGGTCCTGGGCCATCGCGGGTAGATACGTGTTCAGCGAGTCCAGGGCCTGGATCTCCCCGTTCAGGCGGAGTACGGGGCATCCGTGGGCTACGGCTGACAGTGATTGCAGGGGGGTTGCGGGGGAGAGGACAGAGCCAAGCCCGCCCTCCAAGAGATCTTGTAGCCCTGCACCGTCCCAGGGCTCTGCGAGCCTCAGAACGTGCCAGGCAGCGTGTTTGTATCCTCGTACGCGATCGGCAAGGTCCCGGCCTAGCCGTCCGTCGCCGGGGCGGGCCCCCGGCAGGTTCAGCCACTCGGCAAGCTGCTGAAGCTGTAGATCAACTTCGCCCGCCTCTTGGCCCACGCAGACCACGGTCCCCGCCCTTTGTCCGTGTATAGCTGTGTATAGCGGGTACAACCCGCAGATCAGCAAGTGGATGGACGCAGGGTGGGCGGCCCATGCCTCTCGGATATTGGGGGGTATCTCGCTCACAGAGCTTCTCAGATCACGGTATGGGCCGCTCGCCCTTTGGAGCTCCGGGCTAAGGTCTTCTTGTTTCTCTTGGCTTATGGTCATCCTGGGCAACCTGAGGACATGACCGTCCCAGCCCAGGGGGGTATCGGGGACCACGTGGGCCACCGGGTAGGCGGCCAGGCACAGGTCTAAGAACCTCGTCCGCCACTTACTATGCAATTCCAAACGTTCGGAGGAGCCCGCGGTGGTCATCAGCCATTGGAGGACGGCCATCGGATTCTTCCGCAGTTCTCGCTCCAGGATCGAGAACGGTATCTGGAACCCGGGTCCAACCAGTTTCCCAGACCATCTGATCTGGTCTCCATCGGCCTCCCCCTGGACCAGGGCCAAACTCACGTTCGACACCTGGATCTCGGAGGAACCGGAGATCTCAAATATGCCCATACCCGGCTTTTCCATGAACGGGTTTCCCTCGTACACGAAGGGCCTTGCCTTGTCCGAGGAACTAAACAGGTGAGTAATTCGCAGCCTCTCTTGGGGGGTCGCCCCCTGGATGAGGGCAGTGAGCATCTTGGACGTTTGAGGGACGTTCACATCGTACATCCACCGGGCAGCCTCGGAGAGCGAACCTTTCATCAACCGGCGTCTTGCTACGTATGCCCAGGGTCGCGCCGATCTAAGCCACTCTCTGAGCATGTGGACTGTGCCCATATTCTGACAGGTGTCGTGGATCTCACCTTGAGAGAGCTCTGAGCAGACGACGGCCGTCGGGAGCAGGTCTGCACACAGGTAGAAGGTTTGATCCGGGGGCAGGGCAGAGCACGTCCGGTACTGGCCCAGCGAGCTAATGATCAGCTCAGAGCAGCCCTCGGCCTGGTCTGGGTATTGGCCTACGACAGGGGCGGCCACCGCGGGGAGCGGTCCGTGACCGTCTTTATCCCAATGCCAGCCTAGGCATACGAGGCTCATAGGGTCATTGAGCAGGAGGATCCCATCTTTGGCCATGGCCGGGAGTTGTCCAAGGCCTATGCCTCCCACGTCCGTCTTGGTCATTGACGCCAGTTTCCAGCTTAGGTAACCCTTGCGTTTGCAGCAGACGAGGAATCCAGAGATCAGTCCAGGAGCCAGTTCCAGGGGGAAGACCATCCCGCCCGAGAACCAGCCGGGGACATCGGGCAGTCCATGTACGTGAGTGGAGGGATCCCAGGCCCCCATCAGATCGTCGAGTGCGCCTGGGCCGCTCCCAGGGTCGACCGGGGCGTATATTTCAATGGATTCCTGTACTTCCAGGAGCCTCGATGGGTTAGTCTGCCGCAGCCGATGGCATTTGCCCCAGGCTTCCCTAAGCTGATTTCTGATCTGTCTGGCAGCGGCCAGCTCTCTGTACAAGCCTTCGGCTACGGTGGTGGCCGGTACCATCCCGCCGGTGGACGCGTAGAACTTTGGGATGGTCATCCGATCCAGGGGAAGCTTGTGCATGGCACAGAACATGTCTAGAGTCCATCCACCCTTCTGACAGTGGTGACAGTGCCACCATGGACCCATCACCGGATACACCCGGAGCTCGGGCTTCTTGCACATAGGACAGAGGTAAAGGCCGGGTTCGCCCTCCTTCGGCTGGATCCGGAGGGCTTGCTGGGAACTGACCAGGGAGAACCCAGCGTCGAACTTCGAGATGAGCGGACTGCTAGCCATAAGTTGAGTAGAATACGGGTATGGACCCGATCTCCCTTTTCAGCCGTGTTGACCGATTCGGACCCCCCGAGTTTATCAAAGAGGCGTCTGTTTCGACGGCCAAGGAGCTTGCAGAGCTGCCCGACGAGTCGTTTGCCGACCCGGGTCGCCGACGGTTCCCGTGCCATACCAAGGCTGCCTGCTACTTGGCGGCTGTCGAGTACTTTCCGAACGCCGTATACGATAGCCGGGAGGGGCTGGATGTGGCTGGGTCCCTCCTGAAGTTCGCTGCCTACTGGGGGATCGATAAAGAAGTTGGAAGCGTTATGTCCCAGGTCGCTGACGACGTCGATCGGTATCAGGGGGTGATCCCCGACTCCGCGTTCTTGCTGACTACGGAGAGTGGCGGCCGCAAGCTGAAGATGTTCCCGGCCACCGACGAGCAGAACACGGCCAAGAGTGCCTCAGACCTGTACGATGCCCGCTGTCGCCTGCCGTTTGCGGACCGGACCAAGGCTGCGTCTGCCTTGCTCCTCAAGGCCAAAGAGCTTGGTCTGACCCTAAGCGATCAGGTCGAAGACTGGGCTAAGCGTGCCTCGCTCTCCGATGACCTTGAATTTGTCCCCAACCAGCTGATCGCTGAGCGATACCCCTGCTACCTGAGCCGGAACGCGGTGGTCGCCCATGAGTTCAACGGGCTCTCGGACGACTCGTGGAACAAGCAGGCGGCTCAGGCCATGTTCCAGATGGTCGAAGACCTGGATATGGAAACTGGCCTGTACCAGCATTACACGATGGGCCTGGCCCTGCCCGAAGAGCTTGGGATGGTCCCGAAACGGGCTAAGGTCGAAGTGACCCTAAATAACGGCGCGAAGCTCGATCTGGAGCAGGTTGCCGAGCATCTGGGGAAGGCCGCGGCCATCCTCGACCCTGAGTGCATCATGGCCCTGGACAAAGACCTCGTAGGGGGGTTGGCCGGGCTGAGCCGGGAGCAGGCAGACAGCTTGCTGCTCGGGCTGAAGGCTGTAATCAACTGATAGAAAAGTAGAGCTAGAGAACGCCGTGGGATGACACCCGCGGCGTTCTTGTTTTTGGAGAGTAAATGGAAGTTGTCAAGCAGTGGTTTTACGCCTGCGGGCGTGAGTACGAGTGGTGCGGAGGCTGGGGATCGGTATTCGTCAGCCGGGAGAGCGGCTTGGGTGTAGGGGATGTCCGATTCATATGTGACCGGCCTGTACCGCGTATTTATGGTCACACCTCGCCTGTTCCGGTCGCCTGTCGTGAGCTGGTCACCGGTGGAAAAGTGCAGCGTAGAGTTGCTCGACAGGATCAAGAAGGAGATTTTCGGATGACTTGGGAAGAGAAACTTGCAGCGTTAAAGGCTTTGGCCAACACGCACCTGGAGATGCGAGCACCAGGTGATTGGTATGTCTCAGCCTACGCTCGCGAAGTGGGCGGTAATGGGATGCTCGAAGGCCGGTACGGGAACGGCCGGACTCCGCAGGAAGCGGTGGAAGACGACTGGGAGAAGATGACAGCAAAGCTGCCGGCAGATCGGTACATCGTGGTCTATGCGAGCGGCGAGGATCGCCAGCAGTACAGATGGAACGGTTATATGTGGATAACTGTGAGGTGAGTATGGAAGATGAGAACAAGTTCAGAGTAGGGATCATCGTAGAGGGGGGTGTGGCCCATCCGTGGTTCATCCCGCTTGGGGTCCAGGTCGAGATCCACGATTACGACGTGGAGGGTTGCGACGAGCAGGAGCTGGAGACGGACGAGAAGGGGGATCTGTTCCGGAAGGCCGTCTACCTAAGCTGCCCTGAGGATCTTTCGGAAGAAGAGAAGAATGTCGAGTATGTCCGGACCTGGGAATGTCCGGACTGTGGGTGGAAGGCTGCTGTGTCCTACTCGCAGCTGGCCGAGGTTGGAAATCCTATTTGTGACCAGTGCGACGTGGAGATGGAGTTGGTCTAAAACGTCGGTAGATGTTGATAAGTACCTGCACTTTGATCCAAAGCCAGGTTAGTGCCTGGCTCAATTTTTTAGCGCGCTGAAATATGTTCTCAACCAAGGAGATGGCATGAAAAGTTGTAAAGCGTTTACTCTGATAGAGTTACTGATCGTAGTGGTGATCGTCGCGATCATCGCTGCGATCATCACTGGGAAAGTATCGATCTCACCGGTGACCAAGCAGATAGCCCCGAACGTCTGGGTCTTCGAGTCGAGTTCTTATCAGATCAATGCCGGGGTCAGCAAGTTTTCTCAGGAGCATCCTGATCTGACCATAACAAATGTGAGCTCGACGCCCACAGATCAGTTCGCTTCCCAGCAGAGAACCACGCTGATCACCAAGCCTGCCGATCGGCTGCCGGCCGAGGCCTATCCTGGATCCCATCCGGCGAGTCCCGCCCCGTAGTCCGGGGTGAGCACCGCTTGCATGGCCGATCCTTGGGGGAAGACCAGTTCAGGGGCAAAATCGGGGTACTGCTGGCGGGTGAACCAGTAGGCGGCGCACCCGTATGCGTGGGCATTCGCGAAGTCATCGGGCTTCGTCGGATCACGGATGATCGTGGTTACTTCGGCACCGGACTCCGAGGAGTGGCGGTTTGGGAGCAGGGCCAGGTAGTCGCTTACCGAGGTCCTGGAGCTCTCCCAGCGGGGGAAATGTCCGCCGTTGACCGTCGGCTGGGTCCGGATCGCCATGCACATCAGCCGCAGCAATCGGGCTTTGTCCACTCCGTAATACATCCGGCCATCGACGTTGTCCGACTCGTGCTTGTACACGAGGATCTTGTTCCTGGAAGCTACGTACAGGCAGGGGAACAACCGGTTGGCGGGGAACCCATTGCGGAGGATGATCGTATCTCGTACGCCTCCGGACCCCCCGAAGTCATGGGAGAGCAGGTCACAGTTGAACGAGGCGTACAGGCGAAGGACGCGGCCCACTTCGTCCACTTCGTCCAGCTCGATCGGGAATCTCTCAGCGTACAGGACGTGCGGGATCAGGCTGTAGGGGAGGAACCCGAGGATAGCCACATGGGTAAATGAGCACGTACCGTTCTGGACCGTGATACGCCCGTTGCGGTACCGGACCTGGCCGGCACCCCCGCCGCCCCAGTCCACGGCCAGCACGCGGAACGAGTACTTGTTACGTAGCGGGACCGCCTCTTCCAGGCGGTTGTTCCAGGGGAGGACCGCGGCCGCCTGGAGCTGCTGCTCGGTGATCAGGCCCTGGCTGACCCCTACAGCTTCTCCAAGGCATTCGTTGACGTACGTGACCTGAGAGGTTCCTGATTTCTTGGCGAGGATCATCCGCCATTCATAGGGCCTCTCGCAATGCATGGGCATGATAGTCTGAGGGATGTGATACCCATGATGGAACGTCAGGCGGTTTCCGCCGGTCACCATATGCTGCCAATGCCCCAGCCTAGGGTTGACGATAGCCCCGCACTTCCGGCAAGAGAGGCCCTTTGGCTGGATCATCTGATCCATGTCCAGGGCCCGGCAGCAGGTGTTCGTATACCCGCAGGAGCAGGGGATCGTCCACTGGGCCTGGGAGCTGTCCATCCACCGGTTGTGGAGGAAGGTGGACTCGGTCTTGGGAGTTCCACTGTTTCTGATCAGTTTCCAGTCCGAAGCGTCCAGACACGCCTCAAGGATCTCGGCAGCGTCCACACTGAAATCCTGGGCCTCGTCCATGATCAGGCTGTCCAGGGGCATACCACGATTGCGCTCGGTATCCACACCGCCAAACGTAAAGAATATGTTCGACCCATTCTTCAGTGTCCTTTGCAGCACGTTGCCAGCGGCTACCACAGAGTCCCCGACGATCATTGATCGTATAGGAGAATCAAGGAGCATCGGGCGGGCTACAGTGGTAGAGAACCTGCGGATCTGGTCGAACTGCGGTTGGACGAATGCTGAGTTGAAATAAGGGTTCGGCAGGCTCCTGGTCACTATCTCAGACGAGAAGATGCTTGTCGTTTTCGAGACCTGACGTCCTGTGACCAGCGTCAGTCTCCTGGGCACCCCCACCATCTTGAACAGCACCTCAAACGGGAACCGCGAGGTGAGGGACATTGGCTTGCCCTTGATTGACATGAGCAAGGGGAGTACAGGGGCTATATTCGGGAGACGCAAAGATCCAATGGATCGATACAGATTACCGACGGCCACGGACGTCGCATAAGCGTTTCCCTGTGCCTGGCCGAGCTCTGTGCTGGCCGCCGTCAACACACGGAGCAGGTCGGGTACTAAGTTCCTACCCGAGGCTGGCGGCACTATTGGAGTCTGCATGAGCTACCCGGAGTCCTCTCTGGACCCAGTGATCTACGGCGTCGGCCAGGGGGTCAAGCTGTTCTCTACTATCTGCGGACAGGTCCGTGACCTGCTCACGCAGAAAGAGACACAGCTGACACCGACGGCCAAGGCCACTAGCAGTATAGCAGATTGGAGCTGGGAGAAGTCCTATGCGCAGGGGATTGAGGAGGGATTGGCCCTTCAGCAAAGGCTACAGGACGAACTCAGAGAGAGGCGGAGGCTTGAGGGGCGTCGAGCCCCCAGGATCACCTCGATCGTCTGTGGCAGGCCAGTCCTAGCCGCCAGCCCCCGTCTGCAGCTGGGTCGATGAGAGACAGGTAGACACTATTTGGGGCGGCCTGGGATTGCCCAGGTCGCCCCTCTACCATTTGTGAAAGGAAGTCGGATGAGCAAAGAGAAGAGGGCGGTCCTCAGCCAACTGGGCAAAGAAGTCAAGCGTGAGAAGGACAAACGTCGCTTAGTTTGGAAGAGAGCCAGATGGAACGTTACGTATGAGGCCCAGTACAAGGAGCTGGCCGGACAACAGCCTCCGACCGACCCGGAACCAGATAGTCATTGGAAGATCAAACTGAGAGCTGTTCATGCGTACATGGACAATCTCCGGGGGAGAGCAGAGGCTGCAAAGCGTAACCTGGAGTTGAACAAGACGCCCATGGACCCTCACTTCAAAGGCCTGCTCTTCTGCCCTAATTATCGGCAGATAGCGAGGGCAGCCCATAGGAAGCGTACAAAGAACGGCGGACGATCCGAGGCCGTAAAGCTCCATAGGTGCAAGTACCGAGAGTGCCTGTTCTGTTCTGTCTTTGAGCTTAGCAGGGCATGGCGCACCTGGGGATCAGCGGGTTTCGAGCGTAAGCTTATGTCAACCATAGGCTTAGAGTTCGAGACCGTCGCTGACCTAGCCAAGGGCCGTAACAACATGGGCCAATGGCTCAGGAGGAACCTGGGACGAGAGGCAGAAGGGTACTCCGTATACGTCAAGCTCGGAGAGACACGCCACGCTCTGTACCTGTTCATCACCCACGACCAGCCTCTGGTAGGACTCAATAGCAAGTACGAGCCATACGTCAACAACCTGTTCCTGGACGAGAAGCTCGATCCAGCCAAGCTCGCTACCCGGTTTGGAATAGCCCAAGCCATACGTGGCATAGGCGTAAAAGGAGACCGCAGATTTGATCCAATCCTCGGGATAAAGAGCATTCCCAAGTCCAAGGCTCTCCCAAGTCCATCTCTATCCCCAGAGACCATTGAAGGTCAACCTGAGTAGGTAGAGCAGCGCAACTGCCCAATAATGATGGCGTTTACGCCTTTCTATCTTCGATAGAAAGAGTAATACGAAGAAAGAGAAGAAGAGGAAGAAAAGAAAGAGAAGAGAAGAGACCAAGTCCGTGCCTGGTGACCGACTTGCAAGTTGGTCATTTCCGCTTTTCCAATATCTTAACGAGATGTTGCTACAATATGGATTTACTTCTTTATTTCTCTGTCTTCTTTCCCTTCCTCCTCTTCTTCTCTTTCTTCGTATTACTCTTTCTATCGAAGATAGAAAGGCGTAAACGCCATCATTAGTCAGGGTCTTGATCCTGTCTATGGACTTCATTTAACTGATTGGAGGAGTTTGATGGACTTGAAAGGTCTTCCGCGGGTTATCGGGATAGCCCAGGTAACTGTATACGACAATGGGGTAGTCGAGGTCACCTCTGGAGAAGCCTACTGTTTGATCTCTAAGTATAATGGTGGCTTCAAGTTAGACAGGTATGACACCCTGGTTCACCCCGAGTTCTTGGCTGCCTTGAGGTCAGCGATTGACGTTGTCCGCGGTGCCCGTGGATGCTCCATATGCCGGAAACGGTTTACACCGGAGCACGGAGAGTATCAGAGGTGCCCTGAGTGTGTCGCTGAGCGGGTTGGGCAGGGAGAAGAGGCCACGAGGCCTGCCTACTGCAGTTAGCAGGCCTCCAGGTGTTCTGAAGGCAACTATAAGTCTTTGTCCTAAAGGAGTTTGCGATGTCTAATGGATCAGTGGATCAGATGAAGGTTCAGGTTTTGACCAACACCTATGCCAATCTCGGGACGAGGGTGGAGTCCGGGGATCTCACAGAGTTCGAGGGATACCAGAAGCTGGCCGCTGCTGAGGTCAGTCTCATGTACCAGGTGGCTCGAGAGGTCCTGGCCCCGGCCAAGCCTGAGGGTTACCGCTGGTACCGATCACCGGACGGCGAGCTGCTCAGGGTATATCCCCAGGCTACGTGCTATACCCGGAGCGATCCTAAGGGGTATCCGGCTACGGCCATCGAATCATTCGTGAGCGGGACTGACGAAGAGATCTCATATGACACGGTCATCCGGATCCTGGATGGCTGGCGGAAGGAGACGTCCCGCTGGTACTACACGGACGACGGCGAGCTGCTCAGAGAGTATCCAGCGCATAAGGTGTACACAGCGATGTTCCCCGAGGCCGATGTATCCTTAGAGTCTGAGGAGAGAGTAAAGCTCCTATCTACGACCAAGTTGATCCCGGCCAAAACGGCTCAGATGCTGATCAGGGCGTGGACCGAGGCCAAGAGCCAGCCGACTGTCGAACGCTGGTACAAGAGCGAGCGGATCGCCTGGTTTGGGCAGTTTCCGGCCTCCCGGGTCTATACTGGCAATCCTGAGGGGGCCAAGGCCTCAGCATCCGAAGAGTCGTACATCCTGCAGGGAGGCATCGTCCGGATCGATTCTAAGCAGGCAGACCAGCTCAGGGAAGGGCTCTGGATGAAGCAGGATGTGCGGTGGTATGCTACGTCCTATAGTCTCGTGGCGTATCCGGCGGCCATCTTCTACAGTTCGCTCAAGCCTGAGGGTGATACGATCACGGTCCCGGAATCTAACTGGGTGAAGGGGGTAGCCGAGTCCACAGCCCACCGGGTGACCACTGAGAAGGCTCGGGAGATGATTGCCAAGTGGGACGAGGAAAAGGCCAAGAGAGAGGCTGAGGCCAAGCCCAAATGGACCGGGATCATCGACGGTGTTCAGTACGAGACACGGCCCGAGCCCACCTCAGGCCCTCAGTACGCTCGGTGGAAGTGTGCGGGATGCACGTTCCTCAGCACCTGCCAGGGTCCCTGGGTTAGTCCTGTTGCCAAAACGTTCCACTGTGGCAATAACCAGGTGATCTTCGTCCGGTCTGCAGTACAGCCCGAGGAGCCCCGCTGGTATCTGCACTCGCTGGGCAGTCTGTTCAAGTATCCGGCCGGCATGCGATATGCCTACTCGCAGCCAGATGGGTCGCCGACCGGGATGGACGAGACTGCAACTCAGTGTGGCTCTTATCGAAAAGTGACCCAGGACGAGGCCCTCAAGCTTCTGGAGAACTGGCGGTTTGAGCACAACCTGAGGTCTCGCTGATGCTCGAGCCTCGAATGACCAGAGTACTTTCTCATGTCAAGCGGTGCCTAAAGGTCGGCCGATCCCCTAGCGAATCAGGGCTCAGGGTGGCCGACCTTCTGGACCGATGGGTAGGCCTGCATCACATTCAGGAGAAGCACCTGGCTAAAGTCGATTGGGCCAATCCCATCTGGCAAGAGCTGCTCTGGGACGATGGATGCCTATCCACGTTCGACTTTGACATGTTGACCAGGTTGGTTTTTCTAGCCCATGATATGGCGATCCGCGTCGAGGTAAACCCGTGTATGCGACACCTGAAGCTCATGTTCCACCCAAAGAAGAGAGACGGGCAGTTCTCGGCCAGGCATCCGACACTGGCCAGGGCGGTCGCCGCCTGGAGAGAGGCACATCCGATGGCGGAGATCTACGAGGACTCAGTAAAAGGAGATTGATATAATCACGAAACAATTTGAAAGGACAGTGAATGGATACTGCGTGGATGGATGACTCGGGGAGAGAAGATGGCTTAAAACCACTTCTCGATCTGGTCCGGGGTGGGCGGATGGTCGAGGTCGGCTCGTATGCTGGCTGGAGTACCTGTATTTTCGCCAAGTACATGCTCTCGGTGTGTGCCGTGGACAGCTGGGAGCTTGGGTATGATGCGGGGGACCCGGCGTCCTCCTGCTGCCCCATGGCCGAGATTGAGGCAATCTTCGACCGGCGGACGAAGCCGTTGGAGAATGTGTTCAAGATGAAGATGTCGAGCCTCGAGGCATCTCATAAGATCCTGGACGGAAGCCAGGATTTTGTTTACATCGATGCGACACACACCTACGAGGCGGTCAAGCAGGATTCGGGGCTTTGGCTGCCCAAGGTGAAGGCAGGTGGGTATATCGGGGGCCACGATTACGTAGAGGGCTGGCCCGGAGTGATGAAAGCCGTACAAGAGGTTCTGGGTGTTCCAGAAGTCGTGTCGGCCGGCAATTGGATTGTTCGTGTGAAAGGAGCTTAGCATGGTTCAGGAAGCTTACAAATACGTGGATAACGTTCATCGGTATCAGGACTCGTCGGCCGAGGCCCAGAAGATCATCGATGGCTGTAAAAAGGCCAAAGAGGCCCGAGAAGAGCCCCGTTGGTATCTGGACACAAGCGACGGGATCCTCTGGGTTTATCCGAAGGCCATGAAGTATACGCGGACCGCTCCCAGCGCACATCCAGAGACTAACACCGAGCAACAGGTGCAATCAAGCCATAAAGAGGTTACGTCCGAACAGGCCACCAGGATCATCGCCGCATGGACCCTCCAGGGGGTTTCCCGGTGGTACACTGGGAACGGGGCTCTCTGGACCTACCCTTCAAAGATCTGTCACACGAAGGGCACGCCAGCCGGGTTATACGCCGCGTCCACTGAGGAAGGTCTGATCACTCTGAACTACGAGAGCATCTCCGAGAAAGAGGCTCTTGAGAAGATCGAAGGCTGGTGGGCGTCCCAGCCAGAGCGGTGGCTTCTGGACACCTCAGAGTGGTCGGGAAAGCTCAGTCTGCGGTCGTTCCCAGAGCAGAAGACATACGATGCAGCTACCCCCGAGGGCTATTCTAACAGTTCGGATGAGCGGTCGCTTATCACCACGTGGAAGAACCAGCGTGTATCTCCGGCCAAGGCCCGCGAGATGATCGCCGGGTGGGCTAGAGCACAGGCTGAGAAGGTGAAGAAAGCGGAGCCCACCGAACGCTGGTACAAGTCCTGCGGATGTCTACGGGTGTACCCGGCTGGCATATTCTACAGCTGCTGTATCCCCAAGGGAGAGCCGGTCTACGCCATCGAGACCGAGGACTCGCTATATCCCAACGATCGAATCTCGGTTGACGAGGCACATAAGCTCCTCGAGAGCTGGCAGCCGAAGAAGGCGGAGCCCGAGGAACGCTGGTATCTGTGCTCCACAGACAACTGCCTTTGGCTGTTCCCGTCCAAGAAGTTCTATTCCAAGAACTGCACGGGCGGGTTCGACGCGTTCGCAGAGGAGAAAGCGGTAACCGCTCTCACCTGCTGCAAGCGGGTGACGGCCGAAGAGGCTCGTAGGCTTATCGAGAGCTGGAAGAAGCCAGAGGAGCGCTGGTACTATCACGGGTCGACAGAGCTGCGGAAGTATCCTGGCAATATGTTCTATGCGAAGTGGTGCCTGAGTGGCACAAGTAACGCTGTCGAGGAGTCCTACCTGACCAGGAACTGCCAGCGGTGCTGCAAGCTGATCTCGGCCGAGGACGCTCATAAGCTTCTTGACCTCTGGAAGCTCGAAGCGAGCTTGAAGAAGTAACCGGCTGACGTGTAGAGCGGCGCGACATACTGTGTCGCGCCGCTCTTGTTTTGGCGTATATCCCAGTTTTCCTAGGCTGGAGAAAGGAGACCAGATCACCCCAGTACAATTATGGGCCGCTATGAACTTCAGACAAACCAAGGGCGGGACGCACACGAGTAAAGCGGGTTGGCGGGAGATTGCCGGGAAGAAGATCTTCTTTCGCAGCCGCTGGGAGTACAACTATGCTTGCTACCTCCAGTTCCTGGTCGACCAGGGCCAGATCGTAGGCTGGGCTCACGAACCGGAGACCTTCTGGTTCGAGAAGATCCGCAGAGGGGTCCGGTCCTACCTTCCAGACTTCCGGGTCACAGAGCGAGATGGAGCAATAATCTATCACGAAGTAAAAGGTTGGCTCGACCCTAAGAGCAAGACCAAGCTCAAGCGGATGGCAAAATATCACCCACTGGTCCGACTGCGGGTGATTGACTCGAAGTGGTTCAGGGAGAACGGGCCGAAGATGCGGGCGGTCATCCCCGGATGGGAAACCGACTCTGAGAAAGGAGGGTAGATCGCTATGCCGAAGAAGATATTGACCTTTACGCGAGCAAAATATCGGCCGGTGGTCAAGACCCATGGGGGTCGGTTCTACACCTGCCGGAGGATCCTGGACCTGGCCAGGGGCCACCCCTATTCGACGCTGGTCGATCCGTTCTGTGGCGGGGGGAGTATCGTGTTTAACGCTCCTCCCGGCGTTCGTCGCGTGGTGAACGATGTGGATCCGTTCCTGGCCTCGATCTTTCAGTGCCTGGCAGAGCCCCTGCTATACGCCAAGTACAAAGCGGCCCTCCTCCCTCTGACCTACGACAAACCCACCTTTCTGACATATCGCACGGAATATCGGCGAATGAGAGATGCGGGGGAGACCGCAGATGTGTTGCACACGGCGATCGTCTCAACAGTCGTCCGCCGGTTTAGCCGTGGCGGGCTGATGGGAGGATTCTGTGAGGCTAAGCGATTGCGGGGTGGAGAGCCCGAGAGTCTCCATGCGTGGAACACGTTTCTACGAGATCTGGATGAGTATGCCGCTGTCCTCAAAGGGGCCAATGTGACCTGCCAGGACTTCAGCAGAGTGATGAGCATCAGGCTCACGATGTTCCCAGGCCCGTTCCTCTACCTGCTGGATCCTCCGTATGTGAAGTCGTGTAGGACCAGTACGAGGATCTTTGGCCAGCGAGAGATGTCCGACGATCGTCATCGGGAGATGTTGGGGCTGGCCCAAGCGAGGGCCGCAGAGGGCCACTTGGTGATGATCATGGGGGCTCCCAGCCAGCTGTATGAAGAAGCCCTCCCCTGGGGTTGGCTGGCCCTGGACGTTCCTAATCGGAGTAGTCAGGGGCATACGAAGCTACCGCGTAGGGCTGAACGGGTCTGGTGCAGTTGGATGGGCAAGGGAGAGGTGAAGATCGATGGACAGGTGGATCCGCCTGTGGATGAACAAGGAGTGAGCAATGGTCAAGAGAAGACAGAAGACGATTCAGGTGTACAAGGTGGTCCGGTTTAGCCTGCTGTCGGCGGTCGCCGGCAACAAGTCATGGATGGTTCGATCTAATCTTCGAGTGTTGAAGCCGGTGAAATATAAGATCGGACGAACGGTAAAGCCTGCTGCTGACTGCGGGCCGCTCTGTGCATTTGACTACGAGTGGCAGGCTCGTTACTTCGCACGAAAGTTGTTCGGAGACTACGGGTGGCGGGTGTATCGGTGTGAGGCGGTACTCTCCAGAAGCAAGCACGCTTGGCAGCGAATTGAGGGCGGCTTTCAAAGAACTAAAATGGACAGTCTTCCGGATGGAACCATTCTCTGCCGTTCGATCAAGTTGCTGAAGTTGTGTATTGATTTAAATTGGGTGTGATTGACCGCTGATCAGATCGTAAAACTACTGGCTGCGAAGCATGCTGCGGACGTCTTTGTACAAGAGTGCAAAGATGGTCCGACCGTCTACGGCAATCACCTGCGTCTGGACGCCTGGGCCATGCTCAAGAGCTGGTCCAACCCGATCAGCTACGGCTACGAGGTCAAGGTCGATCGCGGAGATTTTCTGCGTGACACTAAGTGGAGGAACTATCTGCCGCTCTGTACTGACTTCTACTTCGTCTGCCCCAGCGGTCTGATCAAGCCTGAAGAGTTGCCGGCCGAAGCCGGCCTTCTCTGGGTGCAGAAGACGGGCCGCGGGCTGACCACGAAGAAAAAGGCTCCGAGCAGGCAGGTACAGGTCCCTGAGGACCTGTACAGGTACATACTGATGTGCCGGCTGGGTCCGCCAGACTCAGATAACAGGGAGTACCGGTTGGGGTTGTGGCGGGCTCGCCTTGAGAGTAAGCGGGCCGCTTCTGACATTTCATACCAGATCAAAGGTAAGATCCGAGAGAAGATGACAGCCCTGCAGGATGAGAACAACCATATCCGACAGAGTGTACATGCCCTCCAGGATTTCAGAGCGGATTTGGTCGGGCTCGGGGTTGACGTTGAGAACCTTGGCCGGTGGACTCACAATAGGCAGGAGGCTTTGGCCCAGGTGATGGCCGGAGTCCCTCACGGGTTTACTGCAGACTTGGGTAAGGCTAGAGACGCCCTGGACAGGCTGATCCCGGCGATAGAAGGACTTAGCAAAAGGAAGAAGTCGGTTGAAGACGTTAAAGTGTTACAAGTTACTGAGGAGGCTTAAGAGCAGGCCGGGACAGCTCTTTCCGCTGTTCATTGGAAAGAGCCAACCTGTACTGTTCGGAAGGTGGATGCCTGCAGAGTGCCTGAAGACCACGGGGTACGCGGTCAGGCCGGGTTGGCACGTGAGTATAAAGCCCTGGGCTCCTCATCTGCTGAAGCGGGATGGGACGCTTGCCGAGGACCGGGTGTGGGTCGAAGCGAGGATCCCCGGATCTGACTGGCAGTGGCTGGCGGACATGACGCCTTCCGGTGATCTGATGGGGAATATGCCAACAGGGGGCTTCTACCGCTTTCCTCGTCCTAAGAACCAGGGTGGAGAATGGCTGATTGCTGGATCGATCAAGTTTATGAGGGTCCTTACTGCTAAACAGGTGAGGGAGATCAATGCAAGATGAGCTGTACGCGTTCTGGCCCTACGATCTGTTCCCGTACTATCTTGGCGGGCGGGTCGTGAAGATGAGCGGGGAAAGCGTTGAGATCAAGGGGTACGGTCCGGGATACCTGTTTAAGCCATCCAGACTCGTAGAGGGCAAGGCTGGCCGCAAGATACTCGCTGATCTGCAGGCATTGAAAGACGAGCATCGGAAGGCACTGAATGTGGTGGCCACTGAATTCCGAAGCAAACTAAATGATCTAGGTTTCAAATGAGCGTAATAACCGAGTTTGACGCGGGTCCCGGGAGTCCGGAGCCCGCAACTAGCCGAGGTGATCGTATGCTGTACACCGTTTGGGATACCGAGACTACCGGATTCACCAAGAATCTGCCGCCAGAGGATCCGAGCCAGCCGGACATCGTCCAGCTGGCTGCAATGCTCTTGAGCGTACCGGAGGCCTCAGAGACGGGGGATGTAGAGATCATTTCCCAGTTGAGCCTGTTGGTCCATGGGGAGATCCCTGTCGATCAAGGGGCATTTGAGGTGCACGGAATCTCCCGGGATAAGACTCGGAAGATGGGGGTGCCCAGGGCGTCCGCGGTCAGACTGCTGAAGGATCTGTTGGCCGTCTCGGATATCCAGGTGGGGCATAACCTAGAGTTCGATCTGAAGATCATGCGATCGGCTGCCCACAGGGCCGGGATCGACATGTCCCTAGAGCTGGCCAAACCCGTGATCTGCACCATGCGCCAGTCCACGGACATCTGCAAGATCCCAGGGACCCGCAATGGTTACAAATGGCCAAAGGCCCAGGAAGCCCACCAGAAGCTCTGTAAGTGTGCGTTTGTCGGTGCACATGACGCATTGGCCGACGTCCGGGCCACGGCACGCATCTTTTGTGCTCTGGTCGGTCTACCCTCAGAAAGGATGGGTAAACTTTGGAACAAACAGGATTTAGTCCTGTGAAGATGAAAGAGCCGGTTCCGGGCCAGGACATCCCACTCTCCCACCGGCAGGTTGAGTTTTTCGTCTATGCTACGGCCATAGATACTGGCGAAGAAGGGCAGAGCTGGGCCCTGGTTATTTTCGGGGAACGCGCTGGTCTGATCCAGTTCATATATGACCCTGCGCTCCCCATGAGCACCCTGCTCTCGACAGGGGTCGGTCCGAGCTTCGACTGGTCTGGAAGTGTAGGTGAGCTCGTGACTTTGGCAAAGATGGTCGGAGATCCGGACTTTCCCAGCCAGCCGCTGAGGGCTGGGGACCTAGCCGGGTACTCCAAGCTCCTCGAGATCTATGCGATAGTGATCAAGGAAGAGAAAGAGATTAGGAAGCTGATCAAAGAGCAGCAGAAGCTCGGGTTGGCCCCGATCACAGTCCTTTCTCTTCCATAACCTATGACAAATTATGAAGAAGTAATCCAGAACCTCGGAGAGGCCCTGGACGAGCTCAAGGTACGCCCATGGTCCCCTGCCGGTCGTAAGCAGCTGGTGGAAGCTGCGGGTAAGGCCAAGGAGGCCTTGGGCAAGGCGAGCAGAGCAGAACGATCTGAAGTAGTACCAGGTCAGCTCAGGCTGGCTGCAGGTTGAAAGGAGATGACCGGTGTATGAAGCCGTGTCATGCTGTGGAGAGCGGCTGTTTAACGGGCTGAGGGTCAACATACCGTTCGATGGCCATTGTCGAAGGTTCGGAACAGTCCAGAGTGTGTGTAAGGAGAGAGTGCAGGTAACTCTCGACACTAATCAGGCGGTATGGGTGCGGGATCGAGAGTGCTTTGTGGTCCACGATCGTGCCGGTCAGGGTAGTCAAGGGTATGCAAGAAGTTGGCGGGGTGGTTATTGGCAGACGTAGATGCGGCCGTCCGATTGCTTAGGGTGTCTCTCTATCTGGGTCGTGAGTACCTATCTCCTAAAGATATACAGGTGATCCGGGATCTGACCCCGGCAGACCGGAGGCTGGCAGTGGAGAAGGCAGCTACCCTGAGCGTGCCCAAGCTGTGGGCAGAGCTGCTAGAAGTACAGGATTTCGATGATCAGCTGTTCCCGGTCCAGCCAGCGTACGGGGAGAGCCCGCCACTCGTAGGAGAGCCCCAGAGAGGGGATATACGCAGGATCAGGCTGGCCGCGGCCCGTGGGGATAGTGCGTGGGTCGTCCTGAAGAGTGATGAGTTCAGGTATTGGCTATGGCTCGAGGCCGAGAAACGGGGAAAGGGCAGGGTACGGCTCTCGGCTGATTTCTACCGCCTGGCGGATGGCGGGCTGATCGTGGTGTGCTCGGATATCCAAGAGGTTCCGGGCTGCGGATTGGTGCGTGTCCGGTTAGTGGGTAGTGGTCTGGAGTTGCCAGCCTTCCTCCAAGAAGAGGATACGGCGGGCGTGTCAAAGGAGAATTCTGATGGCGAAGGTGCAACAGGTACAGGCGACTGCGGTTGATTCGAGTAAGCCCGAGATCGCCCTGAAGATCAATCTGGGATCTGCAGACGTTATCAACATGCTCGTCGCGGAGAACGAGCAGCTGCTGCAAGAGAAGGTACTCGAGACCAACGGGCAGATCAAAGATGTCCAGGCCGGCATGACCCGGATCCGCGAGGACCTGGAGAAGTTGGGCACGGAAGAGGCTAGGGCCTCGATCAAGGGCCTGGCCGAGATCGAAGAGCTCCTGAAACGGCTCAAGATCGAGTACAGCCTGACCGTTGAAGAACGGGTCTCCGACGGGCAGATCACGGGAAGTGCCCAGGTAAGATTCTCGTTCGATATCAAGTCCAAGACGTCCCCTGCCTACCAGAAGAAGGCGGAGGAGCTGGACAGAGCGGCCAAGAACTTCGAGGAGCTCCACGGCCTTCGTTGTGAGCTGAACGAGGCGATCAACAAGCTGCCGACTGCGGCCCGTGTTGCCCAGGCCAAATTGACCCGTGCATCACTCGGGAGTAGCGACGAAGGCCAGAAGATGCTCGGGTCGCTCGACGCAATGACCATCCTTCCCGCTTCCATCCGCAAGCTCCTGGCGTAATCCACCGGCCTACGAGAGGAGGTCGGTCACGGACGACCGGTCTCCTCTGTCTATTGGTTGTAAACCCGTCGGCGCAAACCGAGGAGATCTGCGATCTAGCTGGGTAACATTTACCTGATTGAGGTGGTTTACAGAGCTGAGAAGTTTACACGAGTTGATTTAGGCTGCTCCTAAGTGGCCTAACAGGGGGGTCCACAGGCTAGTTTAGGGCCGAACAGGCCTGATCTATAGCCTGTCAAACCTCTGCAAACGACCTTTTGTGGCTTCTGGAAACCAACATCAGGAGAATGTGTCTGAGCGTGAGATTCATAAGTGTAGGTACAAACTGCACTTAAGTGAAAACAGGCTCAGAATACACGGCTAAATTGAGGTGAATTTTCTGGAGATATTTTAGCGCGCTGAAATATTAAGATGAATACTAACTTAGGTCTGAAGCTGAGCGGCATGCTTATTTTACTGCTGCTTTTGCTGACTAGCCCGTTGCTCTTCGGAGCTCTAGGAGTAGTGCTTGTTGCACTCTCCGTACGCAAGCAAACCTGAACTTCCCCGGCGTGGGGAAAGGATTTCTCGTGACCAAGTGCTGCTTCATCGTCCCTTCGGGGCGTGTTTCGCCGATCGAGGACTATCACCAGATCTACATGGATCATGACACGCCGTTCACCATCCTGGCGACGAACGGTGAGATGCTCGCCCGGATGGACGCCGTGAGCCGATCGCTGATCGTAGTACGAGGTCTCCAGCGGGTGAAGAACACAGATCCAAGCCGGTTGCCTGGGTGGCTCCGCCGGTTCACTGGGTCGCTCCTGGATAAGCGTGTAGAGAGCCTCCAGCTGCCGACGGCAGGCACCTGGGAAGCCGGATGGACCCTGCCAGAGAGTCCGACGAGCATCCTGACCGTGCGGAGAACGCCCTGTGCCGAGTTCGAGGAAGTGTACGGCTTCTACTTCGCGGCCGACGGCGAGATCTGCATTCCGGGCTTCCCCCGGGTCGAGCTTGGGGCTCAGGTCGGGAGCAGCTTCCGGTCGGCGGGTAAGGTGGACTGGCAGGCGATGGCGGAGGTCTACTAGTGAGTTCTTCTACGCGTATTCCATTCGGAAACTATCAGGGCAGTAAGATCAGCGAGCTCCCCGACGACTATCTGCGGTGGATGGTCGGGGAGCTCCAGGACGGGGACTTCGCTAATCTGGCGGACGAGGCAGACGCAGAGCTAAAGCGGCGGGCTGCGGAGGGCGGCGGGGACCTGGAGAAGCAGGCTGACGCGTTCCTGGCCCAACATGGGTTTGGGAATCTGGTGAAGAAAGACCTTGGAGGCTACGGAGGAGGTTCAGGTTGGCAAGGAAAAGGCTCCCGCCGGGCTACTCGTTGACCGGGTACAAAGGAGACCGACTTCCGAACCGGTATCCAATGCCAGTGGTCAGAGCAGCTGATCGGAAGTTGTGTACTAAGTGCCGCAAGGAGCCGAGGTTGCCCGGTATTAGCCTCTGTGCCAGTTGTGACCGAGTTTTCGATGGGCGGATGGCTACACCGGCCCGGCTCTCGAGAGAACGATAGAAAAGGAGATACGTAAGATGAGCGAAGAGTTCAAAGCGGTAGAGACGTATGTAGGGCAGGTGTGTAACGCACTGGTCTACGCGACGGGATCCATGACTAAGTGGAAGCCGGAGAATACTGCGTTACTCTCCGAGCTGCGTGACTTTATCCGGAAACGATTCAGCGAGGGTGTCGGACACTCATTCAAGCCCCAAGCGATCGTTGCAGCAATGATCCTGGCTGAGACCATGGAGAAGCTTGATCATGCGATGGCCGTGCCTCTGACTGATCCGGCGAACAGCGGGTTCATGGAGCAGATCCGGGAGATCCTCAAGGACTCATATATCCAGGATGAGCCTGTAGTGCAGATCAAGCCCACATCTCCACAGGTGGCCAAGGTGGCAGAACCCGCATCGGAGCCGGTCTTGGTCGAAGCCCATCGGCTGATCAACCAGAACAGACAGGCGGCGTACGGCCATCCGCTGGACAACTGGGGGCGTACAGCTCGGATCTGGTCGGAGATCCTAGGAACTCAGGTTACTCCTGAACAAGCGATCTTGTGCATGGTCGGGACAAAGCTTGCCCGGCTCGTACAGAGTCCAGGGCACCGAGACTCGATCGTGGACGTTGCGGGCTATGCCGGGCTCATCGAGATGGTCCAAGACGAGCGAAAGCGGCGGGAGACTGCAGCGTGACCTGAATCTGGTTTGAGTTTTTACCAGGAGATATCATGCGTCGAGCATCTGAGAAGTATCAGCCTGATCATGTGGTATTGGGAGAAGACGGGCATCTCTGGGAGGGTGGCCAGCGGTTTGAGGTCATCCAGGCCCTGAACCTGTATGAGATGGACGGGACGCCCGCGATCCTGGCGAAGGCCGGGGACATCCTGATCTACAGAGGGTCCAGGACCCTGCCGAGTTACCAGCCTGATCGGAAGGGAAGGCTACAGATGAGTCTTCTGCTGGAGTTCGGGGGGATCGTCTACCGCAGGGAGTGGGGATTGGGCTGGGACCAGTACCTGGCTTGGATCCCTGATCCACCGGTACACACGAGAAGAGTGGCGTGAGAGTGCTGACAAACAAGGAGATTTGAACATGTGCGATATACCTAGTTGGATCACGGGTGCGACCTACACTGCTACTGGAAAAAAGGCCAAGGCAGTCTGGAACACGGACAACGATGTGAAGGCCTTGATCGCGAATGGGGAGATGACCTGGGAGGAGGCGGTCGGGCACAGTGCAATCCGCAGGGTGCACGGGGTGACCTGGGGAGAGGATTGCGAGGGCCGCCAAGGAGTACCCCGGGGGATGCTCCGAGATATAGCCGCTGGCCGCCTGAATCGGATGATAGCCGCGGACTTGAATGCGGCGGCCGACAACCTGTTTGAGATCCTGCCCCAAAGGTTCCTTCGGGATATTACCGAACTCGACATGCCATACAGGCGAGGGATCAAGGCGGCGGTGGTCAGCGAGAGGCTCTCCGAGTGCCCGAAACTGGAGATGCTGGATCTGAGTGGAACTACGATCCGAGATATCAGCGGGCTGGCCAAGTGCAAGAGACTCAGTAATCTCTATCTGACTGATACCAACGTCAGGGATATCTCGTCCCTGGCCCACTGCATGAAGCTCGATGACCTGAACCTGGGAGACACGGGGGTCAAGGATATCTCGGCCCTGGCCCACTGCCGGAACCTGAGATGGCTGAGTATAGTGGGCACCTCGGTCAGCGACGTACGGCCCCTCGCCAAACTACGCAAGCTGCGTTGCGTGCGACTGTACGGAAGTCGGGTCAAGGATTTCTCGGCTCTGGACAATATGCCGGACTGCCAGGTATATACGTGATCGCCGGAGGCCAATGGCTAAAAAAAGAGATGAGCAAGTAGCCTCGGTCATGGGGCCAAGGCGGACACTTCTCGAAGAGATGTGTCACGCCCTGGGCCTGTGGGTGGGGATGGCCGTGGTGGCCGCGGTCATCGTCTGCATGGTCTACGGGATATGCCGCATGTGGTGGTAAGCTTGCGCCGCTCCTGCGGTGGCCATGGTCTGGTCCAGGGGGGTTCTCAGGTCGGCCGGGGACCCCCCAGGTTAGTAGGAGCCCCCTGGGGTAACCTGGAGGGATGGCCACGCATTTCCCACAAAATCCGTGTGCGGACTCCATATACCCAGAGGACTTTGCCGATGTGTTTTTCGATCCAGAGGGTGACGTGAACAACGTGATCCTCGATCTGTGAACAGGAGGGCGTACGTACAACTTATCTGTGCTGGTCATGGTCAAGGACGAAGCTCCGTACCTTAGGGAATGGCTGGTCCATCATCTACTGCTGGGTGTCGATCATTTCTATATTTTCAATAACGAGAGTTCTGACGATTTGTGCCGGGCCCTGGAGCCGTTCAAGGAGTTCTATGAGCTCATCGATTGGCCGGGCAGGGTCCAGCAGAGGCCCGTCTACCGTGACGGACTGATGCGGGCCCGGGGGAATACCCGGTGGCTTGCTGTGATCGATGCCGATGAGTTCATCATCCCCCAGGAGGGCGATCGCCTTGATCTCAGTCCGTTCGAGGACCAGGTTGGGATCTGCCTCCATTGGAAGATGTTTGGGAGTTCTGGGCACCCGGTTAAACCGCCAGGGTTGGTGATGGATAACTATGTGATGCGTGTGCCTGACTCGAATCCGGTGTGCCAGCACGTAAAGAGCTTGGTTCGCCCAGAATGCGTCTGCCCGAACGGCGTGGGCATCCACTCGTTTTCGTATACTGAGAGCCGGCTGGCGGTGGACACCGGGCTAACCCCGTGCACCGGTCCTCTGGTTAGTCCCGTATGCTATTCGCGAATGGCGATCAACCACTACTGGACGAAGTCGAGGGCGGAGTTCGGGGCCAAAGCGGCCCGAGGTCGTCCGGATGTCGCAGACTCCGAACACCAGAGGAAGATGAGTGAGATGGAGGACTTGGATAGGGCCGCGACGGTCGTCGATCATAGTGCTCTGCGATTCTCGCTTAGACTGACCCAATCGAAGTACAAGGAGCTTTTGAGATGAATCAGAAGGAGACTGAAGCTTTGCTCCAGAAGCTCCCCGAGATGAAGAATCCTGACCCGAGGTTGAGGCAGGCGTTGACCGGGTTGCTCAAGGGCATGGAGTACAACTCGGTGGCCGCCCAGCTCACAAGGATGGCCCAGGACGCCCATATCAAACTTGTCTCCAAGCCGGTCATTGATCAGAGCAGGCAGTTGAAGAGTTTGACGCTGCTGACGTGTACCGGTGATCGTCCGACGGCCTTCGACCTGTGCGAGCTCTGGATGTACCACCAATCGTATAAGGGGAAGATCCAGTGGGTGGTGGTCGACGACGGACGCAAGGAGACTCACACCCATTTTGTCCAGCAGGTGGTACGCCGGGCCCCGGGAGAGGGCCATACCCTGTGTGCCAACCTCAGGGCAGCGTTCGAGCCCGGGGTGTTGCAGGGGGAGGCCACCCTGTTCATAGAGGATGACGACTACTACTCTCCGAACTACCTGGATCTGATGGCATGTGCCTTGTACGATCACGAGCTGGCCGGTGAAGGTCTAGCCCACTACTACAACGTTGCAGCCCGCCGGTATTTCATCCATGACAACCTGGGGCATGCCAGTCTGTGCCAAACAGGGCTGAGGCCAGAGAAGTACAGGGCGCTGAGAGAGTCATTGGACGGGGATAATCCGTTTGTCGACCTGCGTATTTGGGCGACGGGTGGAACCATCTGGAGGCCTTCGCAGGTCCCATCGGCCGTGGGGATCAAGGGGATGCCCGGGCGGGGCGGGATCGGCACAGGGCATCAGGAGATACCCAAAGAGTACCAGAAGGACGATGATCTTCAGGTCTTGTGGACCTGGATGAACTCGGATGCCGATCTGTATCGGAAGTTCTACGTAGAACCTGGTTCGGTCAATTAAAAGGAGACGAAGATGCTGACACAAGAAGAGTTCGAGTACCAGCTTAGCCGGGTACTTTTTCCGCTTGGCGGGCAGGACAGCGACGTTGGACTTCGCAGTGCTATGATGACTGCGTTCCGCACTCTCAACCGTGATCTGGAGGTACAGCACGATAGGGTGATTGCCGATGCCCAGCGGTACGTGGACAAGATGAAAAAGTATTGCGAGGAGCAGGGCGGGACCTACTTCGACCTGAGCAAGCCCAAGGAAAAGTTAGGGTGTGCGGCTATGCTCCGAGCGGAATACGCAACCCAGCGAGATGCGCTCAATGCCTTGAAGATGGCGAGGGAAGAGGTTGCTGACAACATCGGCTTCGAGCACGATGAGCACATCCGGATATTCTGCGACGGAAATGACGTGGTGTGCGTAACGTCGTGTAAGGATGAGTCGTCTCTCAGCCTTGTTTGCGGTTGTGTTTCCGCCGAACTCATGGATGCCAGCGGATACCTCCGAGCGGCGTACCATCGTCTTTGGGGGGATCAGGATGTGGATCAGGATTGACCCCAAAGAGTACGAGGGCGTCCAGCAGGCATTAGCCTCATTCGGGTTCGAGGGTATCGTCCGCAGGCTGAACAATGAGCACAGGTCTATGCGGAGCCGAGCTGACCGGGCACTCAGGGAGCTGGCCACCCGGGTCTATGCCGATCCGAGCGATGACAACCTGGAGATCGACGAGGACGCAGCGTTCAGCGTAGCACCACACGGTACGTGGGTCCAAGCATGGGTCTGGATGCCAAAGGAGGTCGAAGATGTCGACTAAGGTTCAAGTAGGAAAGGACAAGCCAGTAAAGCTCAGTCCTAAGCTGTTGGCTACTGTGCTCATGTCTCTCAGGATGTTTCAGGATCTTCGGGGCGACATGCTCTGCGATGAAATGGTCCAGATGTATTTCACGGATGAGGAGCTCAGCCTGCCGACCGATGAGGAGATAGACGAGCTGTGCGAGACTCTGAACATGGGGCAGACGGAGGATAGCGAGCCTCGGGCTATGAGCAGGGGCCTGGAGTGGGATGCGGGAGAGGCTGTTGATGACCTACCGTGGGAGGACGAGGATCGTCCGTACTAGAAGTGATTCAACCCAAAAGGAGAAGAAAATGGCTAAAAGTGATTGCAATTGTGGAAATGGCTGCTGCGTGGTTAGCGTGCTCAAGCACAGAGAAGAGCCGCGGTTCTATACCTGCAAGAGCCTGGCGTACGTCTGGGAGTACCCGGCTGCGAACGCCTACAGTGCTGATTACACGAGCAGTGCGATCTCCGAACAGACCGTACTGGGCTACTCCGGTGTCTTCCGGATTACCCAGGAGCAGGCTCAGGCCGTTCGGCGATCGTGGTCCGAGCCGGTACGGTGGTACGCGGAAGAGAGCGGGTACGTTCGGAAATATCCGGACGCCAGGTTCTGTGACGATAAGACTGGCGAGATCAACGGGGGTGGCACCTCATGGACCGAGTTTGACTGCATCAAGAATGGCCACAAGCAGCTGGGCCCCGGCGACTTCCGGCCGAAGGAAGAGCCCAGGTTCTACTCCAGTGATGGGCTGATGTTTATCTGGGAGTATCCTAAGGGCGTTCACTACAGCCGCTCGTATCGAACGGACGGGTGCCAGTCGTCGTCCACTGAGCAGGAGGTCAAGGCGGACCACAATTGCTTCAGTATCACCCCTGCTCAGGCCCAGGCCATCCGCCGGACATGGACCGAAGCAGTTCGCTGGTATCAGAACAAGGAGACTGGCCGGATCTACGAGTTCCCGGCCACCCGTGGGTATCACGAGACGCTGGTCCCTGAAGGGATCAAGGTACCCGTCTCGGAAAAGGACTGCATCCTCTGGGACTGTCAGCCGCTCTCGGTGCGGGAGGCCCAGGAAATACTTAGCCGGTGGCAGCCGGCTGGGCGGTATGCGTCGTGCCCGGATTCTGCACCGTTGGTGATCACTGGGGATATCAGCGTTCGGTGGACGTCGCCAAGCTTGACTCCAGATTCAGAGGTCTTGGCCAAGCTGGTCAAGGCGATAGACCCACCATCGGGGATCACCTGTGAGCTGCACGTAAGCAGGCTCAAGGATGAAAACGCCAGGCAGGCCAAGGAGATCGAGAGTCTTGACCGCATGCACTCTGAGCAGTACAAGACGATCGCTGAGTTCCAGAAGTCTGATCTGGAGCAGCATGTGCAGATCAACGATCTGACCCAGAAGATTCGGGGCGAGAACGAGGTGGTCCGCGGCCTCCAGGGCAAGGTCAACCGGCAGGCCCAGACTATCACCCAGCTGCAGACTCAGGTCATGGAGCTCAAGGACACACTTGTGACCAAGAGCGAGAAGATCAAGCAGCTGGAGGATGATGCCGATGAGCTGGTGGATGATGCCCATGAGCGGATCAGCCAGATCGACGAGCTGCAGGAGGAGTTGACCAAGCTCAAGTCTAAGAAGAAGAACGGGCAGTACGAGTGTGCCGATGGCCGATTTGACCTGGGTGACACCCTGTGGTTCGACTACAGCCAACCTGACAAGGATCCAGAAGAAGTGGTTGTAGAGCGGGTAGAAGACATGGAATGTGGTCGCAGGGTTTGGCTGACCGAGGGGACGTACGCAACACCCTCACATCTGTACGTGAACAAGCCTATCCAGCCGAAGAAGAAGCAGGGTCAGTATGAGTGTGCCGACGGCCGGTTCAACATAGGGGATACCCTCTGGTTCAGGCCCTCCTCCAGGAGTTTGGATCCGTACCAGATGGTTGTCTCCCGGGTTGACGCCAAATACGGTGGGGATCAAGTCTGGTTCACGTCAGGTACGTGGTCAGGTTCCAAGCAGCTCTATGTGAACAAGCCTAGCTAACGGTAAACGACGAACAAAAGGAGATCGAGAGATGATTGATACGACCAAGCCGATTCAGATGAAGAGGAACGACCAGTGGATGGACGTGACTCTTGCTGGGTTCACCCGGTTGGCAGAGAAGACCACGTATTTTGTGGAGTACAGGAGCAGTGTAACCGGTGAGCTGACCTGGAATTACTTCTTTGAGACAAGCCTACGGAACAAGCCGGAACCCGCCAAGTGGGTTCCGTACACGCTCGAGACGTTCCCGGACCTTGGCACGTGCGAGATTATCTACCCTGATATCGGTAGATGTCGTGTGGTAGAGATCAGCGAAGCAGGTGTGTTCATCGGGGCCAGTACAAGTCGACGGTTGTTCTCAGACTTGCTGGATAGTCCGCAGCTGATCTCCGAGAACGGTGGCACACCCCACAAGTGCGGGGTCCTCGTCGGCGGCCAGGAGTGAGCCGAGATCGAGTTCTAACCCGGACCCAGGCCCAGGCTGCCTGGGTCCGGTGCGATCAGTGTGACGACTTCCTATGCCTGATCCACGGGGGGCACGTAGCAGACTGCCCGTGTCCGCCCCTGGACGAGTGGGAGTGTGATCCGTACAGTGAGTGGCCGACTGAGGTCTTTATTAGGAGGATGCAGACTGATGTATCTGATGGAACCGTATGACAATGCGATGCGAGAGATTCTGACTGGAGATTGACATAATTGGCATCTAGTAGATCAATCACGAGAGGGGCAGACCTCACTGGACAGCTCTTCGGAGAGTTGACTGTTGTCTCGCTTGTACCGTATAAGAAGAACGTTAAGAAGCAGTGGGTGTGCCACTGCAAGTGTGGCAACGTCGTAGAGGTGCTGCAGGGTCATCTTAGAAATGGTCACACGTCTTCTTGCGGATGCCGTGGAGCGGGGCGTAGTCAGCTCGGGCTGAGCCGCACTCCAACTCACTCAATTTGGGCAGCGATGAAACACAGGTGCTCCAACATCTCTTGTGCCGTTTTTAAGTGGTACGGCGGCCGCGGTATAAAAGTATGCGATCGGTGGCAGACATTTAACAGTTTCATCAAGGACATGGGACCGCGTCCTTCTGGTTATTCTCTTGAGCGAGTAGATGTTAACGGGGATTATGAGCCTTCGAATTGTAAGTGGATTCCGCGGTTTGAGCAGGCTAGTAACATGCGGTCTAATGTTTGGATTACGGCAGGAGGCTTTACCCGCACTGTAGCTCAGTGGGCGAGAGTGGCTGGGATTGATAGCAGATTGATATGCACAAGACGTAGGCGAGGTTGGCCGGATGCCCAGGCAGTTGGTTTAATCTGTCGAGAAAGCTCGTTTGGCGAAGGTAAGACGACGCCAAATCGGGTACCCACAGAAGTTGTTAATGAAGAGGAAACTAAGTTATGAGGATTGTCGAACAGTCGTGTAAGTGGATTCAGGAGTTGCCTGCCGACGCCTTACAGGTGATCGAGCGGGCAGGTCGAACTTGCTACAAGAGCGAGGCAAAGATCACTGCAGATAGTGCTGCGGAGTTCGTCCGTAGAATCATGAAGAGTGGTCATGCCAGCGTCATTGAGCATGTCTCAGCCTCGATGCTGTTCGTCACCGACCGGGGTGTGACCCACGAGCAGGTCCGGCACCGAGTAGCCACGATCCACGATGAACACGAGGACATGTTTCATCCATCCCCCGATTCGTATAGCCAGGAGAGCACGCGGTACTGCAACTACAGCCGCGATGGATTCGGCGGCGAGGTAACCTACGTGGATCCCGTGTTCTGGATGGATCGCGGTCCTGGAGGCAAGGATGAGGTGAAATTCGACACCTGGTTTGAGACTATGCAGTACGTCGAGAAGCAGTATCTTAGGCTGATTGCAGAGGGAGCAACAGCCCAGGAAGCTCGCTCAGTGCTCCCCAATAGTTTGAAGACAGAGATTGTGATGACCGCGAATATGCGGGAGTGGCGACACTTCTTCACGCTGAGAACAGCGACTGCGGCTCATCCTCAGATGCGGGACCTAGCCTGCAAGGCCCTTGTCATGTTCAAGGCCGCGGTACCCGTACTGTTCGATGACATCGTTCCGGTGGCCGTTTGATGATCCCCGAGTTCAAGAACAGCAGTTTCCCGGCGTGCGTAGTGGACCAGTTTGACCCCGATCTGGTTCTTGAGTCTTGTGAGTGGATCCGCCAGTACTGCGATTGGGATGGCGGGGGTAGCCTGCTCCGGTTCGCGATAGGCTTGTACCAGATAGGACAGGCTGTCAGGTGGGGGCCTGAGGCGGGCATGGAATCGGTGGGTGCCGCGTGTATCCATCTCATAGGGGCAGCCGAGCTCTGCGAGATCCCCATGCACCAGCACCTTCCCCACAGGTTCAGTGAGTGCCAGGGACGGTTCGATGCCTCGGATGTCCTATCCTCTTTGACCCGGGCCCAACAGCAGCACGTGTATATCGTAAGGTGCACGCCAGGCACGATCCGAGCTAAACGGATTGATCGAAGAGTGCTCGGGCAGGAGACGGCCCATCTTGTGACGGCCTGTATGTCCCTGGTCGCCTCGAGGTTCCGGGGTGAGGGGATCGGCCAGGCCATGGAGATGCTGGCCAGTACCGGTTGGAAGACCAGAAAGTAGGAGATTGAGTATGGAAACTAGTAATGGAGTTTACGGTATTGAGCTGAGTGTGGCAGGAGGCCCGGGCGGTATCGCTGTGGCCCAGGGTAAGATAGGCCTCTCTGCATTCGCCAGCGGCTTTGATTGGAGCAAGGAGCCTGTGAGTGAGGCTCCGCTGATCCCTGCGAAAGAGGTCAAGCAGAAGGTTATTATGCTTCCCGCTCCGGTCAAGGAGGTTAGGCCTGTGGTCGCGGCAGATCCCGTGGGGGGAGAGTCGATCAAGCCAGCGAAAGATGATCTTGCACTGGATCTTCCCCCGGCTCCAGAGAAACTGGCACCGGGAGAGGTCAAGGCGAAGCCTGCGAAGGTCCTGGAATTGGAGATTCCTGCAAAGGACGCAGAGCCAGAGAAGCCGACGGATCTTGTGAAGCCGGGTAAGCGAGGCGGTAGGAAGCGCGGCCATAACTTCGAGGCCAAGCAGGATCAGGAGATTCTGCACAGAGCGGAGTTCGATAAGGAGCCCAAGCTCAGAGGCACAAATGCCAAGGTCATGACCACGCTGACCGGTGGAATCGACATGAACGTCAGTGGCGGAAGGCGAACAATGTCACAGGAGGACCGAGCATGTCTATGCCACGAGTTCGTTGACTTTATGGTCTGGGCGAAGCCCTATTTGCGGCCAGATTACATGCTTCGCGAGGGGGTGGTGGCCGCTATGCTCGCCACCTGGAATAGACATCGCGGAACAGAGAGCTTGAACCAATTCTGGGGTCTGGTGCAGAACAAGAAGCACGGCAGCTTCCACAGTGCTACGCGCCAGTTGGCAAGATGGCTTGAAGAGGAGGCTGTATCCGAGCGTAGGGAGGACCGCAAAGATACCGCGAGTAAACGCCTTCCGAGCAAGCACGAAGTTTACGTACATTGTCTGCTGGCCTGGGACTGCTACTGGACGAATAATTTCTGGAATGTGGCATACGATCCCGATGCTCCACTTCCTGGGGTTATCATCCCACGGCGTACGGAAGACCGTGATGCAGCGAGGGCAGCAGGTCCGAAGGGCGTATCTGACAGCGTTATGAAATCCTTTGCTGCTCCGTCCAAGGAGGCCGCGACTTGAGGAGGTGTTTATGCGAGGGCGAAGCAGTTTAACGCCGAAGGTTCAGAAGGGCAGGCTGCGGACTTGCCCCGTGTGTGGAGATCTCTTGAAAGACCAATACGGGGTATTCCTCTGCTGCTCTGAGAATTGCTTTGAGTGGCATAGGTCGATGCAGGGGGAGGCGACTGTTGATAAGGCGACGATCGCCGCTATGCTCAAGGCCGCAGAGGATTCGGATTACCCAAGGAGGTCGGTTGGACAGGAACTTGTGTCCGATGTGCGGTGGGAAGATCCCTTCCCACCGCTTCCCGTTTTGCTCCAATGAGTGCGAGGCCCGGTACGAGGCAGAGTGCAGCGTCCGTGGCCGGGTCTGTGCCCAGTGCGGGTGCCGGCTGCGTGGGAGTGGTGGAGTCCGCTGTTCTGATTGTCGGGATCTACCGGCCAAGGTCTGGCCTGACCTGGGCGGTGGGAGCCCCATGCGGTATGTGGCTTATGACCAGGTGACGGTTACCTACAGGCTGAACGTGAGTGTCAAGTATTCCAGGAATGAGTGGGACAACCTTGTCCAGGCGTTTGAGGATCGTGCAGATCTAGTGGAATGAACTTAAGGCCACGTAGATGGCCGAGAAAGGGTTTGAAGATGGAATCGAAGAATATGACAGAGCGTCCTTACTATACTCGCGGCGTCCGTAACGGACAGCCGGTTGAAGTCGGGCATGTGGTGCGGACCAGCCTCGGCCAGATGGGCGAAGTGGAGTGCTTCTCGCAGGAGCTGGGCGTGTGCCTCGGCCTCCCGGATGGCGGAGTGGTCTGGGCCCGGACCGGGAATGGCCTGGAGTTCGTTCAGTACGGCCCGCTGACCCGAGAGACACCCCAGCCCGTAGAAGAACGCTGGTATAAGAGCGAGGACACCGGGTACGTCACGGGCCTGACCATCTGGCGGTATACCGATCACAAGGGTGAGTGGTGGAACAAGAACCGCATCGCGTTCACGGCTACGGATGACGAGACCGCCTCGTGGCACCTGCCGATCTCTGCAGAAGAGGGGCAGGCTCAGCTCAAGGCGTGGGAAGATGCTCGCAAGACCCGGGAAGAGCATTGGTACACGGATACCTACCGCTCTGGTATCTGGCGGTTTGTAGCGGGCGAGGGCGAGTTCTGGAATGAAGGGGGCGGTCCGAGACCTTCAAGCTGCTACGAGTCACTGATGACAGTTCCGATCGCGGCCTCGGACGCCCAGATGCTGATCAAGACCTGGGAAGAGGCCCGGAAGATCGCTGAGGTGCGATGGTATACCGATTGCGATCGTACGGTTGTCTGGCGGTACCAGAACGGAAAAGGTGAGTTCTGGAATAAGGCCTGTGGGCCACTCCCAGCGCCGGACCACGAGCTTGACACTTATCATGTTCGGATCTCGGCAGAAGAGGGCATGGCCCAGGTCAAGGCCTGGGAAGATGCCCGTAAGGCCCGGGAAGAGCACTGGTATCGGAGCGTGGGCGGACCTATCCGTGTGATCTGGAAGTACGCGAACGGCACAGGTGTCTACTGGGATGCCTACGATGGTCCGGTTCGTGCAGGAGATCTTGAGAGAGATGCCAACCATCAGCCGATCTCTGCCGAGGAGGCCGCTGCCCAGATCCAGGCCTGGGAACAGCAGAGGGCCTTTCCCAAGCAGCCGGCTGTCGAGGAGAAGATCGAAGGGCTTCAGGGGGATGTGGCCTACCTGCGGTCGGCTCTGAAGGACAGTGATCGTCGCCTGTCTGAGATGGGATTAGAGCGTACCGGGCTCCGGGAGCAGATCGAACTGCTCCACAAGGAGAACAACGGGCTCCAGGACGAGATCGACGAGCTCGAGACGGCCGCGGACGAGGACGAGGATGAGATCAACGAGCTGACTACGCAGGTCTCCGAGCTCAAAGAGGAGCTGTCCGATCTCCGGGAGGAGCTTCAGCTGGCTCAGACCAAGCAGCTGGTCCGAGTTTTGTGGCAATAGCCACACCTATCCAGGGCCGGACATTGTCCGGCAGGATATACCAGGTGACTGCAGAGCAGTGTGAGATGCTGGATTGTGCGCTGGGGGCGGACCGTGACCTTACCTACTGGGAAGTCGGGTTCGTCCTCAGCCTGAGCGGGTCATGGCGGTCACGCCGGTTGTCTTGGAAGCAGGACAACCGTCTGGCCCAGATATACGAGAAACTTCAAAGGATAAAGGAGAGGTCCATGAACAAGGTAAAAGACCAGGTTGAAATGGCGTTGGCAGAGGCCCAGGATGGCTACAACGGATCGGCCGCCACCCGGCTGACCAAGGCGATCAACCAGGCGATTGACGATCGTCTGTCTCCGACCCAGCTAGTGGAGGAACGGTGGTACAGGTTTCATGACGGGCTGCACCTGGTGATGTACCCGGCGAACATGTACTACAACTCTGAGACCAGGGCAGGGGATTCAACGTGCATGGCCGAGTCCGACGTCATCTCCGGCAAATGGCGTGGATACGCCCGGATCTCTACGGAGGAGGCCAAGAAGCAGCTGGCGGACTGGGCTCCGAAGCGGTATCACCAGTCGAAGGTGACTGGGAATATCGTGGAGTACCCGGACTGCATCTGTTACCGCCAGAACAATCTGAATGGCGTGAAACTGTCGGGGGAAGAGGCGGAGACCGTTTATTCTAAGAACAAAGATTTCACCCAGATCAGTCGGGAGCAGTTCGAGAAGCAGATCGCTGAGTGGAAGGCCCCTAAGGTCCGGTGGTTCATCACCTCCGACCACAAGTTTCTGGTTGAGTTCCCGGCCGGTAAAGGGTACTCCGAATACTCTGCCGATGGCCGTACCCTCCAATGGGGAGAGAAAGATATGGGTTCGCAGTACCTCAGTATCACTCCTGAGCAGGCTCAGGCGCTCCTCGCTGAGTGGCGAGCTCCGAAGGTCGAGGAGAAGCGGGCATATCTGGCGACGGGCGGGCAGCATATCGTGACCTACCCTGATCACACCTATTACAGCCCGCACGAGCCCAAGGGAGGTAAGCTCTATGGGTATGAGCACGAATCGGTCTACTCAGGCCCTGATCGCGAGTATGTGAAGATCTCGATGGATGTGGCGAAAGCTGTATTCGCCGGCTGGGAGGCTCAGAAAGAGCAGGACACAGAGCTTCGCAGGAAGATCTCGGATCTGACTGATCGGGGACTGGCCCAGGCCAGACATATCCGCGAGCTGCAAGGTACGCTCAAAGAGATCAACGAGAAGTCGGCCTAGCCACGTCTAGGTCCTAGGGGCCCTCCACCGTGGAGGGCCCCCATGCCAAACAAAGGAGATTGCTATGAACACCAAGACAACAGAAGAGACCCGCTGGTATCTGAGGGACAATGACGGGATCTGGGAATATCCTGCCCGGAGATTCTACTACAAGGGGAACACGGGGGGCGGGCTGGCCATGGACACTGAGGATTTCCACAAGGGAAAGCATAAGCTGATCTCGGCTGAAGAGGCTAGGGCCAGGATCGAGGTGTGGAAACGGGAAAGTCGGAGCCTGGTCCGCTGGTACGCGAGTTCGATGTATCTCTGGGAGTTCCCGGCCGGCCTGGCGTATGGTTCAGGGCGTTCAGACGGCTTCCAGTGCTATGTATCCGAGTGGGAAGTGATCCGAGACGGGCATCCTCAGGTCACCCAGGAGCGGGCCAAGGAGCTCATTGCTCAGTGGACTCCGAAGCCTGTAGAGGCCATCCGCTGGTATCTGAAGGATGAGAATCTGCTCTGGGAGTACCCGGCCGGTAAGTTCTATACGTCGAACTATCCGCAAGGCCGCGTGGCTATCGTTGAGTCTGAGGTCAAGACCAACGGGAGCGAGCTGATCCCGGAGGAAGATGCCAAGGCTATGATCGCCGCCTGGCGTGTTCAGCAGATGCCGGGCGAGCGCTGGTACCGGAGCTCTGACAAGACTGTTCTCTGGACCTACCCGGGGCGTATGTTTTATATTTGTTCCCAGCCAGATGGATCCGCGATCTCCCATGTTGGCCGTGAGTGGTGGCTTATACGGGACAAGACAGAGAAGGTGACACCCGAGGAAGCCCAGAGAGTCATCTCAGGGTGGAAGCCGAAGCCGGCAACCCGCTGGTATCTGCTCAGGCATAACAACACTCTACGTGCGTTCCCCGAAGGCAGATTCTACAGCTGCAGTATTCCAGAGGGCGAAGCGTGCGAGTGCTCGGAGCAAGAAGCGATTGGCTGGGGTGCCAAGCTGGTCACTGCCGAGAAGGCCGAAGAGCTGATCGCGGGGTGGAAGAAGGCGAAGAAGCCGGCTAATGTCTGGAATCCGGAGCAGAGCCCGTGCATAACTGTTCGCCAGGATTCAGAGGGTATGCATGTGATTCGTGCCGGAATCAGGAATCCCTACAGTACGGTGCAGGGTGATGTAGAGTTTGTCACCGTCAAGCTCCACGATCAGCTGCTCAAGGAGCGGGATACGTTGATCAAGGATCTCGAGACTCGCCTGGTTCAGTTCAAAGAGTTGAACGAGGAGGAGAGTGCTGAGCTCGTCAAGCGAAATGAGAAGATCAAGCAGCTCGAGGACTGGGCTGCCTAACAGCGGCAGCTGAACTATGATCAGCGTGAGACGATCTCCAGGCTGGAGAAGCGGGTAGCCGAGCTCGTCAGCCGGTAGGGATGAAGACAGGTCAGCCAGGCCCCGGCCAGTCTGGGGCCTGGCTCTTTTGATGGGAGGATAATGCCTAGTTCAAAGCGGATAGCGGAGCGGGCAGCTAACTACCGACAGCAGGCTGCGGAGTTCCAGCGGAAGTATACGAATTGGCCAGATTGCCCGGCGGCCCCCGGGTGGCTCAAGCAGATCCAGCAGGCCACGGAGTTGGCCGAGATCTGCGAAGAGAATCTGGCGTTCAGGGAGACCTTGACAGCGTTTACGGAGAAGCAGGCCAATGGATGAAGAAAACATCATACACAATCATTACGTAGAGCTGGCCAACGGCCATAGCCTGTCGTTCTTCTTCAACGAGACAACCGGGTTGCTCGTAGTGGACGTTATACGCAGGGATGGGACTGGCGGCAATGAGATCGTCAGGAAGACCGTGGATGTCCCTGTGCTCATGAAGGATATGAAGAAGGCCATTAGGAGATGGGGGAAGGTGGGTTCAGTTGACGCGAGGGACTAAGTCAGTTCTATTCGGAGCCCACTGCTTTCTTCTCCATGGCTGGTTCGTTATGTGGGCATGGTGGTCTCTTTATGGTTTCCCCTGGGATCCCAGGCTCTGGGTGGCGTTCTTCACACATGATTTGGGGTACGTAGGCTGTCGGAAAATGGATGATGCCGAGGGCGAGAAGCACGTTGAGTTTGGTGCCCGCCTGATGCACTGGCTGTTCGATCGGCCTTTCATTAAGAAGGGGGCCGAGAAGTGCGAATGGTATGACACTTATCCGGGAATCAACTGCTCAGAGTGGAAGTGCCCCCATTGTAGGACTAAATGGGTGTCTGTCGAGGCCCCGTATTGCAGCTGTCAGCTGCGATTTTACTGGCAAGACTTCTGCCTCTATCACTCCCGGTTCTACGCTAAGCGGGATGGGAAGCTGTTCTCTCGTCTGTGCGTAGCGGACAAGCTGGCTATTGTGCTGACCCCGTCATGGCTATATTTGCCACTGGCTAGAGCATCAGGGGAGCTGCAAGAGGCCATGGGTCTGACTACGACCAGGTATGCGGCAATGAACCTGCCGAGCGATGATCCCCGTGAATGGCATCGGAATGTTAAGACATACCTGCGTAAATGGGTGGAAGAGAATAAGGAGAAGTGATGGCGTACACCGAGCCAGTTAAGTTCAGCAAAACCAACTGTTATGGGTGTGGGCACGAGGACGACGTTTATACCGTTGCAGAGTTCATACAGGCCGTTGAGAGCGGTGCGTTCATAGACTACGATGGATACGGCCATCCTGTTCGAGACGGGATGTCGGATACGTCCATAGTCATCTGCCCGTCTACGGCCGCCGAGGATATCCCGTCCGACGCAACGCACGTTGTCTGGTTCAACCGGTAGGAGACTCATGGCCAAAGAACAGAGAGCCCCGTGGGCGAGCATGGCATACCCAACCAGGGGCCGCGGACAGAGACATATCTGTTGTAAGTGCAAGAATCACTGCTTTACCGTGGTCCGAGTAACCGGTGGAGACCCCAACCTGACCCGTAAGATGTGCCCTGCCTGTCTCAAAGAGGCGGTAGAGCGATGGTTGAGCTTTAGTGCCGCTGAGAAGCGGGAAGCCCGGAGAGGAAAGAAGCATGATAAGTCCATTTCTTAGGGTGGCCATTGACGAGGCTGTAAAGGCCTATGGGGTGCTCGATGTCCTGGAAGGGCTGATCAAGGCGTGTACCGTGGCGAACGCTGAGGGCCAGAGTGGGATGTCTGCTACAGAGATGAAAGACCTGAAGAGGGACCTGCGAGCGGTGTACCACGCAGCCTTGGCCGGAGAATCACTGACCAGCCCCTCGGTTACCTGCGATCATGACATGACTAGCCTGGAGTTTGAAGATGAGTGACATGAAATGCCGTGGAGACCTTCATTTCAGTGGCTGTGCCCGGTCCAGGCTCCAGCTGCTGGAGGAGGCTGATGTCGGCCAGCAGAAGAGGATTGCGGACCTGAGGAGGATGCTGGACACGGCCGACAAGAAGATCAGGGCGATGGAAAAGGCCTTGAAAGCAGTGGAGTGGCAGCCTGGGCTTGATGCGTGTGGCGAGTACGGAAGTTCGTTCTGCCCCGAGTGTGGCTTTCCCATGGAGGAGGGCCACGACCAAGGATGCAAACTGGCAGCGGCCCTGGCCCTGCCCAGATAAGGAGACTGGGATGGACACGAAGACCGAGAAGTTGTACGACGATATCTATACCAAGACCAGTATGCTCGTCCCGGAGGCCCATGGATTGGCCGAGGCGATCACCGCATACGGCCAGGAGTTGAAGAAGGAGATCAAGGAGGAGCTGGCCGGGAAGGCCGCGGAAGAGGAAGGTCCACGCTACTACCGATCGAAGTTGGGTTGTAACCCTCCCTGGGTGATTTGGGAGTTCCCGGCCAGCGTCTGCCACTATGACGGTAGGACCACTCCTAGTATATTTCCGGAGACTAGCGACGAGCTTGTGAGCATGTCGCAGGCTGAGGGTAGGCTATGGATTATGAGTCGTATCAACGACAGGCTCAACCGGCAGCTGGCGGATGCCAATAAGCTGATCGGGGAGATCGAGGATCGCTTTAGTCCCTACCCTGGGTCTTACCGGGGCACCTGTGAGGCGATCGCCAAGTATCGTAGGGGCTACCCGGAGTCAGAGTGAAGAACAGAGAGATCCTGAAGCTCCGGACGATGGCCGAGGGTGACGAGCTCCATACCACGTGCAACGTCCATGATGCGGCGGGCGAGGATGCTGTATACTCGGCGGTCGTCCAGCAGGCGGCCCTGCTCAACACTGTACTGGAACGTACTGGGTCCACACAGAGGGTTACCATGCTGACCGTGGCCGGGCAGACCCTGCTGAAGAGTGCGGAGACCTCCGTCAAGCTCAGGAGCTGAATGAAACTACGTGCAGCCTATTGCAGCAAGCACAGACGGGCAATGACCCCGCGGCAAATAAAGCAGCACGGGTGTATGGACGGGCGTAAGCAGCGGCACTACGGCCGATGCATATGCAAGTACCTGAAGCGGTTGGATCCGCATGTGGCCAAGAAAGGAGCAAAGTGAGCCGAAAGACGTACGATCAGGGCTTTGATGATTACGGGCTGGGCCGTACAGGCAGCCGTCTTTACTATGGATGGGAAAGGGATGCCCGCGACTACCAGGATGGGTGGCGGGCGGCGGAGGCCCGCAGGGAGATTCAGGCTGCGGATGACCGTGCCCGGGAAGCTCGTAGGGCTCGTGATTGGCGGATAGCAGAACAGATGGCTGAGGAGGCCGAAAATGACCAAACGCAGTTCTAAGCGGTATACGAGAGAATATTTGAGGGCGGGGAATGTCACATGGGGCTTCCCATTGAAAGGCACTGGTCTCTGTGGAAGCCTACAGTTCACTGCAGACGATAGGTTGGCTATCTCCCATGGATTCAACGGTAATCTCCTAAACCTCGATCTTACGGCGGCCAAGGATCTGGCTATCCAGATCGGGAGAGCCCTGCGGACATGGAAGAAGACTACAAAGCCGGCTCTTCGCTGGTATCGGTGTAGGGACATTATTCGGAGTTACCCGGATCGAAAAGTGTACTTCCCACGCGGCGAATCATGGCCAACTTGCCCTGAGGAGATGTGCCAGGAGTTTAAGGACAAGCGTATCTCTCAGAAGGTGGCTTTGGCCCAGATAGCCCGGTGGAAGAAGGCGAGGGCCAAGTGAGCAGAGTGGAGAAGGCAGTCGTGATCTTGGTTAGTCTGGCCGGGGTGGCCGGACTTGTACTTTACTTGTTGCGGTGGATTCTGCCGTGAGATAAGGAGAAATGATGACCCCTACATATGCAAATGGCGACCCCAAACAGGGTCAGCCGATCCGTGTTGGAGACAAGATCGTATGGATTGACCGGCTGCTGCCGGTGCTGGCCGTCGGACCGTGCACCTACGAGGACCTGGCGGTTTACGACGGCCAGTGCCTGTTGAAGGGGGCGTACGGGGATAGCTACGTGCTTCGAGCCCCGTTCCTCTCCGAATTCCCGTGGAAGCCTGCAGAGTCCGTCCGGTTCTACGCGTCTACATCGACCACAGACGAAGAGATCAGGGCGATCTGGGAGTTCCCGGCCCGCCTCGTCCACCAGAAAGAGGGGATCGCCTCGGCCCTGTCCGAAGAGGATAACAGTTGCATCCGCCCGATCTCGCTCAGGTTGGCCAGGGGGATCATGGCCCGGTGGGCGGCTGAGAGGGAGAAGAAGCCTCGGTATTACGATATCGGAGAGGGTCGTCACGGGATCTACGAGTTCCCCGCCGGTGTCTTCCACCGGGATGACGGGAAGTCAGAGCCTGCCACACGCACAGAGGATTCGAGCTCTTTGAAGCGGATACCGGATGAGCAGGCTAAGAAGTCGCTGGCCGAATGGGCGAAGAAGGTCGAGCCAAAGGTTCTCTGGTCCGGGGTGATCGACGGGGTCTCCTACGAGCTGGTCCCGGAGACCGACGAGTATTGGGTGTGTACGGGGTGCGTAGCCGGAAAGTGCGGGAGTGACGAGTGCCGGAGGCTCTCCAAGGCCAAGAACTGCGATGATCTTCGCGGCATCTTCCGTATGGCCAAGGCTGGTAAGACGGCTGAGTACAGGCTGAAGGAGGCTGATGCCCTGATCGATCAGCTGGAAGAGACACTGTGTGAGAATATTGTCGAGTTTGACGTTGTGTCTGGCGCATACTGGTGTAGTGATTGTGCGGAACGGGCAGATGTTGAGTCAGGGGTACTGCACGATCCCGATTGCATATTGTCAATGCTCTCCGAGTACAAGAGGGGCCGGTCCAATGCGTACCCTTCTTAAGCTCATGTTCTGCGACTTGGGGCTGCACTGGTACCGCCCGACCAAGAACAGTGAGTTCCGCTGGTCCGGAGATAATCATAGGTGCCGTCTGTGCGGGAAGGGAGTCAAGTGGCTTTAGCCAATGCCAACTGGAGGCCGGACAAGCCATTCGAGACCCCAGTGCAGCGTACTCCTCGGTTCAAGGGGAAAACGAGTCAGAAGAAGGCCAAGCGGCTGGCCAAGATGGCTGAAGAGCTCTTTGGCCAGAAAAAGGAGAAAGATGCTGATAGCAAGCGTTAGCCTATGTCAGTTGGCCGGACTTACCCTGGGTGCTCTGCTGGTATCCGCGGTCATCGTCGGAACAGCCATCTTCGTGTGCGGCGGGCCCAGAGACCGGTGGGGTGATTAGATGAGCCACTATTGGATCATCGAGTTCCGGAAGGCCACGGAGCGGGATGTGAATGCGGCCTGGTCCGGGGATAAGGCCCGCTTCCGTTGCGGGTTCTGTGGAGACCGGATACGCGAAGGAATGTCGTTTGGCGGAATTTACACCAATGATATGCCCGGCTGCGATGGGAATCCTTTGATCTGCCAGATGTGCTACGAGGCGGCCGGGTCCACTCCTCAGGGGGCCCGTGGCGAATGGCTGAAGATGTGCGATCACATCGCCAGCCTTAAGCATAAGTACTGGCGTTTCTTCAACACAGGAGACTGAGATGTCACTAGAGCTTGCAGGTGTCTGGGGCATGGTCCTGCTGGTCGTGGTGGGCGTGGTCGTCGCCATCATACGGGGCTGTCGATGATCCAGTGCCCATTGGACTGCGGAGTGTGCTGCTGGAACCAGAGTAGTCCTCCGTTCATGCCCTACGAGCTGGCTGGGCTGCCCGCCAACCTCGTACAGCAGATAGACGACTACCTGACCTCAGATGACTACGACGACCTGGCCCGGTGCATCTGGCTGAATGGGGATGGGCGGTGTGCCGAGTACGAGCACAGGCCAGAGGTCTGCCGTGAGTTCGAGCGCGGCGGAGTATCTTGCTTGACACAACGAAAGGAAGTTGGTTATGGACCTCTGTGAAAGCTGCAGGTTTTGGAGGGCTTACGATGGTCCTCCACACACGGATGAGTCGCCTGGAGATTGTATGCGGTATCCTCCAACTGTGCATATTATGACCTTTCCTGATGGAGATTTCCGTGACGTAGAGTACGTACGCCCAGAAGTTGAGGCCTCGGATTGGTGCGGAGAGCACCGGAGAAATGACGAATAATGAGCATATCTGACAGAGTGCTGATGAGTCTGATAGCTGACGACGAGTGGACGGTTGAGAACTACGGGGCTCACCCGGGCTGCCAGGATACCGAAGAGGAAGTGGCTGAGAGCCGTATCCGACTAGATGCGTTTCGCGAGCTTCAGGAGTTCAGAGCTTCACAGCGGTGGATATCCGTGCGAGACCGGCTCCCGGCTGAGGGCGAGTATGTTCTGATCGGGGTCGAGGGCTGCGGACGCTTCGAGTTTCTGGGAGAGGCTAGATGGGCCTCCGAGGACTGGGGCTGGCTCGATCGCAATGATGATGAGTTCATTGAGGTGACCCATTGGAGGAAGAACATTCCCATGGAACTCCCAGAGAAGCCTGCGACTATCGCCGGGATCCAGCCCAATATGGGTAAGCCAGTGGTGTGGACCCCTCCGCCAGCCGCTGACTTCCAGTGCCAGTGCTGCCGGACAGGAAGGTATTCATGTCGACCAAACTTCTGAGTAAGTCCATCACCTGTGTCAGCTGTGAACGCCGGCAACTGATAGCCAATACCGAGTTGATCCAAACGCATTGGTATGAGGGTCCCCACGGATGTACTGGGGGAGATACCTGGCACCCCGGTGAGTGCCAGTTTGTATGCGGCCATTGCGGGGTCCTGAACCGGCTGCTGACCCACCCTGAGTGGGACGAGCGGGCTGGGCGGTACGTAGACCTGGGCCAGGACTTCTTCCTCCAGCGGTATAAGCCCAGGTTCAAGCAGGTGACTGACGTGTACGACAGGGCGATGCCCGGCCAGTTCGCGAACAACCGGTGGATCTCAGTAGAGTTCAAGAGAAAGAGTGGGCGATGAACAACGGTAAGAGAGTGTTCAAGATCGGTGACGTCGAGATCCTCGAGATGATCATTTCAGGGCATTTCGGAAGTCCAGAGACGCTCCCGTTCAAGTTAAACGAGTGGCCTCAGGTACGTCCGGCATTCAGCCGGATACTAGCCAGGCTCCAGACGGCTGAGGCAGCTGTACGGTCCATTGCGGACCCGATCCGGCATATGCGTGAATCTCTGAAGGCTGGCGAGCAGCTAGATGGGGCGATGGCCGTCAGATTGGCAGAGGACCCGCATTACCTGCAGGGGATAGCCAGGCGGGCAGTACAGGACATGCCAGACCAGGAGTGATATGGGCAAGATCAACCGAACAGTCACGATCAGCGTGGGCCGAGAAGAATACGGGTACCACATACACGACAAGGACGGCAAGTGCATCAACAGCGATTACTTCGGGCAGGAGCATCAGGCCCGGAAGTATATGGAGGAGGAGCTGAAGAAGGGGCTGGAGGACAAGGAGAACGGGCCGTACACAGCCTTGTTCATCGTGGTTCCAGAGTGCGTAGAGGTCCGGGGTCAGCCGTACACCCTGGTCAAAGGTAAGCTTAAGCGGGTCAAATGACCTGAAGGAGCCTGCATGTTCAAGCGTATTGTGGATCTTGTCTACTTCTGGACCCATCGGTGGGCGGCTCCAGACCTGATCTTGGACCGGGACATGGTATGCCCCCGACGGATGGTTGTCCGCAGTCTGTTGAGCAATGGGTACACGTTTACCGTCCCGGCCAAGGCCACCGTCTGGGTCAGGGATAACCTGATTGGGATCGGCATAGATCGGCCCAAGGGGCATGGGCTGGTCCTCAAAGCTGGAGGGGCCATCCGCGGCTGGGGGATAGCAGGCCACTTGAACTGCACGGTTATCGGGTGCAGCACAGGTTACGCCGCAGCCCAGGTCGAGAATATCCCGGCCCAGGCCTACAGGACGTGCCCTCCTGGTTTCTACGATGTTCAACGTAAGTATGGGTACGGGGTGACCATGCTCTATAGGAATGGCAATACCCTTTTGGAAGGAAACGGAGAAATCCCATGCACATAAAGCAAGTGATTGAGGTCCCGACCGGCCACATCCTGATCGTGCAGGGGGATCGGGGCCTGCTCGAATGTCTATCCCTGGGCGACTATGGCAAGCAGGTCAACCTCAAGTGCGATGCTATGGGCCTCTTCCGGGAGCCAGATCAGGTCCGACACCAGCCAATGCTCCCCCTGGAAGAGAAGTGGGTTATCACCATAAGCACTCAATACGGGTGCTCCATGGGCTGCTCGTTCTGGGATGTGCCAAAGGTTGGCCCGGGCCGTAATGCTACGCTAGCCGATCTGAACGGGCAGATCTCGACGGCCATGAGCCTGCACCCTACGGTCCGCTCCGGCCGCCGGCTCAATATCCACTATGCCCGGATGGGTGAGCCAACCTGGAACCAGACGGTCATCGAGCACGCCACTAAGCTGCGGGCTGGCCTAGGATTAGGGTTCGAGACGATCCACCCCGTGGTCAGCACTATGCTCCCTGTGCGAAACGTGTACCTGCGGCATTTCCTGAGTCAGTGGATGAGGCTGAAGAATGAGCAGTTCTTGGGCGAAGCCGGACTCCAGCTGAGCATCAATTCGACTGATGAGGGAGAGCGTTCCGCCATGTTCAAGGGGAATGCCATGCCCCTGGCTGAGTCCAGTGAGATGATGTTGAGGGTCATGCAGGAGAGTGGCGTCCCCCGCGGCCGGAAGATCACCCTGAACTTTGCGGTTGCCGAGTATACCGTGGACGCCCAGAAGCTGGCCTCCATGTTCAGCCCTGCGTACTTCATTTGCAAGCTGACCCCCATGCACAAGACGACCGCGGCCACCCAGGCCGGGATCCAGACGGCTGGGGATTACCCGACGTACCACCCTTACCAGGATATGGAGAGCAGGCTGAAATCAGCGGGGTTTGATGTTCTGGTGTTTATCGCCAGTCGGGAAGAGGACTCCAGCCGAATCACGTGTGGAAACGCTATCCTATCGGATGGCAGGAAGTAGATTGCCTATGTCAGGATTAACCTGGGCTTCGACGACCACCGGACGGTGGTTCGATGGTTTCAAGCGAGTGGATCGGGAAGAGTATGATCGAGACCTTCGTGAACGGCAGCGGCGGCATATCGAGCGGATCAGGGATCATCTCGATGGTGATTGGCAGCCATGTCTGCATGATGGGTGCCCGGAGTGCTGTGGTACGGGCATAAAGTCGGACGGGTCCATGTGTGTCCACATGATCCGCTGCCCGTGCCCCAAGTGTAACTTCAGATGAGGAGCGACCATGACCAGTAACGAGCGAGAGCAGTATCTGCGTAGATCGTTTCACATTCTGCGGGCGAAGCTAGTGGCAGCCTCGATCTGCGTGGCCCTGGAGGCCGTAGCCTGCTTTGTCCTAGCCATGTTCTGCGACCCATGGTGGATCCCGGCATTGCTCGGATCGGCCATGCTCACCTTTGCCTACTGTGCCGTCCTGGGGATGCCCGTGTCTTTGGAGAGGGAAAACAGGCGGCGGGAGCAGGCCAAGCGAGAGGATGAGGATGAGCTGGACCAGCTTCTGAGAGAGGTTACGGAGGAGGCCAAGGAGGAGTTTGAGGTGGGGGTCATCGAGGAGGTACCCCCAGGCACGCTGGTATACGATCCGGACGAGGCCGAGGCGGAAGAGGCCCGTTGGATGATGCATGAGATATGCAACAGCCTGACAACCGCCCAGCGGGTCAAACTCTTGAACAAGCTGTACGAAGAGGTCGATGCCAAGGCCCCAGGTTGCGGTGGCGGATGTAAGTGCAAGAAGGGGCCCAGAAGGACGGGTGGACCGCAGTCGCCTTCTGGGATCGGAGTGGGGGAGATACTAGGCCGGGGTGCAACTCAGTGTTCTTGGCTCGTGCTACCCTGTCGGGCGGGGAACTGTTGCATATGGCCAGGGAGCAGTGGCCCGAGGTCTGGAATAGACCAGGATTCCCTATAAAGCTGGAAGGAGCATCGGTATGAAGGTATTGATCGATCTGAACACGTTGAAGAAGAATCCGACAGGGGCTGTCTCTATCCGGATGCAGGGGCCTACCCGGCTGATTCGGAAGACATGGTGGACGCATATGGGCCGATCCTGGTATGAGCATGCCCAGGCCGGCCCGAATGGGGAGTGGCTTCCTACGCTTATATACGAGGTCTGGTCGAAAACACCAGACAGGTGCACTATCATCCGGGAGATAGAGTACCTCGAGGTGACCGACGAGCGGCCGGCACCCATCTGGACGTACAAGTACATGCCTCTCAAGCTGGTCTGTGCTGAGTGCTGTGACCAGATTACGATAGTCTACGAGACTCCCCACACGTCTGCAGAGGTCGTGAACTGCATGGGATGCGGGGCACTGAAGATTGTTCCTGGTAATGAGTTCGAGACGGTCGAAGAGGCATTGGCCAGGTTGCCCAAGCCTTAGTCTGCGTAAAGTGATAGGATATGTCCTTCTATGCAGAACGGTAAGGGAGACAAACGCAGGCGTCAGCAGGTATCGGACGAGGTGTTGGCCCAGAACTGGGCGAGAGCCTTTGGCAGGAAAGGACACAGTGATGCTCGACAAAGTGCGGAAGATCGGGATGAAGGACTACGAGATCACCGACTACAAGTTTCCGAGCCCGGCGTCAAAGAGGTGCAGGAAACGCCTGGTTAAGGCTTTGCGGTCGCGAGAAAAAAGGTGCGTGAGTAGCTTGACCGCTGAGTATGTGGAGAGGGTGACACCCATGGAGGTCTATGTCGGCTAAGAAGGAGACCAATGGACAAAGCTAAGTTCGACACCTGGAAAGAGCTGGACGATCAGCTCCAGGTAGACGCAGTGGGGCTCCTGAGACGCTATTGTCAGCTTGAGCGGGAGACGGTGCCCGGATACGAGCAGGAAGATGACTTCTCCATCAGCCTAACCCCCGAGAAGTACTTGAGTTTCTCTGACTTTTCGACTGAGTATATCTGTTATTCGGGGGACGAGTTCTGGACGTATGGAGGGCACGAGTACCATGAGCTGCAATTACCTATCCGGTGGCTGTACAGTCCGGATTGGGAGGCAGAGGCCAAGTTGCGGATCACTTCCAAGTTTGCCTCTGAGCTCAAGGCAAGAGCCGTGAAAAAGAGTCGGGAAGAGGCAGAGGAGCGGGCGAAGTACGCTCGGTTAAAGAAGAAATTCGAGGGAACATGATCGTATCTGAGCTGATCGCAGAGTTGCAGCGGATGCCGGGTGATGCCCAAGTCAAGATGGCTGGGACCCGAGAGGGTGGGAGTGAGACTACCTCGTGGGATGACGACATCTGGTCAGACCTGCAAGCAGTTCAGGACCTGGGGACTCGAGTAGTGTTGGAGCCTGATCAGAGTAGTACCGAGTACAGATAGGAGAACGCCTTGAAAATAGACATGGAAAGTAGGGAGGTAACCGTAGAGTTCGCGACCCTCTGCGGAGGAGACGTCTTCTCGTTTCACGATGTGCTGTACATCAAGCAGTCGGTAACCTCGTCCTACGAGCGTCCAGGGGGCGTCAGGCTTACGGATGGCAGACTGCTTCCGTTTGGGCCAAGTGCACTCGTAGTACCGCAGCCTGGGGCCACGGTCGTCATTCGTCCAGTTAAGTCTGGGGACTAGGAGACAGATGGGTATGTATTCGCAGTGTGAACTCCGCCGTGAGGTTGCGGGCGGATGTCAGGTAATGGTGAGTTGGATTCCGACAGACATCGCCACTGTAGGTAAAATGGTGAGGCTTAAGGACGTGGAGTATGGGGCTTGGACAGAGGGATGGGAAGTGGTGTTTGCTTCTCGGGGGAGTCTTCCGTACTCCATAGTCAACTATCAATCCCAGCAGCACAAGACTTCCTATCCCTCTATTTGTAAGTAAGAACGGAGACAGATGGCGGCTAGGAACATAATCACAGAACCCGCGGCGGTCACGGCTATTGCGAGCTGGTTCGGAAGCAACAGAATGTTGGCTCATGTGGTCGGCCATGAGCTCGAGGGCTGCAACTGGGTGGGGGTCCCGTTCGCCGGGTCGATGTCCGAGATCCCCTATATGACAGCTAGATCCATCCTGGTCAATGATCTGCACAGCCATCTGATGAACCTAGCCCGGGTGATGGCCGACTCGGTGAAGGGCCCAGAGCTCTACCGCCGTCTTAGGCGGAAGATTTACCACGAGCAGGAGCTTCTGGAGGCCCAGGCGTACTGTGCCCGACTGGAGCAGGAGAATGAGGCTCGGCCATTGGCGGACCTTGATTGGGCCGAACGATACTTTGTCTGCAGCTGGATGGGCCGTCATGGCCGGGCCGGGACGTTCAATGAGTTCTCGGGCGGGATCAGCTTCAGGTGGTCATCGAGTGGTGGGGACAGTGCAAAGCACTACTGGAGCGCCGTTCGCTCGATCGTAGAGGCCCGTAAGTGGCTCAGGAAGTGCAACTTCCTGTGCATGGACGCCATTCAGTTCATTGGGAACTGCTCGGATATCCCGGCCAACGGGTTGTACATGGACCCTCCGTTTCCGGGGCCTGGGGAGCTCTACAAGCACAAGTTCACCCTGGACCAGCATAAGCAGCTGGCTACGGCATTGGACGGGTTCAAGCAGGCCAGGATAGTGATACGCTTCTACGATATCCCACTCATCCGGGAGCTGTACCCAGAGAGCCGCTGGGTATGGAAGCACCTGGTGGGGCGGAAGTCGACGAATGAGGTGGGGCCCGAAGTGTTGATCATGAGAAACCCTAGAAAGTAGGCGGCTGTTACATGCGGTATCTGGGGACGGTCGTCACCCAGGATGGCTCGAGCTACCCTGAGGTAACCCATGTGTTTGTCGACAGATAAGGAGACGTGATGGCATTTACGCTGAAGGATGTTGAAGAGGCTGTGGACAAAGTGGAGAGAAAGGCCAGGCAGGTTGTGGACGAGACCTCAATTGACCTCGGTGGAGGCCTGGTAATGGTGAGTGCCGTTCTCAGCCATACCTTTGAGTTGCTGAAGATATTGACCAGAGACTGTGAAGTCCTACACCAGCACCTGGAGACCCGTGAGGGGCTGTGCATGACCCTCTGCTCTCTGGTCGGGGTCGATGCCGAGGAACTGCTGGAGCCGGCCGTCGAAGAGCTCGTAAAGATTCGAGAGAGCCTGCCGAAGACTGCGGACGGGCAGCCCATCTACCGAGGGCGTAAGCTGTACTGCTACTTCGGGTACAGTGACCCCCGAGAGGGGCGAGTAGCTCACTACTCTTACAGTGACTGGAGCCGGGAGTGGACGGTGATCGTGGATATCTTGGAGGGACCGAGCACAGGTTCCAGCAGTGATCGATATGCCAAGGATCTCTATTCCACCCGTGGGCTGGCCCAGGCTGCAGCTGACAAGGCGAGAGAGGACCGATTATGCCAAATCTGACACCGATAGAGATCGTTGAGATGATCATTTCAGGCCATTTTGGAAGTCCGGAAACGCTTCCTGGCAAGTTATCAGAGTGGCCACAGGTACGGCCGGCACTAACCTGGCTTGTACAGGCTGTCAGAGAACGTGACGAGCTGGTCTACTGCCTGCCTAGTACCGGGGACGGCCAGCCAATCTATCCGGGGCGTATCCTATACTGGTTCGGGGATGAGCGTGAGGTCCTGGCCGTAAAGGTCCAGGGGATCCTGCCCCAGGGAGCTGTTAGCTGGGTGATGGAGGTAGAGTTCCTGGAGAGTGGTGCCTGGCGTAAGGTGGATCAGAACGATCTCTATTCGACCCGCGAGGTAGCCCAGTCATTCATTGATCACGTCCTTAACCTAGCCACTGTCTGACGATCGCGGCCACCCGGTGAATTTCACTGGGGCCAGCTATCCGTAGGTCATATGACCTAGGGAGTAGGTCTTAGGTCTAAGGAGACCCAAGATGGACGAGAAGATTCAAGGTCAAGTTCCGTTCGCGTCAGTAGTGGAGATGTATACGACAGACGCCTGGGGTACCGGTGGCGGTACGGTCGGCGATCTGTTGAAACGGCCAGAGGTTATCCCGGCCATCCTCTCCCGGATGTGCGTGGCCCTCGAGGGGCTGCAGAAGTTGGGTGCGGTGTTCATGAAGGCATTGGCCGAGACCCCCGTGCCCCAGAAGCAGGCTCATGCGGTGGGCGTGGAGACGAAGAAGACGGCTACAGCCAAGAGCGAGGTATCTGCAGTCCGCAGTACAAGTACAGAAGTGGCGATCAATCCTGTGCTTAGCACCAGCAATGCGAAGATTGCGGCGGACGCAGCGTACAAGGCACTCGGCAAGGCGGTTCTTGCAAGGTTAAGGGGTCTGCGAGGAATTAACTCCATTTACGGAGAGTGTGGTAAGAGCCGGTGGGTGAAAGCACTGTGTGGCTGTTCTTACTGGAAACTGTTGGATATGGCGGCTGCCGGAGAGCTTGATGTCAAGTTACCGGAGCTGATACGGATGACCGAGACGTCTATGCTTCCATCACCTGACGATGTCTTTCAGAAAGGAAGCGACGGCCACCGTATTTACAGCATGTGGCGTCCTGATAATCTGGTTTTCAGGAGTAATACTTGTCCTCCCGAGCTCAGCGATCACGAGGTGAGGTCGACGGCGGAGTTGGCTTTCAAGGCACTCTGGAAAGCCATCTTACCCAGGCTGCGCGGTTTGCGGGGTATCAGTGCTGTTTATGAGGAATACGGGCGGCGTAAGATGGTGAACGCGATGTGCGGCTGTAGTCACTTGGAACTGCTGGAGATGGCGGCAGCCGGGAAGCTTGAGACCAGATTGCCAGCTCTGCTTAAGCTGGCAGAGACAGCTCCGTTCCCGAGTCCAGACAGCTTGTTTAAGGCTGGTAATGCTAGTCATCGCATATATAGCATGTGGCTAACTGCCAACCAGATTACGCAGAGTAAGCCTGCACATACGCCAGTAGAGAAGCTCGGAGGTGGCCAAGGTAAGTGGTTGCAGGAACCGCCGGCTAGCGTGGATATTACGACCGCGTGGGATGGCCTGTCACTTACTCCGAAAGCAGTATTCAGGTCCCTTTGGCACGTTCTATCCTTTCGGATGAAGGGCCTGCCTGAGATTTGCAAATGTAATGGGCATAGTCGCGCACGCTGGATCACAGCTGTATGCGGAGTAAGCCTGTACGATATCGAGGCTATGGCATCGGTTGGAACGTTGAAAGAGAAATACCCGGGGCTTGTGGAGTTGGCTAAGACGGCCGAGCTTCCGCGGCCATCGCAAAGATTTCAGGAAGGAACACAGGCCATCAAGGCGTACGCAGATTGGTTATCCTGCGGGCAGCACGCGCTGGCGGCTATCCCGCATCGTCCGGCCCAGCCAGCCAAGGGCTCTGAGACCACTGTTCATGCGGATAACGGAACTGCAGCCTTCGCCAACCTCTGGAAGGCGATCAAGGCTCGGTTACGGGGTATTCGGTCTCAGTACGCTCTGAGTGATGAGAAGCAGCCGGCATGGGTCCGGGAGATGTGCGGAGTCTCCTGCCGCGACCTGGTACAGATGTCAGAGCGGGGCGAGCTCGACGGACGGATGCCCGAGCTTATGCAGATAGCGATGTACAATCGCCTGCCGACCCCCGATCGGATGTTTACGCTCCGGTCGAAGGCGTACGACGCGTACATGGACCTGCTTCTGAGGGGGCCTGGCGACTGGACGCTCTCGCAAGCAGCAGATGGCGGCATGGTTGACTGGCGGTGATCGTGTACAGGGCTGCGTGGTCGCCGGCCTATCGGGGCTCATCGGGTTCGGGATTGGCCAGGGCATGGGCCAATCTGGTTGGAACAAGCAGGAGAAAGCAGTATGACCTTTGACGAGTTCATCGCGGGATGCATAGCGGCTACTATCTTAGTAGGCGTAGGGTGTGCTATTGGCCAGGGCTGCGGCCAGTCTGAGTTTAATAAGCGGGCTGTGGAGGCCGGGGCCGGAGAGTACCGGGCGGATCCACGGACTGGGCAGACCCAGTTTGTGTTCTTCCCCCGGCCAACGACGGCCCCTGTAGAGAAAGGACCTTGAGATGGACGGGTACGAGAAATCCGCAGTATCGATCGTGATTCTGATCTGGACATTTCTAGTGTTTGCTGTAGCCGAGAGCATCGGGGAATCGTATGCGAAGGACAGATGTCAGAGGGAGGCGGTAGTGGCCGGGGCCGCCCAGTACAGGTCAGATCTGACCACGGGTTCACCCGTGTTCTACTACCTGGATGGCCGGCTGCCTGCAGAGAGGAAAGGACCTTAATGCCAGAGATTGACGTCGTTTACGAGAACTGGAGGCCAGAGATAGGCTCAGATCGCAAGGGGTACTGGACCCAGACCTACCTGGGGGTCCCCTACTGGACGTGCGATCCGCGGCCGGAGGATGTGTGGCTCGGGGATATCGCACATCACCTGTCGATCGAGAACAGGTATGGGGGTGCGAGTATCGTTCCCTACTCTGTGGCCCAGCACTCGGTTGAATGCTGCTACCGGGCCTCTCTGGATGCCAGGGCCTGGCTCCTGTTCCATGACGCGGAGGAGGCCTATACCAAGGATCTCCCCCGGCCGATCAAGGCTGCAATCCCCCAGTTCAAGGCCATAGGAGAGCTCAACCGGCAGGCTATAGCCCAGCGGCTGGGGTTGCCCTGGCCGATCCCCGAGGCGATCCAAGCCGAGATCCACGAGATCGACAACCGGATGCTGGCCACTGAGCGAAGGGATCTGCTGCGTCCATCTAAGCTCGAATGGCAGCTGAAGCATGAGCCGTACGCGGAAAGGCTTCAGGCCTGGTCCTGGGATAAGGCAGAGACGTTCTTCCTGTCCACGGCCAGGTCTGTGCTGAACCAGGATCTGTTTAGTGCCTGCCTGTATCCGGCTGACACCCAACTTGTTTAAGGAGAAGAAGATGTCGAAGAAGACGATTGAAGTGGCGGGCGAAGAATGGCTCCAGAATACGGTGGGAGATGCTCTAACCCAGCAGATCTCCCAGGTCGTTCAGCGAGGGGCCCAGGACTACGCCCTGGGCATTCTCCGGGAGAAGAACCCGTATACGAAGACGACACCCGCCCTGTGGAACGCCTGGGACCGGGGGTGGGCTACGGCCCAGGATATGATCGACCCGAGTATCGGGGAAGAGGTCAAGGAGAAGTTTGCCCAGCTGCAGCCCAAGGCGGTGGACACCTGGAAGTGTGCCGACGGTCAGTTCAAGGTCGGGGATAAGCTCTGGACGCGCTACGGGGATGACTGGGTGCAGGTCCGATCGTTTGGCACACAGTATAAGGGATGCTACGGTAAGATAGCGATACTGCTTGCGGCCAGCAAGATCAACGCGTGCACCACTGTGGCCTTTCCAGAGGACTGCTATCTTCAGGATCCTCGGCAGCATACGTGTGCCGACGGCCAGTTCAAGGTCGGGGATGATCTCTATGTGCATACGGGTGGGATGTACCCGGTGAAAGGGCCTTATCCGGTGCGATCGGTGGCCGCCGATGGGCTGATCACGCTCGGCGGTGGGTTTGTAGCTCACAGAGATAAGTGCTACACGGTGTATCCCGAGAAGCTCAAGATGTACGAGTGTGCCGATGGCCGGTTCAATCTGGGGGATGCCCTGTGGATGCCCTCTTCTGACGCCCCGGGCGGATACGTACAGGTCAGGGCCCACTCGGTCGGAAGTGGTTCGGATGGGGCCATCATCTGGCAAGCCTCGTCGTCACCCATGTGTGCCAAGGCCTCGGCCTGCTACCTGAAGAAGCCTGAGCCCAGGTTCCGGGTGGTTGGAGGTGTCTACGAGTATCTGTGTGCTGACGGATGGTGCAGACTCTGGGACAAGCTGTTCTCGTACCCAGAGGGTGAACGCTATCCAGTGGCCCGGACTGTAACCTGTGTCTCCAAGTGCTCTTCTGACTCACCAGAGGTCGGATTCGACTACCAGAATCCGACGACCCTGGCCAAGGACTGCTATCGGAAGAATCCTGGTATGCGTTAACCTAGCTCCTTTATCTGCCCGTGTGGGCAGGTTCATAAGGCCTCTCTCCACCCGGGGAGAGGCTTTTTTTTAGCTATCAGGGGCTAGGGTATACTCAGGTAATGGCACTAGTAACTCAAGACGGCCTCACCCAGGGCATTCGTGACTCGCATTTCGAGATCGTGGTGGCTGCTTCTGACGCTCCGCTTTCGGCGAAAGCCGGAGCTCAGTTTGTTTGCGACGGCACGGCAGACGATGTACAGATCCAAGCGGCACATGACCTGATTGCGGCTACTGGCTCCGGCACCATTCGTTTATCGGCCGGCACGTTTTACATCAGTGCCACTATCAATCTGACCAATCGCGTTATGATGTGTGGGACCGGGTCCGATCACACAACGCTGTATCTGGCCAATGCCGCCAACTGCGACATGATCAAGTTGATGCCCTTCGATCCGACGACCGGCGGGTTCTATACCACGAACGCTCTGAGCATGTTCCGGGACTTTCGGATGCATGGAAACCGCACCAATCAGTCGGCATGGAATGGGACGACGAACCCGTTGCGCGGGATCGTGCAGATGCCCTCTACCACGGGGCCGACCAAGAACGCCTGGATCGACATCCAGTTTGTAAACATCTGGTTCAGTTCCATGGCTGGCAGTGCTATTGAGCTATGCCAACAGTGGGAGCATCGGGTTTTGCAGTGTGTATTCGAGCAGAGCACTGGGGCGGCTGTGTATTTCAACATTCCATCGGGTCAGATATGCGGCCCGATCTGGATCAGCGAATGCTTCGCGATCGACAACGCAGGGCCATTCATTGACTGCACCGTAAATGGCACGGTTGGCAATGCGGGATACCTGAACGGACTGTACGTGCGGTCTAACCACGTGGGGCAGAGCACTGCGACTATCAGCGATCATCTGATCCACGTTCCACCGTCGGTCAATGTCACGTTCAGCGACAATAACTTCTACCCGAAGTTCACGGCGGCCAACACGTATGACACCGTGTACCTGGACAACCAGGCATCTTCGACCGCCAATGGGTACTCCTTCACAGGAAACCGCTTCACCTACACCGCCAACGTGCCTCGTTATGCCCTGCACTTCGTAACTGCCTATCCGCAGACGATGGGGATGATCACGATCACCGGCAACCTGCTCAACGGGGCAGGAACGGATCTGATCCGGTTCAACGATGCCACGGCTAATTTCGATGGCGCCATCGTGTACCTGACGGTCACCGGCAATGTGATGGCAGGCTCGCCCAATGGCATCTACTTCTACGGGGGCGGGCATGCGGTGATCGAGGGGAATAACTCGGAGTGCTCGGTGAGCTTCGCGGCGGTGTCCACGTATGTCACCCAGGGGGTCATCACGGGGAACCGGTGGAATACGGCCCCGACTACGATCGGGAGCGCGTTTTCCCCGGCGATGCAGGTGTTCAACAATGCCGGGCCGGAAGCAACACACACGTACAACGCACAGGCGACGACCGCCTTGGATGGCAGGCATCTCGGCTTGATCACGGTCTCCAACACGGTGGACATCGTTGTGTTCCTCCAGGACACCTTCAACGCCAACCGCGATATGTCCGGGAGACGAATCACGTTCAAGAAGATCTCGGCCGATGCCAAGAAGCTGATCATCGTACCCTACTGGGCTGCCAAGAACTCCAACACGCCGGTAACGGATGCTGGCGGCGGCAGTGTCTGCACGGTCGGAGCGACATTTGCAGCGGCGCTCGCTGGCGACAAGGTTGCCATCGGGCAAAAGGCCAATATCCAAGCCGGGGTCTACGCGATTGCCAGCGTCAATACCGGGGCGGGGACGATCACCCTGACCACGAATGCAGTGTTAGCCGCGGCGGGCAATCAGACCGGCTGCCTCGTGGCCTTGCTGCCGCCACTGGCAACCTGCTCTATTGAAGGGGCGGGATCATTCGAGGCGATTGATGCCCTGGGTGACACCGTGACCCTGGAGTGCGATGGGATTGGGACCGGGTGCGTGTGGCGAATTGTCTCGAAGATTATCGCGTAGATGAGATGCCAAGATGATTACATGGAACGGATCAGCAGGATTGAACTTGTATGCTGCGACACAGGCGGGGGCCCAGGACGCCGTGGTAATGACCTATTCAAATGGCCAGTACTCGGCGGATGTCGCGGACACCTTTTCCGTATTTAATAGGGTAGGCGGGTCCCCGGGCATCGGAGATCCTCAGTACACGATTCCATTAGCCAGTGTATTGGCCTCAGCCGGGGGGACCCTGCCCGTAGCCAAAGTAATGGTCTCTGCTGGCGGAACATTGGATCCGGCTAATGTACTGGGTACTGCAGTGGGTGCTGGTGGCACATTCGACGTTACGAATGTGGAGAACACCGACCGCCCGGCACCCTTTGGCCAGCTTGGGATCAGCTGACGCGGTATACTCTTGGGCATGGCATTCACATACAGAGCGACGGGCATTGAGTTCACGGAAGAGGAGATGGCAGTACTCGGAGTTGACCGAGATACTCCATCGGCACAGATAGACCCCAACAATAAGTTCGAGTCCACGGTCTACACGAGTCCGGAGAACCACGTACATCTGATGGTCAACGGGCAGCGGAGGTCTAATGGCACTCGCCTTCAAAACTATCGGATCTGACTCATCGGCCGGCGGAGATGTCGAAGTGGTCGAACCGGGGCAGGCCCGGACGCTGGGCGAATGGTCAAGTGGAATGATCGATCCAAATGCGGAGTTCGAGGTGGACGTAGTGTCAAAGGATGGCCGGAGCATGTCTAAGGTCAAGGTTGGAGGGCCCCGAGCCGCACAGAGGGCAAAGGTCGTAGGCGATCGGGCGGTCCCGGTCCAGCCAGGCTCGCGCCGACCCCAGGAACCGACGAGGATGGCCAGACCGGCCAAAGTGGAGGAACCGATGTCAGAGATGGGTGAAGACCAGGGGCAGGACCAGGTGTGGACCTCAGAGGAGAGGAAGCCGTTGGAAACGATTCAGACTAAGCCTATGGTGTCCGAGCAGGTCGAAGAGCGACGAGTGGTACGCATACCGCCACAGACCGCCCAGGCCCCAAGGCGGAAGCGGGTGGCTGTCACGTTCATCATCGACAAGATGAGGATCGCCGTTGGGTATGACGACGTGATCCTCTCCCCGAACAAGGCTGGGCTCCTCCTTGTGTGGAACCCAGAGGGGGGTGGGAGCCGTCCTCCGCAGTTTGAGAGTGGGGATGCCGACTCGAAGATCCAGTTGCTGATCGATGGTCAGCTCATTACCTGTGCGTACACCGGGCAGACCTATGTTATCTCAGGGGGCCTGGAGCTTACTGACTTCTTGATCCTGGGGGCGGAGAGCACGCAGCCCGAGGCCTGATAGACTGGAGTCTGATGGAAAAGCACGCAAATACAGTGGCGGGCACCACCTGGTGTGAATGCTTCAGGCGACCTCTCACCCAGCGGGAGGTGCTCGGTCAGCCTATCTTTTCTGCCGAGGCCTATGAGCCAGCATTCAAGTCTGAGGCTGGAGACCCGCTGATCAAGGCTTCGGCTGACGACTGTGGGCGTCTCCGGTGCCCCTGCCAACGTCTGCGTACATTGGCCGTAACTCCTGCTGATGCAAAGGAATAGCGATGGGAATGCTCGACGGCAATACAGGAGAGGCCCAGAACGTTGAAGGTCAGCGGATGCGGACTTATCCGAACCCATTCCTCTCTTATTCCACGGCCCAGATGCCCCGGTCGGTCCCTGAGCTGCTCCGGTGGTGCGAGCATCTGTGGTACCGGTCGCCTACCTATGCCCAGGCCATGAAGCGGATGGTCCGGTACTTCCTGACCGACGTGGATATCACCAACTGTTCGGATCAGCAGAGGAAACGGGTCGAGAAGTTCCTGAACGGGCCGTTTGACGTGCTCAATACGGCTGCTGCGTTGGGCGACGATTACATGGCGTACGCCAACAGTTTTTCTTCCGTCTACCTGCCGTTCTCCCGGTTCCTGGCCTGTACTGAGTGTGGCCAAGAGCTCAGGATCGATCGGGTCAACTACAAGTTCAAGGACTTCAAATTCATCTGGAAGTGTGGGAAGTGCAAGTCTAACCAGGTGACGGAGAAGCCTATAGACCGCCGGCGGCCGATGGAAGAGGATATCCATGTCATCCGCTGGACCCCCCATCGGATGAAGATCAAGGAACACCCGATCTCCGGGAAGTGCGTTTACTCGTGGGACCCTGATCCCCAGATTGTTAAGGAGCTCAAGGAGGGGGATCCGTTCACGCTGGAGACGATGCCATGGGATATCGTACGAGCCATACAGGCCGGGAAACTGTTCCAGTTCAACCCGGGGGTCGTCTTCCACATGCGGAACAAGACGCTCGCGGGCGTTGATGTTAAGGGATGGGGGATCGGGAACTTCCTTCACCTGTTCTCACAAGCATGGTATATACAGACTCTTAAGCTTTATAATGAAGTTCTCGCGCAAGAATATATAGTTCCGTTCCGGGTGATCAGTCCTGCAGCACCCCAGGCGGGGATCGACGCCTCCGCTATAAACCCCGCGATGTTCAACGGTATGGTGAGCCAAATGCTCAAACAGCATCGGCGAAATCCTGGGGGGTGGAATTTCGTGGGCTCGCCAATCGCATATCAGTGCCTCGGAGGTGAAGGCACCCAGATGATCACCCATGACATGATCGGGGCGGCCACCGACGAGATGCTAAATGCTTCCGGTGTCCCTGCGGAGATGTACCGCGGCACCATGAAGTTCGACGTACTGCCTGTGGCGTTGAGGACTGTGCAGCAAACTTTTTCGGACTACCTATCCGGCATAAATCTTTGGTTGTCATGGTTGAACAAGACAGTATCCACGGCCATGGCCTGGGAAGGATGTGACGCTAAGTTCAAGCCTGTCACGCTTGCCGATGATATTGAGAACCGGCAGATGGTGATGAGTCTTGCGACCAGCCAGCGGATCGACATGGGCCCGATCCTTGAGCGGATGGGCGTGGACCCCGATCAGGATCGGAAGAATCGCTTCCGCAGTCAGCGTCTTGAGGCTGAGGCTCAGATGGAACTTTCTTCGGACCTTTCTATACTGCAGCAACAAGCTCAGTCCAAGCAGAGCCCCATGCTCCAGGCTGCAGGGGTCACCGGACAGCCGAGTCAGCCTTCTGCTGGCGGGTCCGGCGGCGGCACGAGCCTCCCGCAACTTACACAGCAGGCTGAGCAATTGGCTACTAAGCTCTTACAGATACCGTACGAACAAAGAAAATCCGAAATGTTGAAGCTGAAGCAATCGGATGAAACGCTCTGGTCTTTGGTCAAAGCAAAAATGCAGCTGGCTCGCCAAAGTCAAGAGACGCAGAACGAAGGGCAGCAGCAGGCCCAATGAGGATCTGCAAATGACCACTGAGCAGCCCAATCCGGCCCCGGACAAGCCCCTCATAGTCACCATCCCCCTGCATAAGCTGAACCTGGAGCCGAGCGAGGCGGAGAAGAACTGCATCCGTGATATCTACGAGTGGCAACTGGCGTCTGAGCGATCTGTGATCCGCTGGACCGGGTGGCAGCAGATATGAGGACTTATGCCCAACTCCTTACCCTCAAAGCAGTTAACGGACTACGCGGTTGAGCGGTTACGCTTGTTCGAGGCGGCCGACACCGCTAAGTTAGGAGGTCTCCCAGTCCGCGGCCGCCAGCTAAAGGTGGGGAACGTCGTGGAGCTTCTGGTGGAGAACCAAGAGGAGAATGGCACTCTATACCTTGTGAGACCCGCTGTGACCCCTGGGCAACCCCTCAGCGATACCCAGCCCTTGGAGATCTGGTCCCCCGGACTCTGTGTCCTGCAGAAGAACGGCGGGTTTAATATCCAGGCCGTCTCGATCCCGGTCGATCCTGAAGCCGGCTACATCCTCAAGCCCGGGAACGTAACTGGGTTTTCTGTCCCGAGTGCGAGGACCGCGTTTATCGTCTCGGGCCAGGTTCAGAACTGATACACCGTAGCCGGGTGCACCCGGCAGTGTTTGCGTGGGCCGGCTGAATGACACAGCCGGCCTTTTTTCTGTCAGATATACGTACACGTTCTCCTTACGGGCTAAGATCGATGTACACTGGTGGTATGACCTCAGAGCTCCTATTTAAGCTCGCCTCTGCCCTCGACGGCCAGACCCTGCCCGTCCAGCCCCTCCCCCACGGCCGGGGCGTAAGTCTCCCGCTGGTCCAGGCCATAGCCCGGATGAAGGCCAGTGTGGTTAATAACGCGACACCCTGGCAGATGGGGAGACAGGCTCCGAAGCAAGCAGCAGCCGCCCCCCTGGTCCCCGGGACCTCCGGAAAGACCCCGATTGCCCCTAGCACTCCGAAGGCTGCTCCTGTGCTTCCAGAGGGCACCCCTCAGTGGAGGGTTAATGCCGGTAATGACATTCAGGAGTTGAAGACTGCCGGCAGGTACACCCCTAAGCTGGGCATGGGGATTATCGCCAGACATCAGAATGCGGCATTGACCGGTGGGGATGAGAACACAGCTCGGCAGCAGTATCAGCATAATCTGCAGGCCAAGGGCGAGGCTAACGCTGGAACAGCCCAGCAGGCTCTTGACTCTTTCAACAAGGGTATTGTCGACTCGGCACTCCTACCGGCTGGACATGCACTTGGGCTGGTCAGTGGCCAGGATGCCAATGCCTACCATGAGATGACCTCACTGGGTAATCCGACGGCCGATACAGCACTGAACACAGTAGCCAGGATTGGTGGGGGGGTGGCCGGCACAGCCCCGTTGATGGCTGTAAAGGCTCCGTTGGCTGCTACGGCCTTATTCGCTGGGCAGGGCGGGGTGTCTGGAGATCTATCGGCGGCCGAGGAGATTGCCAGGGCCAGGCAGAATGGGCAGAATATAAGCACTGGGCAGGCTCTGGCCATGCGGGCTGGCAATGCTGGGCTTGGTGGAGTGATGGGGGCGGCGTTCCCGACAGTAGCTGGTACTGGTGGGCGGGTGGTAGGCCAGCTTGGCGGAGATATCACGAGAAGGGTCGCTGGGAGAACACTTGGTAGAGTGCTCGGCAGCGGACTTGCAAGTGCGGATCTCAGCGGGCTGCACACTGCCGCAAGCAACGTCATTGCCAGAAATACGATTGATCCTAATCGCAGCATCGGGCAGGGGGTAGGTAACAGTGCTCTGACAGGCGGAGCGATGGGAGCCGCATTTGGCGGAATGAACGCCTACGGTAAACATGATCCGCGGACTTCCTTATCTGTTTCCAACGAAGTTCTGCCACCAACTTCACCGTACAACGTGTTATCCCCGTGGTACGCGAAGGTTCCGGGAGGTCTTGACAAGGTTTATGCCGATGCTAAGACATACTGGGAATCCGACCCACAAGTTGCCCAGAAGGCTCAGGCAGGTTTTCAGAGTGGGCTGTATCGTGTCGTACGCCCCGAAGTGCCTGGTAGCCGGGCTGCCCCTACTGCCAGGTTTGCGTATGCTCCAGAAGCTCGCAACGCCTTTGGCGGTCCTTTTACGCTCGACAGCTCGGGACCTACGGCGTTTGTTCCTCGTCCGGGGACCGCCCCTCTTGGGAGCATGGCGTCTGCGGTTACTGCGCATGAAATAGGCGGGCATGGAAGTCAGAAGTCCGAAGATATAGCTGGTTTAATGGGCAGACCATACACAGCCGCTGATCTGGGTTTAGAGAAACTTCCGTCGGATGGAATGGGGCACATAAACCGGCCTATAGAGCTTCTTAACAATGTTGGTGAGATCAAGCGGCAGTACGCTCTGCACACGGGTAAACCTGTAACTAACCCTCAGGAGGCTAGTGAGGCTCTGGCCTGGTACAGGCAGAACACTGATCCTGAGCAGGCCCGACGGGTGAATACTGCCACTCATAATTTCAATCCCAGGGGCGAATGGGGAACACTTGAGCGAGCTAGAGATTGGCTTGCTAAGCGGATCCCGTCGGATCTGTATAAGAATGTGCCGGGGCTTTCTGATCTGTTGCCTCCCAGGTTTGGGCAGCAAAACGAGGTTATGGGTCGTGAGATGCTTAAGAACACCGGGAAGATCCCGACCGCCCTGGACTATCAGGTGTACGAGGACAACGGCGGGTTCCCCGACGACTGGGCAGCCCAGGTTATGCCCGGTGTGGTCAGTAACCAGCCAGTAAACCAACTTCCAGGATATGCTAGGACCTTTGGACCGAAGCAGGCGGGGGAACCGGGACCAAGGCTACCAGTGGAGAAGCTTGATCTTCCGGACATTACACCGATGGGCAAACTCAGAGGAGTGGGGGCAGAGGCTGTCACGACCCCGAGGCAGGCGTTGGCTCCAGCCTACTCAAAGCTACCTGGCGGTATCAATCGTGAGATAGACCTGGCCAAAGGGTACGCCGCCTCCCATAAGATGACCGAATTGGAGGATCAAGACTTGTCCAAGGCCGATAGGCCCTTGGCATTGCACTCTGTGCCGACCGAACAGTCGAATTACTCGGCTGGCGGGGAGACTAATGTTCCGGCCTCGTTTGTCAACGGGGCGAGAGAATCGAGATCAGAGCCAGTCTCAAGCTACCTGAGTAGACCTGCTCCGGTATCTAAGTATATAGCCCATCATGATATCGCTTCAGATCAGGCGTCATCCGCAGATCCCGCGACTAATCGTGCTCTGCAGCTGATGTTCGGAAGGCACGAGGTTGGCCACAGTCTACAAAGGAACGATACCCGGTGGACTACCTTGGAGACTAACCGTAAGCTTGAGTTGTCGAATGCGGCTGCGGACATCAAGCGGCTGTACTCGGACATTACCGGGCAGCCGGTGCATACGCCGGAAGACGCGTTGAAAGCTATTTCTTGGTTCAGGCAGAACATGGGAAAAACTGCGCCTGATCCGAAGGATCCTTCCAAGAGCTTCGCGATCCCTGAGCATCCTCGTTTTAAGGATGTAGAGGAGAACGAGGGGGGCTTCCCCGATGCCGAGATGTCCCGGCTTATGCCCGGCTACGTCCGCACCTTTAACCAGGGGGAGCCCAAGCAATCTGCAGATGCCGGGACCTCAGCCGCGGTCTACGGTGGGGCCGGGGCCCTGGCCGGCGGAGGCCTAGGTGCTCTGATCACCCTGCTCCAGGAGAGGCCCAAGCTGAAAGACTACCTGAAGAATGCCTTGATCGGAGCGGGCCTGGGCGGAGTGGGCGGTGCCGGTCTCGGAGCCTACCGAGCTGGACAGGCAAAGCCCACGGAAGATCCTAGAGCAGGGATCTCCAGCGTCTCCATGAAAGACTGGGACCTGCAGCCAGAGGAGCGGGCCAAAGAGCAGATAAGGGTGGACTCGGGGCAGAAGCTGCCCGAGGAGGACCCGGCATACCCCGGCCGGTCCCAGGCAGCCAAGAACTCCGATACATATGAAGAAGGGGTCAAGCCCTTGACGGCCATGGTCAATCCGGCGATGGCCCCGGCCATGGTCGCGATGGCCCCCGGGATGGCCCAAGAGGCGGCCACCGGGTTATCTGGTGTCGTGACCGGAAAGACATTTGAAGACAGACAGAGGGCGGCTGAGAAGCTCACTTTGAACGGGATGGGCGTATGGATGGGGGCTAACACAGTTCGACATGTGCTGAGTGGGGCAAAGGCTTCGACTAAAGCTTTGAAGACGGGGTTGGCCGTGGGCGGGGCCGGGGCCCTGGTCGAAGGCGGCCTGGACGGAGGGCGTATGTTGACCTTGGCCAAGGATATCAGGGTGCGTGAGATGAGTGCGGGACGGGAAGATCCGGGGATGGCCCAGGCCCTTTCAGAGGCCAACGGGATCATGCAGCGGCAGCACAACACAACGATCGGAGCCTTCCGTGACTACGGGGTAGGCCCAGAGGGCGAGAAGCTCGGGCCGATCGACGCGACCACCGACGCCATAGGCCGATCGCTCAACGTCCATCCAGTACTCGGCCTGGGCCAGTTCGTCAGAGGCATATTGCCCGGCCCGGACTCAGAGGTTATGAGCGGTAGGATCGGAGTGGCCCAAGGGGAGAAGAAGCTTGGGGATAAGTTCTACGGGGCCCAGAACGACGCCGCTGGCAAACCATCAGGCATCTTCAGGCTGCCCCGGCCAGGCGGTGGCTTCCAGTACGCGGAGGACTCCGCAGGCTCAAAGCCAGTGAAGTACGAAGATCCCAGGGTCCAGAGCCTGGTCAAGGGATGGAACGACCTGTCGCACAAGACACAGGGTGATGTAGAATAAGGGAACGAGGAACTATGCCAGCAACCAGTCAAAAGCAGCAGAGATTCATGGCCATGGTCGAGCAGTACAAGAAGGGCAAGCTGAAAAAGGCTGGCCCCGAGATCCGAGAGGCGGCCAGGTCCATGTCGGCCCAGGACGCTCATGACTTCGCTGCGACCCCCCGCAAGGATCTCCCGGAGAAGGCCGCTAAGCAGGTAGAGGTCATGGACCGGGCCCAGGAGCTTGGATTCTTGGTCCTCGACCTGTACCGGCGGACCGGGTCGATGGAGAAGGCAGCGGCCCTGGTCGAGACCCTGTATGGCGAGGCGATGACCCGCTTGGTCAAAGAGGCGGGCGATATGCCGGTATACGGCACACCAGAAGGCGGCAAGGCCGGACAGATGCCCCTGCAGTCACCGTACCTTGGCAACACCCACGCTGCTCCAGTTGCGGCTAAGCCAGCGGTCTCACCATTCTCTGGAGTGGCTGGGGCGGCTTCAGCTGCTTTTGCACCTTCGGGCAAGCCAGCGTTCTCACCATTCTCTGGAGTGGCGGGAGCAGTCTCCGCTAGTGCTCCGCATAAGCCGATTGAAACCGGCGGTATTCGTGACTTTGTCGGCAGTATGTTCTCTCACGCCACACCGCCCGGCGATCGGCAGTATCAGAAGGAGCTTGGAGCCTTCCGGCCGCTTGGGGAAGATCAGAACGGCAATAAGCTAGGATTCCTTGGGGGTCTTCGAGATTACTTGGGAAGAGCAAACCAGGTGAAAATGCTTCCAAGTGCATCGCAGGTTACGGGGGCAGCAGGCCATGCTTTAGAAGCCGGCAAGAGCATGCTGGGCGGATCTTCAATGGGCATGCCAATTCCCAAGAAGTCAGCTGATATGCAGCAGCCCCCGGCACCAGGTCAACCTCAGACACCGGGGCAGCCTGGGGCATTGCCCCCTGTGAACCGCTACGATATTCAGAACCTCCCGTCGTACCGGAGGATGAAAGAGTCACTCCGGCTGGCTTCACAGTCTAAGAAGAGCCAGGGCAACAAGTTACATCAGGAAGCTGCGTCACATGCTTCGGTCGCCGGCATGCCCCAAGTCCCGCAAGTTCCACAGGTACCTCAGGCACCGGCCGGTCCGAAAATGGCAGCTGACGGCGTATCTAGTAATGTCTCCGCCTTTCAGAGTAATGGTAACAGCTTCGGGGCACTCCCTCCAATTAAGTTCGGACCGGGCCAGACACCTGGTCCGTCAAATTGGACTGCAAACGAGAGTGCAGCGTACGATGCGCAGAAGGGCAGGGTGGCCGCGGCAGGCGCATACATGGCCAAGCAACAGACTAGGCCTACTCAGCCTGCGAGTATGCCTTCTGCAGCCCCGAAGCCGACAGCTCCAGCGATGCCCATGAGGGACAATCCTAACTCGATAGTTAAGCCTGACTCTCAGCCGGGTGGGATTAACTTCGGGAGAAGGGATACGGCGAGCATGCCGGCGGCTGCACCAACTCCTAAGCCTACTGCTATGCCCTCTGCCCCGAGCCCGGCGGTCAAGAGTCTGTCGGCGGTCCCCGGCGGTTCCAAGCAATCGTCGACCAAGAGTGCGGCGGTCCAAGTGGCAAAGGCTCTGATCCGTGGGATGACCCCTCACTCTAAGTGGAGTGCTGAGCAGGTCTTCGCCTCTCTGGCCTCTAAACTTCCCGAGGCAGGATTGACACAGGGCATCCCAAAGGTTCAGCAGGCACCCGCCTCTCCCCAGGCACCGGCGGTCAAACCCATGGCGAGCCAAACACCAACCTCCTCGGGCGGACCCTCCAAGCAGACAGCGGCCACCGTCGGTACAGCCAGCCAGACCTCGTCCTCGGAGAAGTAGACCGATGGCCAACGAGTGGTACAAAAATCCTGTGGGGATCGCAGAGCACATGACCGGGAGATACCCCGGGCCATTCCCCCAGGGGATCGCCGGTCCCTGGCTGAGTGCGGGGATGAAGACGCTGGTGGGGGCCGGGACCGGTTACCTTCTGTCCAAACCATTGGCCCACTTCTTCCCCCAGTTTGATGAGAGCCGTCTTGGCCTGGTCAGTGCCCTTTTAGGGGCTGGGGCCGGTGCCGGCTGGGGAGCGTTGGATATTCACGCTACTAACCTGGGCAACGCGAGACAGGCTTTCGCAGACAAGTACAGGGCGGATCCCGGGGCACTGCACAAGATGTACATAGGGGCCCAGACCGAGAACACGCTGCACCCGCCTACCGGTCAGCCGATGACCCAAGAGCAGCTGAACCAGACGTATCCGAACTCTATGCAGCTCCAGAAGCATCTGGAGGAGACCGGGGGTCATAGCTACGATGACCTCCAGAATTGGATGAAGCTACCGCCCAAGCTGGATGGAGAGAAGCAGAGCTCAGAGTTCCTCGGGCAACAGTCATTGCTCCCTGCGGCCATGGTCTGGGGGGCTCGGATCGATCCGGGGGTAGCCGCAGGCACGCTGATCACAGATCCTATATTGAACCCGGCGGAGAAAGCAACTGCCTTCCGGACGTTGGCGGGGGCCATGCAGTCCCGGAACGACCAGGGGCTGATCACCACGGGAGACTTGGTCCGGGGAGCGATGGGAGCGGGCTTGGGGTATGCCGCGGGCTCCCTGGTCGGGAGGACGATGGGCGCTGTGTTCGGGGCTCCCCCCGAACTCCAGCAAACATTGGGCCGGATAGGATTAGTAGGTGGGCTGTTACGTGCAAGTGGAATCTGGCGAGGATGACCCTATGCGTCTGCTGAATCTAATCCCAAGACTGAAACTCACGTTGCTCCGGGTGCTCGTCCCAGGCTGTCAAGTTCAGCTCAAGGCTGTAGACAGCCGGCTCACCCTGACCTGTGATTCACCGTTGGCCACCAGTTGCCCTTGTGCTTGCCTGCTCGAGCTGTGGAAGGCGAATAGGGAACGCAGGTGGCGGATAGCCGGGTTTGGGGCCAATGCGGGGGTCCTCGCCCTACTCCTGCTTGGGGGGTATACCAGGCAGGACATGATCGTCGTACTCGCGCTGACCATACTGGCATTGTCCATGCTCGTCATACCCAATCGACTACGGCCTGACCATTGTCAGCCCCATGCTTGTGCGTTGCTCCGGGCAGCCCAAAGGTTGGAGATTCTCTCGTTTGGGATCAACCTGGGCCTGGTCGGCGATCACCAGTTACACCACTTTTTCGGCTAGGAGGCTAACATGGGACAGTATTTCCGATATGGGATTGCCTCGGCCTTGGCCCATGCGGGTGTCACACCCGGTGAGCTAGAGGCCCAGCTGAACAAGCAGGGTGAGACCTCGATGCTCGCCAACCTGGCGGATGCCGTAGCCTATTTGACGTTGGCCGTTCCGCCCTTGGCCGGGGCCGCCGTGGGCTACGGAGCGAGCCGGATGCTGACCCCGGACGCTTCGAGCAAGTTGGACGAGATGCGTAAGGCTCAGGTGTTGGCCGACCTGGAGCGGAACAGTCGGGAACTTCGACGGAAATTGAACATCAAGGAGACAGATGCAGACGCGAGTACCAGTGCACAGGGAGCAGAATCTTCCGATCCTGGAAGAGCAATCGTCGCTAGTTGAGCGGGGGGATGAAGGGCTGGTCGTGAACCCTGAGGGGTTCGTCGATCTCCTGAATCTGAGTGACGAGAAGCATCTGGAGAAATATAGGCAGATCACTAACCTGGCGGCCAAGGGCTATGCCCAGATCCACGTAGAGGACCGTCAGTTTGTGGACGGTAAGTTCATTGTCCTTGTCCGGTGGACCCAGTTTGCACTCCAGTATCCTGAACACGCCAATCGCGGTCTCAGGAGCAATAACGGCCAGTTCTCGTTCCAATCCGGGTAAAATCCAAGTATGGCCACCGAACGCACAAGTTTCCTCACGAAGTCTGCTGACGAGGTGCCCGAGGTAGAGGGTAAGCAGCTGCTCGATTCTGCATTGACCCAGGATCTTGGTGTTTGGTCCAGGAACCACCCCTATGATTCCAACCGGCTGATGAAGTACTTGTCCGGGGGCCCCCAGCAGGGATCCACGATGGCCACGTTCGGGATGGGGGCTATCGGGGCCGGGGGTCTAGGCCTTCTGGCATACCACCTGTATAGGCTTAACCAAGAACAGCAGAAGAAGACAGAGCCGAAGTTGGCCATGACCCTCCCCCAGCTGATAGTGGCTGCCGGGGACCGGGCTGGGGATATTGCGAGTGGGGTGGGGACCGCCGCATCTAAGGGATTGGATTATGCATCGTCCGCGGCCGGGGCCGCTACTGGCCGGGGCTCCTGGTACCAGAACCCTGGGGTGACCGTTCCCCTCTCGTTGGGGGCTGCGGCCCTCGTGGCAGGTGGGCTTATGGCCAAGAAGAAGATGGACGCCGAGTATGCCGATGATGAGGCTGACACCTCGATCGATGCCCGTGTCCGCCGGGCCCAAGCAGAGTACTCGAAGCTCTTGGATCGGGAACGGCAGTCGCATAAGAAGGCATCCTCAGGTTTCGACCTCTATGAGTTTGTCGACCGCCTGGAGAGGGTGCTGGACGATGGGGAGAAGCGAGCTTCGTTCCCCGAGGCCATGCTCTACCCCTATATGATCCTGTCGGCGTTGGCCGGTGCGTACGGTGGGTACCGCTTGGACCAGAGGCTGAACCCCGAGGTGATCAAGGGCGAGGCCGAGAAGGAAGCTCAACGCAGGTCCAAGAAGCTCAGCCCTCCTCCGATCTATCTGACTTCTGTGGATCCGGGGGAGAACCCTGACAAGCTCTCCAGAGGGCTGAGCTCCGATCGGGCTCTTGTGGTGCCGATAGGGGCCAAGCAGGCCTCGGAAGAGCTGGGTAAGTACATTGCCCACATGAGTTCCCTGGACCTGGCCCGAGCGTTCATCAAGGGTGCGGACGTCCACGGGCTGCTCGATGGACCCATGCGGAAGCGAGCGGTCGAGTTGGGGTGGGTCTCAGATATCCGTTTCGAGAAGCAGGCGGCTGGCGAGTACACGCCTGGTTACGGGTACGGTGGCGAGGTCATCCAGAATGCGATCGACTCCAAGCTCTTGAACCCTGCACAGTTAGCAGAGGCCCAAAGGGCTCAGGAGCTATACCAGGGTAGGGGGATGCTCCCATTTGCCATGCAGAACTTCGCCCAGACCAATCCCCAGCATGTGGCATACCACGGGTATCTCGACCGCACGGCTCGTAATCTGCGGTATGACCCGGCTACCAACAACTACAAGTTCACCCCTGAGGCACTCACCGAGTTTGGGAAGAGCCCGGCCGCCCAGGCTGCCGTGAGCGGCAAGGGGGGACTCGAAGGTACGTTCAAGAGTGTTATGGATGCAACGACCGGCGGGGGACCGGCCTCCCAGATCTATGGACCGATCCCGTTGCTGACCGGTGCCAACCAGGGTCAGATTGATCAGTTCATCGAGGGGAAGCAGGCAGAGATCCAGACGATCCAGGCCAATCCCAATCTGCAGGAGGCGGACAAGCAGGCTCAGATCCGGAAGCTGCAGGTGAATATTGCCAAGGTCCAGGACACTACGAACATGGCGAAGTTTAATGCTCTCAAGGAGCTGCACGACACGGGCAAGGCCAGCCCGGCCCAGGAAGAGCAGTTCAAAGCCTTGGGCAAGAATTACGATCAACGAGCGATGAACGTTGCGGGTGCCAAAGGGACCGGTGGTCAGATCATGGCCATGCTCGGTAACATGCACCCAGCACAGTTGATGGGTCTCTTGGCTGCGATCGGTGGGTTTGCCACGGACCACCCGTTGATCGGGATGGTCGGGGTGTTAGCCACTCTGTTCGGTGGGATGCTCGCTCAGAAGATGGGGTGGGATACGTCGCTCGGCGAGACGTGGAAGGGCGTACAGAATCTGATGCAGGGTAAGCCGTTCAACGATCAGCAACAGGCACCAGCGGCTCCCCAGACTACGCCAGCGGCTGCTGCTGCTACTGGTGCTCCGGCGGCCGCCACGGCACCCGCGGCCCCCGCACCAGCCCCTGCCCCGCAGGCACCAGCAGTGACCAATCCTGATCTGCCGGTGACCGATCCGTTTAGGGGTCCAAATGAGACTTCGGTACCGAAAGCTCTCGATCCGAAGAGCGAATCTAATCTGGCCCAGCTCACGCTTAATCGGTCTACAGGGCAGCAGCCGACTGCCGGGCGTGCCGTGGTAGGAGATGAAAATGGAGATGAATCTACCCCTGGCATATCCGGACAAGGTCTATACGCCGTTCAGACCCGATTGTCTGAGAAGTACCCGCAAATGTTCCGTGGAGTTACAGATGAGGATAGACTAAAGTACAAGCCTGGAGAACCGCCGAGGGGAGACAATGTCGGGCATAAAACCTGGGAACAGCCCAAGCCGGAGGTTGCCCCTCCTGAGGCTAAGCAGACTACAGGTCAGCCTGTGCAGCCGCCACCGGCATCTCCGCAGACTGGGCCAAATTCCGGGATGTTTGATTGGATTGGCAGTCAGGCATCGAAGATGTTCACACCGGCACCGACACAGCCACCGGTACAGCTCCCGGCGGCCCCAGAGCAACACGCTCAGCTCCCTGTCAAACATCCGATCGTCCCAGGTTCCGGCCCTGTCCGCGGCCTCGTCTAAGCCTAGTCTGATAAACTAGGGATATGCCCGAAGAGCTTGAAGATCCCGTGGCCCTCCGCGCCCTTGACGATATCCCTGCCCTCCGCAAGGCGGTCGATGACAAGGTCTTTTCGTCAATTCAGAGCAAGTTCCCTGTCGAGAACCAGAAGTACCGGTTAGAGCTCTCGGACCTCGGATGGTCAGGGCCCAAAGACTTCTCGATCGCCGAGCAGAAGGAAGCGATCTTGAAGAGGAGAACTCTCGGCCGGAAGCTCAAAGGCACCTGGAACCTGATTGATAAGGCTACTGGGCAGAGTGTAGACAAGCAGACCAAGATGGTCGCTTCGGTCCCCTACATGACCCAGGATGGGGTGTTCATCCACAACGGGGGCCAGTACACGCTGGCCAACCAGAGCCGGGTGAAGCCCGGGGTCTACAGCCGCCAGAAGGAGAACGGGGAGCTCGAGAGCGTATTCAACGTACAGCGGGGTAAGTCGTTCCGGATCTCGATGGAGCCAGAGACCGGTGTGTTCAAAATGAGCCTGGATCAGGGGAACATCCCTCTCCTGCCAGTGCTACGTGCCCTTGGAGTGGACGACAAGCAGCTGGAAGACGCATTGGGCAAAGAGCTGCTGGCGAAGAACACGGGGATCCGGGCTGAGGGGGATGCTGTGATCCGAGCAGCTCTCCGGATGGGGAGCGAGAAGCTCCAGGCCCTGAAGCTTACGCCACAGGAGACTCTCAGGCAGGCGTTGGACGCTACCCGGATCGATCGTCGGGTTATGCAGAGGAATCTCGGGTTGGACACAGATCGGGTAACTCCTGGGGCGATGCTCGGAGCGGCCAAGAAGCTCCTGCAGCTGAACCGGGGAGAAGTAGACTTCGACGATCGTGATGACCAGGCTAACCAGCAGATCATGGGCCCTGAGGACCTGCTGGCCGAAAGGATCACTAAGGATGCCGGGGGATTGGTCCGCAATCTGCTGTGGAAGGCGACGAGGCACGGATCGCTGAAGGCGATGCCCGCCTCCGCGCTGACTCCTCAATTACACTCAGCGATATTGTACAGCGGGCTGGGCACGCACGGGACAGAAACCAACCCTGTGGAAATCCTTGACCAGCATTTGCGGATTACTCGGTTGGGTGAGGGTGGGATTACCTCCAAAGGGTCAATCCCAATGGAGAGTCGTAACCAGCATCCATCACAGCTCGGGTTCATAGACCCTATCTTCACTGTTGAGTCGAGCTCCGTGGGTGTCGATGTCCGGGCCGCTACCGGAACACTCAAAGGATCTGACGGGCGACTGTACTCTCAGATGCGAGATGCACGCACCGGAAAGATTGCGCCGATCGCAGCCGAGGACGTATGGGGTAAGGTTGTGGCGTTCCCCGGAGAACTGGACGACCCTAAGGCTAAGCTGGTCCGGGCCTCGGTCAAGGGCAAGCTGACCGTGGTCCCCCGTGATCAGGTGGATTACGTGCCTCCAGCACCCGAGCGGATGTTCTCGACCATGTCCAACCTGGTCCCTGGGTTCAGCGGGGAGAAGGGAGGCCGGCACATCATGGGCTCTCGCATGATCAAGCAGGCTTTGCCCCTGGAGCATGGGGAGGCCCCGCATGTTCAGAGCTCGGATGATGACGGGGTCAGTTTCGAGTCTAAGGTTGGCAATCGATCGGTGGTCCGGGCCAAGAGTGATGGGCGGGTATTGGAGGTTACCCCTGATGCGATCACCGTCTCATACGGCGGAGACGGCAAGGACGTTCACCAGCTCTACAACAACTTCCCCTACAACTACGCGACGTTCATCCATCACACCCCAGCGGTCAAAGCAGGGGATACGGTCAAATCTGGGCAGATGCTGGCCCATGCGAACTTCACGGACAAGGACGGGACACTCGCCCTTGGGAAGAACCTGAAGGTCGCGTATCTGCCGTTCTCGTATAAGGGTGCCCCGAACCACGAGGACGCCATCATCATCAGCGAGACCGCGGCTAAGAAGCTGGCCGCCGAGCGTATGCACCAGGTGAGCTACGAACCTGGAGAGGGCAAAGAAGTCGATCGCGGTAAGTTCCTCGGGATGTATCCGTCGAAGTACACCAGGGATCAGTTGAGCATGGTGGGCGATGATGGGGTGGTCAAGCAGGGTACGGTCGTGAACGAGGGTGACCCGCTGATCCTGGCCGTGGGGCAGAGGAAGACCTTGCGGAGCCAGGCAGTGCATGCAACCAGGCACTCTGCATGGGCCGACGACAGTGTGACTTGGGATAAGAGCTACCCTGGGACAGTCACAGACACATACCGGGATGATGACGGACAGGTCAAGGTCATTGTCAAGGGCGTGGAGCCCATGCATGTCGGGGATAAGCTAGCTGGTACATTCGGGGACAAAGGAATTGTAAGTGCAGTAGTGCCAGATACTTCCATGCCGCATGATCAGGGCGGAGAACCTACTGAAATTGTGGTGAATCCACTGGGCATTACAAGCCGTGTTAATCACATTCAGGTGGTGGCCGCCGCCCTGGGGAAGATCGCGGCTAAGACCGGAAAACCGTATCTGGTCAGGCCGTTCCAGGGCGATTGGGCGAATTTCGCAAAGACCGAGTTGGCCAAGAACGGGATGAAACTGGAGGAGGACGTACACGATCCTGAGACTGGGCGTACGCTGAAGGACGTGGCGGTCGGTAACCGCTTCTACTACAGGCTCATGCACTCAGCGGAGGGTAAGGAAGGGGCTAGGGACGAGGTTGGAGGGTACACGGCCGAGGATTTACCGAGCAAGGGCGAAGAGGGGAACTCTAAGCGGCTTGGTCTGCTTGATACCAACGCACTCCTGTCGATGGGTGCCACTAACGTCCTCAAAGATGCCAAGTTGGTCCGCGGCCAGCGAAACGACGATTTCTGGGATGCTTTTCGACGCGGGCTTCCAACACCTCCATTGCATCGACCTATGGTCTACGATAAGTTCCTGGCCTACCTGAAGGGGGCCGGGGTCAATGTACAGGAGAAGGACGGAGACCTGAACTTCGGGGCGATGACCGATTCGGACATAAAGCAGTTGGCTCCGTACTCTCTGACCTCGGGGGATGCCGTGGACAGAAAGACCGGAGAGGCTGTACCAGGCGGCCTGTTCGACACAGGGATGACCGGTGGCCACCATGGACAAAGATGGTCGTCCTTGCCCCTGCAGGAGAAGATGCCCAGCCCGATCATGGAGGATCCGCTCCGCCGGTTGCTGGGGCTTACGGTAAAAGAGTACCGAGAGCAGCTGGCAAAGGACCCTGCAGAGCTCGAGCAGAAAGTTGGAGGGATAGACGTTGGCAAGGAGTGGGATCGGCTAAAGCAGCAGATCCCTGGTCTGAAAGGTCAGAAGCGGGATGACGCCATACGCAAGCTGGGGTACCTGGATGGTCTGAAAAAGACCGGTGTCGACCCCAAGAGCTTGTTCTGGTCGGCTGTGCCCGTAGTACCCCCGATGTTCCGGCCCGTGTCGATCATCGACGGAATGCAACTGACGAGTGATGCCAATCTCATGTACAAGGAGCTCTTCTCGCTCAATGACAATCTGAAAGATGCCAAAGAGAAGGGAATGCCTTTAGGCGAGCACCGCCTTGCTGTATATGACGCTATTCGAGCGGCTGTTGGCCGCGATAACTCGGTAAATCCAGAGCTTGAGAATAAGAACGTTGGTGGTCTGTTAGCTCATGTGTTCGGTAAAGATACTAACAAAACCGGCCTCCTCCAACGGCGTATGGTAGGCTCTTCCATGGTCGGATCGGGCAAGGCCGTGTTCTCCCCAGACGATTCTCTGGACGTGGATGATGCGGGTATCCCTGAGAATACTGCATGGCAGGTGTACAAGCCGTTCATCCTCCGTCGGCTCTCTCAGCAGTACAACGCAGGTGCCAGTCGGGTTCCGGTCCTGGAGTTAGCTAAGTGGGTAGAGAACAGGGATCCGCGAGCCAGACAGGCGATGGACAAGGAGATGGAAGAACGTCCAATCCTGATGACTAGAGCTCCAGTTTGGCACCGCTACGGGTACATGGCGTTCAACCCTAAGATCAGGCAGAGCAGCACGATAGCCCTGCATCCGTTTGTCCTCCCTGGGTTCGGGGCGGATGCGGATGGTGACGTACTGTCCTACTCAGTACCGGTCACCGCCGAGGCCGTGAAAGATGCCCGTGAGAAGATGATGCCCTCCCGCAATCTCCTGGCGGTCAACACGTTCAAACCCCATATGGGCCCACGCCAGGAGTACCTGATCGGGCTGTACCTGGCGACCCAGGCGGCTAAGAAGGCTCAGCCCCGGTCGTTCCTGGACCGGGAGTCGGCGGTCGACGCTTACCACAGGGGAGAGCTGGGATTGAACGATCCGGTACAGTTCAAGGCGTGACCTATGGGCTATCTCGATGAGGAAGAGCGGGGTAGATCGAATCGCTGGTGCATGAAGGCTTTGGCCTGTGTAGGGGCCTTCTCGATCCTGGTCACCGTGGTCAAGCTGTGCCTGGCTCTGGCCAGGTGATTAGCCTAGGTAAGTGTATTAACCCCTTGAGGGTAGGTTCGTAACCAATTTTCAAGCCGGGTAAGTGTTTTCCAGTATGCTAAAGGGATAGAAGAGGAACCTGCACATGACTCAAGAAGAGCTTGGCCGTAGTCTGTTTCGGAAGCTGGCGGACGAGACTGCCTTTCGACAAGCATTCAAGGCCAATCCGACCAAGATCCTTCCCCCGGAAGCGAATAGACCGATGGAACCGGCTGTGTCTGACAAGGACATGGCCCTGGACCAGGCGGCGGCCCAAGCGGCCCAAGCATCTCCGACTAGTGGGCTCTCCGAAGGACCGAGGCTTCCGGGTTACAACCCTCTCCCCCCGGTCCAGCCTCCGCTCAAAGATTTCCTGGGCTCTTTGCCCCCGACAGGAGCGGCACGGCCTATTCCGTATACGCCGGATGATCCGACGCCTGCGGCCAAGGGTGGGATGAGCCCGACGACCTGGGCGATCCTCGGTGCACTCGGTCTAACCGCTGGCGGGGTCGGTGGTTACATGCTGGCCAACCAGGGAAACTCTGAGGACGAGGAAGAGGAGAAAAAGAAGAAGCCGGATGTCGAGAACAACGAGCTGGATAAGAAGTCTTCGGAGGAACTGGGCAGGCAGCTGTTCAGGAAGCTGGCGACTCCGGATCAGCCTAATCCTGGAGCTGCGGGCGGAGTGGCCGGGGCTGGCCTGGGCACAGCCGCAATCTTAGGTCTGCTCGGTACCTCTCTGGGCGTCGGGGGACTAGGGGCTGGTGTTGGCGGATTACTGGGCGGTGCGAGAAAACGAGATGACGAAGGTCTCGGAGAGGCTGTATTCCGCGGAGCTGGTCGCGGAGCATTTTCGGGTGTAGGGGCGGGTGCCGGGCTGGCGGCAGGTGGAATGCTTGGGGCTGGCCTAGCTAGCAATGCTCAGGATCCCAGGCTTGGCGCACTTCTAGGTCTGCTGGGAGCCGCAGGCGGAGCTGGCCTTGGCGGATACCTGGGGTACAAGGGTGGCGAGGCATTTACCGGGGACGGCACTACGCCGAGCAAGGCTAAGCCGAAGGAAGTGTGAGCGTAGCTGTTAGCAGGTAGGTTTAGCCGGTAGGTTCAAGACCATGATCGATCCGATCAATAAGAAGAAGAAACGCACGTCGTTCAATGCTGGCCTGGAAGCCGCTCTCGGCGGGGCTGGAGTAGCCGGGATCGGTATGGGTGCCACGGGGCTCGCGGTTAGCTCGGCACTGAACGGCCCGGACGCCACTGGAACCCTGCATAGGTTTGGGGCGGTCGGGGCACCTCCGGTTGACGATGATTATCGTGAGACGCTCCGGGAGTACACGGATCGCGGGTCGACCGCCGCCCAGTTCCACGTGCTTGGCGTGGGGGTCCCCGACGTGATGCTCGCAGCTCGTGGAAGCCCGCTCCGCCGGTGGCTGGTGCCTAAGGACGCAGAGGAATGGGAACCTGAGCACTATCAGCATTACAAAGAATTCCAGGCTGGTCCTCTCAACGGGCTGATGCAGCTGCATCGCGAAGCGGGGATGGAGAAGTCCTGGGCACACAAGATGATGCAGGACGAGGCTGTCTCCGGCCTGTCCAAGTTCTTTGAGTATCGGGAGACGCCGACAGCCCCAGGGGCACCGGCTGGACCTGCTGCACCCGCTCTGGGCAGTGACGATCCTAATGAGCCGCCTCCGCCGGCCCCCGGGGAGGACCCAGAGGCAATAGCCACATACGCCAAGAAGATCCTGGAGTCGGAAGACCCCAAGGTGATCGAAAACGCCCATAAGGTGCTGGTCGGTATGCGAAAGCAGCTTCCAGAGGCGGCGGTCACCGGTAATGTCCGAGGAGCCCTTGGCATGTCTTCCAGGGACTTCTATCCCAGGCTGCGTACAGAGTTTGAACTGTTCAAGCAGCACAAGGGGTACGGTGAGCAGATCCCTCTACCAGAGCAGCCCCGGGCCCGGGAAGAGTTCGATAGCTATCTGAAGCAGCAGGAACCAAGCCTGTGGTTGCGTAAGCAGCTGCAGGAAATGCAGTTAGGACACTTGTTCCGTGGCGGTGGTCACGGGTACGAGGAGTCGGTGGCCCCCGCTGCCGGCACGATCAAGGCGGTAGCCGACAAGTACGCTCCTTGGGCTATCGGGGGTGGGGCGGCCCTCGCCGGGATCGCCACTTACCTGTGGCACCGTCGGAAGGTCAAGGAGCGAGAAGAGAAGATCCAGGCGTCCAAGAACAGCCCGATCATCCGATCGGTAGAGAACCGGGTTAATCTTCCGATATCTGATGCGGCCCGTGTTAAACTGATGGATGTACTCCAACCTAAGTAGAGATACGACTATGACCAAAGAAGCATGTGAGAACCTCGGCCGTGAGATCTTCCGTAAGCTGGCTGCCGATCCGAATATGTGGCAGCAGCTGAATCAGTCGGCGGCCAACAACCTGGGTGGGATGGTCCCGGGTCGGGCCGCTACCTATGGGGGTGCCGGGGCCCTGGCCGGAATGGCTGGCGGTGGCCTGCTGACCGCGTTGCTCAAGAAAGATCCGAAGGCCAAAGACTACCTTCTGAACGCTTTGATCGGGGGTGGCCTGGGTGCAGCGGGCGGAGCCGGGCTAGGTTACCAGCAGGCGACCGAGGATTACTCGGATATCAACAAGCATCTTGGCGAGGCTGTAGCCCCCCTGGTCCAGGCCGATAACAACCTGGCAACGGCCACCCTGAACCGCAGGGCTAATCCCGTAGGTCAGTTCCTGACCGGTCCGAGTATCGATGCCCTGCAGACTATCAGTAAGAATGAGGCCGAGGCGTATAACAAGAAGGCCCCTGGGCTCATTGCCGAGAGACACGGCAGCTACATGACGGATAAGGATGCAGAGAGCTTGCCGAGTTGGAAGATGATGACTAACAGTGCTATGGGATACAACAACGCTGCCCGCGGTACTGACGAGAGTAACCCATATGACCGGTAAGGCCTGTGAGCAACTCGGACGGGAGCTGTACAGGAAGATGGCGGCCGATGACTCCTCGTACTTGGGGAGGGTCGGGCAGTCGGTGAGCAATGAGCTGTCCTCGGCCATCGATAACCCCTGGAAGAGTCTGGCCGTGGCCCCTACCAGCTTCGTTCCAGGGCTGAGCCTGCTTAGAGCTCCGATTACGGACACGCTGAATATGCCTGCTGGGAACAAGGGTAAAGAATACCTGGATACCCTGAAGGCACAGGCAGAGAAGCGTAAGGGCCACTTTGGACAGAGCTTCGTGCATGGCGTGAGCCAGTACGCACTTCCCTCAGTGGTCATCGGACTGCTCACTGGGCTGGGGACGGCAGCCTATGCATCGGCTCACCCTCAGGCCTTTCGTAGTGCAGATGTCTCGACAATGGGCCTGTCGGCTGGAGGGGCAGCCACTCTCTCAGCCCTGCTCACTACCGGTGCCGGTCAGGCTCTGGCAGACACGATTCTAGCCCGGACCAGCAATAAGACGTCTGAGATCATGAACCGCAGAGAGTCCAAGCACCGGTTCCTCATGGGCCTCCCCCTGGGATCGTTGATCGGCTCGATCCCCAAGTAGGCCGACGTTCTCCGAGACTTCCTGGTAAACTACAGGTAGATGACTTAGGCCGAAACTGGCCGGTCTGATGAAGCAGGAAACGTAGAAAGGATATCGTTATGGTAACTCGTATTCAATTTATCAAGAGACTTGGCATGGCCGCGGTAGCCCTAGTGGCTCTTCCGATGGCACTCCCCAAACTACTGGCGATGCAGCCCACGTCTGGAACCAGTCAGTCTGGAATTAATGGAATAAAACCTCTCATACATATCCCTGCATATGTTTGTAAAGTGGTATGGTATAGTACCATAAAAGATATGGGAGAAGGAGATGGTACGCAAGAGTATATCAGAATGCTCAATATAGTTTGTGCTTACTCAGATGTAGTTACAGATAACATGTGGGTGCCGCTCTATCCTGAGTACCCTGAAGGTACTCATAAGATAGCCCTTACAGACTATACCCATGAATGTATTGGACCTACCCCAGGTGGTAATGCAGAATGTAGGGATCTCTACTACCCTCCCGACCCCCCTCGGCCGACGCCGCGTTCTACCTACCCGACCGTTTGGGAGTAAGAATTATGGATAGGGGTAGTAGACGAAAAGCCTTCTACTACCCCTTTTTGTTGAGCCACCTCATGCGCATTACTATTCCCGCAGAAACGGTTGAGCATTATCGAAAGGCAGCCGCCGCAGATCGCTTTGCTGCGTGGATTAAGTTCCTCGAACAGTACGCAACACCGAAAGATGGCGGTTGGCTTATCCCTCTGGTCCACTACCAACTTGGACTTGGCAGTTATCCGCGTACGGGCAAGTTTACACCGCTCAAGATAGTGCCATTCTCTGCGTGGCCTCTATGGGCGAGAACAGTTCGGCGGGTATCCAACTCCACAGACAAGGGGGTTGGGGATACCCTGCACAGGTTAGCTGGGGTCATAGGCTGGCTGTGGAAGGTAATGTCTCTCAAACTTCTTGGCCGTCCCTGTGGCTGTATTAAGCGTGCTGAGAAGTTCAACTACATGTACCCGTATCAGACTGGCTAGTCACGGGTCTCCACCTGGAGCGATCTCCGAGTAAGACAGCAGTCTCCAGGCCTTCTTGGTAAACTACAGGCATATGGCATACAATCCAAAATTGGCCGGGCTGATGAAGGAGGCGATGGAATTGCTGGAGAAGCGGGCGTACACCCCGATGACCGCCCAGGGGGTCACCCCCTCACCCGAGGAGCAAGCTGCCCAACAGCAGCAACAGCCTCCTCAGGGTGGCCCTCCCCAAGATCCAGCCCAAGCCCAACCCCAGGCACCTCCGCAGCAGCCGGCAGGGATCGACCCCAACACGCTGAAGAACATGCTGACCGACGCGGTCCGCGAGGGGCAGGAGAAGCCCAAGAAGCCCTCTACAGACGAGCGGATCACGAACCTTGAGGATCTGGTGACCCGGATGCTCGAGTATCTGGGGCTCGCCCCTCAGTCGGATGTCTCAGCCCCCTCCAACCAGGAACAGCCTCCAGAGCAGGGCCAGCCCACCGTGATGGGTGCAGGGATCTCTGGACAGGCCGTGGACCCGGCACAGGCCGGTAACGGCCTTGACCAGGCATTGGCCGGCTCGAATGTCTTGCAGGGGATGCCCGGCGGACCTGCTCAGCAGCCCCAAGGGTCTAAAGCGGCTAGCTCCGCTCTCGAAGCGTTCAGACAGTCCCGGGGAGGCCGTTAATGAAGTTGCTGGTCCAGGCCGGGGGTGCCCTTGGCAAGAAGTTCGAGATTGACGGGGCCTCTGGCCTTGCAATCCTCGATAGCTTTGGGCAACCGCTGCTCGTAGCTTCGGATTACGGGGCACAGGGCGTGGTCGTCTCGAACGCCGCTGATTCTGACTTTCAGGAGAGGGCAGCGGCCCTCGGGGTGAGCCCCGCACGCAGTGTTGTAAAGCTAGTCGGTGGAAAACCTTAAGGATATTAAGATGGCAGCTTCTAAGCCAGTGATAGTGACCGCCACAGAGTTCAATGCCACGGCGTACGGAGCCGATCCGACAGGGGTCAATGACTCTACTGCCGGGATTCAAGCTGCGATACAAGCGGCCCAGGCCGTTGGGGGGACCGTCGCTCTCCCACCCGGTAAGTTTGCGATCTCCTCGACCCTGAAGATCTCTAAGTCTATGAAGCTTAGAGGGGCGGGTCCCGGGACCATCCTGGTCAAGACCAAGGATGTGGTTGGGATCCAGGTGGAGTCCGGGGCCGACGGAGTGTCTCTTGAGGACTTTACACTCGATACGGCCGTAGTCGGCAGGACCATGGATGGGATCGTCATCGGCCTGGTCGACACCACGAACGGGGCTGGTAACTGTGTCCTGCGCTCGCTTCAGGTGACACACCAGGGCGGCCACGGGATCAATGTAGTCAACGGTAACTCAGGGCTGATCGAGAGCTGTTCGACCCAGGCTAATCTTGGCCATGGGGTTTGCCTCGATTCCAAGGCTGTCGGGTTCGACAATACCAATGCCTGGACGCTCGTCTCGGTCTCCTCCGTAGGCAACCGTGGCGACGGGATCCACCTGGGGGTTGCTGGGTGTACCGTAGCCGTGAGCTTCGATGTAGAGGGGAACGCTGGGTACGGGCTGTACGTGAATCGACCTTACTGCGTGCTTAACGGGTATACCGAGGGGAACGTGGCGGGCCCGGCCAAGATCGACTCTAGCTGTTATGAGAGCGTGATTACCCTGCGATCGGTGGCCGGCCAGGTCACGATCAACAACTCTGCAAACAAGATCATCCTCCTGGACGGGACCGGTAAGTTTACGGTCGAGAACCAGTACGGCACCTACTTCCGTAAGCAGGCTGCGTTCAACACGTATCAGACGACTGTGTCCGGCGGTGGTTCAGTGACCATCCCTGGCAACCAGTACAACCATGCGATCATCTCGATCACTGACGGTAATCCCGTGTATATCAATGCCCCGTCCTCGGTCTATACCCAGATGCTGACCCTGACCGTGAAGAATGCGGGCCCCGGGGCCCTCGGGGTTGTCACATTCGCCCCGGCCTTCAAGCTGGCTGCATTCCGCCCGCCTTCGGCAGGCCACTCTCAATCGATTATATTCCTGTTTGACGGGGTGAACTGGACAGAGATATCCAGGACCTCGTCGGATGTCCCTAACTAGGCGATGACCGTGACCAAAGAAGCATGTGAACAACTTGGGCGAGAGCTGTACAGGAAGCTGGCGTTCACTGATAATATAGCCGACTCCAGCATGTGGCAGCGGCTTAACGAGGCATCTTCGCAAGGTCTTGGTGGGATGGTCCCGGGCCGGGCAGCTACCTATGGCGGGGCTGGGGCTTTGGCCGGCGGCGGGATAGGAGCACTGTTAACTCTGCTGAAGAAAGATCCAAAGGCAACGGATTACCTCCTTAACGCAGCTATGGGGGCAGGTGTCGGAGGTTTGGGTGGAGCGGGACTTGGAGTGGTAACCGCTATGTCAGATAGATCCGGCCTTAACCAGCAGGCAGGGGCATTGAAAGGAATGGCCGAGCCAGAGGGAAAGGCATTTGTGGAGGATACGCAGAATTACGATAAGTATAGGGCGTACATTAAGGCTCTCGGCATGCGAGAGGGGGCGATGGACGATTTTGCGGACGCTGCGGCTAAGAATTACGCCACGATCGAGGATATTCGTAGTTTGCAGAATGCCGACCATGGGACACAGTCAAAATGATCCAAACCACGGTTGGCCAACTTCTGGTGAATCAACAGCTGCCTCAGGATATGCAGGCAGAAGGCCGCCTGTTGGATAACCGCGGTATGGCCCAGCTGCTTGAGGAGCTGCATGCTAAGCATCCTGACCAGTATCTCAAGGTGGCCAACGGGCTGATGCATGTCGGGGGCCGGGCCGCCCGGTCCCAGGGCAGTTCGATCAAGATGTCTGATCTGGAGATGAGCCAGGAGCTCAAGAAACGCCGCCAGGAGCTCAGGGACAAGGTAGACCTGCTCAATGCGTCGAATATGCCTGAGGAGGCAAAGCAGAACGCGGTTAACCAGCTGGTGATGTCCGAGATACGGCCGATGGAGAAGCAGCTGATGGACGAGGGGATCGCCTCGGGCAACTCTCTGGCCATTCAAGCTCTGTCCGGGGCTAGAGGCAATCCTACCCAGTACAGACAGGGGTTGATCGGGGATATGCTGGTCGCGGATCACAGGGGGAGGACGATCCCCTTTCCGATCCTCCATGGGTACTCGGAGGGACTGACCCCAAGTGAATTTTTTGCGGCCGGGTACGGTGCCCGTCAGGGTTCGATCAGTGCCAAGCTCTCGACCGCCCAATCAGGTCACCTGGGCAAGCAGATGGCGTTCGTCTCCCATCGGCTGACCGTGACCCAGCACGATTGCAAGACTGGATCTGGGCTTCCCGTACCCGCCAGTGACAAGGACAATGACGGGGCGATCCTCGCCCAGAAATCAGGGAAGTACGATGCCGGGACCCTGATCACACCTGAGGTCCGCAAAGGACTGGGAGACGCCCGGATCCTCGTCAGGTCGGCTGCAACCTGTCAGGCCCCCGAAGGAATCTGCTCGGTATGTGCCGGGGTCCGTGAGAAAGGGAGGCTCCCAGGGATCGGGGATCAGGTGGGGATCGCCTCCAGTCAGGCTGTTGGCGAGAAGATAGCACAGGGTAGCTTGTCCCAGAAGCACACCGGTGGTACGGTCAGCAAAGAGAAGCACCCCCGATCGGGCTTTGCCTACATCAACCGGATGCTCCAGGCACCCAAGGTCTTCCCTGAAGCGGCAGTCGTAGCCTCCGAGGACGGGAGGATCTCAGATATACGAGAAGCTCCACAGGGTGGTAACTACGTTAAAGTCGGGGCCCTGGATCATTACGTGCCGGCCGGTATAGATCTACGAGTGAAGGTCGGGGACCAGGTGGAGGCCGGAGACCCGCTGAACGAGGGGGCTGTGAACCCGTCGGACGCCGTCCAGTATAAGGGGCTGGGCGAGGGACGCCGGCTGTTCATCGAGACGTTCAAGAAGGCATTGGACGATTCAGACGTCCGGTCACACCGTCGGAACATAGAGGTGCTCTCCCGTGGGATCCAGAATCACGCGAGGATCACGAACTCGGACCGGGTCGAGGGAACGTTACCCGATGACCTGGTCACCTTTGATCAGCTGGCCAGGGCCTACAAGCCGAGTGAAACTGTCCAGTCGGTAAAGACCCATGAGGCTGTCGGCCGCTACCTGGTGAAGCCCGCAGCTCATTATTCCCTAGGGACGAGGATCACCCCTCGGGTAGCAAATGACCTTAAGTCGCTGGGCGTGGAGAGTGTAGACGCGGATACGGAGCACCCCGGGTTTGAACCAGAGATGGTCCGGGCCATGGAACACGGTCTCAGGGACCCAAATCCTTTAACAAGAATGGCCGGAAGCTACCTGGAGAAGGGGCTGCTCGATACGGTACACAGAGCTCGTACGGCACCAAGGCATGACACTAGTTACGTGGCCTCGTTGATCAATCCCGAGGAATTCGGGAAAGATCTCGAGACGACAGGAAAGTATTGATCCGGGTATACTCCTGCAGATGATCATTGCGGCGACGGGCAGAGGCTCGCGCCGCCACCTGGGCTATCGGCTCCTCCTCCGATGGCCCTCTTTTTTAGCTATTGGCCGGTACGATATGATGTAAGGAGCGGCCGTCATAGGCCTTTACAGCTGGAGATACCTCATGGCCGGTGCACTGAACGAGTTTGAGAAGATGTTTGCCGAGACTGCCTTTTCCACTATCAGGAGCCGGGCTCCCGGTCTGTTCGCGAATCTGACCGGTTTTCAGGTGCTGGATGCCAATGACGAACAGACCAAGGCGATCGGTGTCTTCAACTGTGACCTGGAAGGGGACCAGGTGCTGATCCCTGTCTTCTTCCTGAACGGTGAGCTGAAGAGCGGAATGATGTGGGTTCGCTCCCAGGACCTGATGTTGCCGCTGGACGATGCATGGGCCGAACAGCTCCGCAATAAGGGGATCCATGCCCTAGGCCAGTCCACGAACCAGACGGCTGAGCAGTTCTCTCGCAGTCAACCAGATTTCACTGCCTTCTTGTACTCGCCCCAGCAGTACGGCAAACTGGCCCAGGCCCAGACGATGCCCGTCTGGCTCCCAGAGAATCCGGCCCCGTGGGTCGGGGAGTTCCTTAGTTCGATGGCCGCCGAGGGCAGTACGCCTGCTACCTGCAAGAGTGCGGCAGACGAACTCTTCGCTCGCGCCACCCTCTCCCGTCATCAGAAGTCAGCTTCCAACCTGGATCTCCGAACCTATCTGAACGGGGTGAACGACGAGGACCGTGAGCGGATCGTGAAGTCCGCTTCGGAGAATCCCAAGTCTGCCGCAGCCCGCCACTACGTAGCCCAGGACCTGGTCGGAGAAGAGTTCAAGGGGATCAACAAGAGCATGCGGGAAGGCCGAAAGGTCGATCCGAACTCGGGGGTCTCCGAGATCATGCCACTCCATGACATGTTCGACTCATACCTGTCGGACCTCCCCCGGTACTCCAAGCGTGCCTCGCACATGGAACCATTGGGTTTCCACCAGGTGAAGGTGATCACCGACCTGGATCTGGAGGATCATGCCTCGTTCCTGAAGCTGACCGAGAGTGAGAAAGAGCTGCTGGCCGCCGGGTTGCCGGTGATCCGCGATTCGCGAAAAGAACACAGCCGTTGGCACGCTATCCGGCCTATTACCCAGATGGAGACCATCTCGGTCCCGGGCATCTACCAGTCGATGGATACCACGGGCGGCGTCCGGCAGATCGTGGCCTATGAGAAGGACTGCGGTTGCGAGTGCTACCCGGTCGGGTACTCCCATAGGGATGTGCAGCGGACGAACCTGCGATACGTAGACATCCAGGCCAAGTGCGAGATAGAAGTCGGTCACCGGTACTCGTCTGACTCGAAGCCGGCCGTGGCCCTCCCCGGGGGCGGCAAACGGTACGAACTGGTCAACTGGGTACAGGACCAGCCCAAGCTCACCTCGCTCAAGGGCGAAAAGTCCAAGGATTACGACGATCGCCGGTGGTTGATCATGGGGATGAACGGCCAGATCTACGGCACGTTCCGCGTCGACCTCAAGGAAGAGGAGTATAAAACACCTATCGGTAGCGGTGAGAGGTCTCCCCGGTCGTTGGCCACCGAAGATGTCGATGGCGGTCTCCGGATCAAGGGTGATGGGCTGGGCGGGAAGTGGGAGGATTGCACTGAGCTGTACGTGGACTCGACTATCGCAGAACCGCGTAAAGTGGGGCATACCCTGTTCCTGCCCAGCTCTACCCGCTGCATGCGTCTCAAAGGCCGAGATGACGGGAGGCTGGCAACGCTGGCCCAGGCTTCAGACATCCTTATTAACCAGGTGATGCCCGTCCTGAAGCTGACCGCCGCACGGGGCGGCGAACAGGTGACGGTCGAGCTTGGAACGGGTGACAAGGCGTACGCCGAGGACCTGCCCAAGAAGCAGGCGTTCGTCCGTCTCATTGAGGATATTGGGTTCTCCCTTGACGAGACTATCGAGCTGATGGAGAAGACCGCGGCCGAGGGGTCTGTCTCGGTCCTGGTCGAGTTCTCCAAGATGGCCGCGGACATCCCTGAGAATTTGGGGGATACCTCGTTCTTCGGGGTGAACGCCAAGCAGCCCAACGAGGTTCGACATGCTCTGGCCCGACCCACGGGTAAAGCTAGCCTCGGGGGTCAGCCTGCGGTCGACTCTCAGGATAAGCAGACGTTTGACGCCGGGGCCATCGCCCAGCTTGTGGGGACCGCCGATTCGATTGACGAGATCGATCGGTTCATGGGTGACTGGCAGTTGGCACTTGACAGGTTGTGCCGGGCACTCTTCCTGTTCTGGAAGGATGGCGACGAGTTCAAGTCCAGGTACGGGGCCGAAGGGCTCAAAGAGCTTGAGGAGAGCTTGAGGAACCAGCTCAAAGGATTGGGCGATCTGGTACTCTCTCTGAAGAACAAGGGGGCTCGCACCGCGGACAGCGTGGCCAGCCACAAGACAGACATTCAAAATGAGGCGATGGAATAGGCTTGGCCAGTATGTCAAAGAAGGCAAGGCAAGATCCACTCCCGGAGCGGTCAGGTGCCCTTCGCCCACGCGATTGGCGGTGGACGGCCGCGGCCAGTCTGGCCCGCTTACACCTGACACCTTCTAAGCTCCTGCAGGCGGCGAAAGACCCGATCATCCGGAAGATGACCACGACCATCCTTGAAATGGCCAGGGTCAACCCCAGTACTTTCCCCAAGTTCCAGAGGGTAAAGACCGACTTGAACGAGCCGGTCGACGACCAGAAGATCGATTATGGTCCGATGTTCGCCAAGATCAGCCGCGAGTACTGGCCTTATCTGGAGGCCAGGGAGATGAACCATGCGGCGGCCTCCGGCGGGGTCGTGGCCATCGCCGAGGCGTTCATCCTGTCGAATGAGGAGCCACAGAAGATCTGTGAGTTCGTCGGGTTCGCTCCGCAGACCCTGGCTGTGTACGAGGCGGTCTTCTTCGACCTGAGAAATGCCGAGGCCCGCGGAGGCCTGTACGGAAAGCTGTTTGCCGGGCCGATCCCTGATGGTCGGGTGTTCCGCACGTTCATGCAGTATGCTGGATTCCAGTTCAAGGCGAAGGTTCTCCGGGCACTAATGGGCTATGGGGATGCCGACGCAGAGACCCTGGAATGCTTGAGGAAGGCTGGAGCGGACCAGGCGGTCCGTGCCTTCTTCGACAGTCAGTTCAAGCACGAGGGTCCGATCACCTCACTGCACCACATGCAGTACGACACCCGCGAACGCCAACTTAGAGCCCAGGAGACCAAGGCGGCCCAGGATACACCTGGAGATCAGAAGCAGCTGGTAGGGACCATGGAGGGGGCCAAGATCGCCTTGGCCGATACGATGGGCGGGTGGGAGGATAGGCCCGGGGCGATGGGGCAGGTACCTAAGCACGAACCCCGGATGATGAAGATTACAGAGGGGGCGGCCCCGATGGAGCCGGTGGAGCTCGAGACGAGCGTGGAAGTCCCGGAGAAAGAGGAAGTTCCTGTCTGATAGACTATCAGAAGAGGACCAGTTAAATGCAACCTATGACCGAAGAGACCCGTGCTAAGATCGAAAAGTCCGTCCGGAAGGTGGCCGGTCTGGTCAACGACGGGCATAGTCCTACACAGGCCTTGAAGAAGGTTGCAGTCGACAGCCAGCTTCTGCCTGAGCAGGTTCGTCGCGCCGCCGAGTCGTATAACATTGGGCGGTCGCTGGCCCAGCAGCAGACCAAGAGCGGATCTGACCGTCTTGAAGTATTCGACCTGGCCGATCCAGATACATGCCTCCAGCAGATTGTGGATGAGGGATCGGCCCTCCCCGGGGACAAGCCTAATTTCCAGGATGAGCAGGTCCCCAACCTGCTGGCGAAGAGTGCATCTCTCCGCAAGCTGGCTGCAGACGTCCAAGAGAGTAGGCCTCAGCCGGTGAACGGTGCAGCCAGGCTTATGCGGAAGATGGCTGCGGATCAGAAGGTGCTCGAGGCCAAGAGTCAGGCGGCGATCGCCGAGTTCCGTGTTGTTGAGAGCCTGGACCGGGCTGTAACCGAACTTCAGAACAATTTCCACAAAGTGGCCTTTTCGGAGATAGAGCAGGGACTTCGAGGCAAGTATGGAAACGATCTGGGCAACGAGCTGGCCGAACTCTTGTGGGATGCGACGTGTGCCGACCGCTGGAAGAGTGTAAGGGCCCAGGGATCCAAGCAGGCCGATTTCAACCTGTCGCCTTACAACATGGTCGACCAGTTCGTGGCCGCCACGATGTCCGAGCTCCAAGCCAGGCAATCGCTCAAAGCTGCCCAAGAGGCGGCCGCCGAATTCACCCAGCCCAAGCCCCAGCCGTCCAGGGGGTCGGTTGAAGTAAACCCCTTTCGCATGCTTTGCGAAGCGGGCCCTGTTTGAGACGACGACCGAGACCCTGTCCAACCTGTGGTCGGGTCTGACCGGGGGCGGGGCTGCCCACGATAACGCCTTGAACCAGGAGGTGGGCAAGGCCGTTGATAAACTGGGCGATCCCGAGGTCCGTGACGAACGCCGGGCCATAGCGGTCAAAGGGTTGGTCGAAGACTTGCTGGATAACGATGAGGTGATCAGTAAGTATCCACGTGAAGAGGTGATCAACTTCTATAACGACCTGTCCAAGCTCTCACCGACGACCGCCGAGCAACCCCTGCTCGTCCGTGGACTTCTCCGTCGAGCTCTGAGCCAGGGGTATCTCGATACGTTTGAGGTCGGACAGGTGGCGGGCACCGAGAGCCAATTGCTGAACAACAGGAAAGTGGACAACACCCGAGAAGAGGCTCTTCGCGCCGACTCCAGAGGTATGCGACCAGACCTTTATCAGGTGGCGAAGACCAAGACGCTCGATGTGCTCAAAGGGGCGGTTCCCGAAGCACTCGGTGGGAGCAAGGCCGGGATCAGGTATATGGATCCTGAGCTGGCCATGAAGGCCAAAGAGCTCGGGTTGAGGACCAAAGAGGTCAAAGACCGGAAAGAACAGAGCAAGGCGGAGCTCGCTGCTCGCCAGGCGGATACCGAAGGACGTAAACAGACCGAGGCTGAGAGGCTCAAGGCTCAGTCGGAGTTCCAGGTGAAACAGTTGGATGCTCAGACAAAGTCTACTGCTAACCAGACAGTGGCCGCCCGTGCAGCGGCCGCCGCCCAGGCCGCTCAGGCAGGGGCGATGAGCGAACAGGCCCAGGCCATCCGTGATGCGGCGGCCGCCGAGGCCCACGCCCGACGGCAGGAGACGGCTGCCGCCAACAAACGTAAGCTTGACGGGATTATCGGCGTGTATCCAGCTGGGTACTCACAGCCCTCAGGGTCGGGATCGCAACCGATACCGGTTCCCAGTACTCCTCAGTTAGGGCCATAACCTATGCCGGAAAACACCACATTCATCTCAGGGGTACTCACAGGGATCGCCATGCGGAAGAAGGCGGATTCGTTCACCCCCTACGAGGTCCACCCGTATTCCTCTTCGGTCCTGGGGGCACTGGCCGGTGCCGGCCTGGGCGGAGGGGCCAGCTATCTGATGTCGGATCAGGGGACTGACCCGGTACAGACTCAAAAGCGAAAGCGTAACGCTCTGATCGGGGCACTCTTAGGGGCTGCACCGGGGGCGGCCGCTGGGTTCGCCGCATCGATCGGACCGGGTCGGGCCATGGACTACCTGACCAATCCGTCGAACGCCCCGACGATGGCCACTGACGGTAAAGGCAGAATGTGGGCCGTGCCCAGTAATATCCAGGAGGCCGGGGCACCCATGTCGACATGGGACAAGACGAAGTCAACTGGTGGTTACTTACTTGGTACGGCGGCCACGGCAGTCCCCACAGTTATCGGAATACGCCAAACTATGCGAATGCGTCCGGTAGACAAGGAAGGCAAGCCAATAGCTGACGTTGAGGTACGAAAGGCCGTTCCAGCGACTGCCACAAGCCCGGAGATTCCTGCGGAGTTCGCAAGGGCCCGGCAAGGGCCGTGGACACAACTTCGACGTGGAGGTTGGAAAGGAAATGCGTCGATTGTCGGGGCTGCGGTCTCGGCGATCCTAGCCGCTCTTGGGGCTAATGATGCGATGAGCCGAAAGTAACCATGGAAAAGTACATCGACCCATCCTCCTACGAGTTTGATGAACCGGTGGCCCAGCTGGTCGAGACCTTCCGTGGACAGTTGTCCTCCGATTGGCTGAGGAAGCGGGCGGCGGCCGATGTGTTCTCAGGGATGGACATTAGGGCAGAACCCGGTCACTCGATCATCCACCTTATAGCCATGGGGGATGCTGATCGGTTCGGGAAGAACAAGAACCGTGACTTCTATTACAAGTCGGCCCGTGACCTGAACATTCCGCATGGGGACTGGACCAAGGTCGAGCTGCGAAAGCCGGACGAACACGGAAACCCCAGGTATCACACGAAGAACGCCAGTACGTACAGGGACCACGTAGACCGCGGGGTCAAAGACCAGATCCAGACGTTTGTCGATCACGGGGCGGTCTATGAAGAGCACCATAACCGTCCCAAAGAGGGCGACAAGGTCTACGGATCGATCAAGGCCGCGGCCCACAACGATGAAATGTGGCGACCTGAGCTGCTCATTCAAGTACCGCACGGCCCCGATTGGGATTCAGATCTGCAGAAGCTGGCCTCGGGTAAGGACATAGGGTTCTCCATGTCCTGCGACGTCACCCATGACGTGTGTAGCGTTTGCGGCCATGTATCGACTCGCGCCGCCGATTACTGCCCTCACATCTCGAAATTGGCCTACTCCTTGTGCGACGATGGGCTGGACATTGGGATGGTCAACGAGACCCCCGATTTCTTCGATATCTCGAGGGTGAAGAAGCCGGCTGATCGCATCGCCTGGAGCTTGAGAAAGGCGGCGAGCGTCATAGAGCTGGCCGCGGACCTCCCTGAGGCACGGGTCTCGGCCCCGCAATTGCCCGTGCTCTCCAAGCGGGCAGGAGCCCGGAGGAAGATCGTATTCGACCTGGGCCGGATGGAGAAACGTATCCCGTTACAGGCCTCTATGTACAAGGCGAAGGCCTCGGCCGCCCCCTCGTTGCACGTTGATCTGAAGCAGGTGTTTTCGGATAAGAAGGCTGCAGAGTTCCTCGGACAGCTGGTAAAAGCCGGATGCTGCCTGTCCTTTTCCGACTGGGCTCGGACGTTCGTTCAGGCCAGTGAAGAGCGGATCGCTAAGTGTGCTGCTCACTTGCCTACGTTGTTCTCCGATCTCGAACAGCAGGCTTTCTACCTGGCTGGGGATAGCACCTACGCCTCTCTGCCCCCGGTGGACGACCCCAGGGTTGTCAGTCTGCACCCGTCTATCTCGTTGTCCAAACAGGCGGCGGAATCAAGGGTGTGGCGGGCGGCTGGGGAGCCCAGAGAGATTCAGACTAGTTCAGCGGCTGTATCTGCGGCTACCGATCCTCTGTTGAAAGGATATGCTACGTACAAGCTGGCCTGTGTAGAGGCGGCCTTGGCCGAGGACAGTTCCTCACCGGCCGTCGAACTGGCAATCCTACAAAATTGTGTTTTAAGCTGAGTGTGGGATTGTCAGGAGTTAGAATGATATTTGAAGAGGTCAGGAACTGACCAACTTCTTGGAGACCGATATGACCACGAATCCCGCGTTGCTCGAAGCGATTCAGAAATTCCGCAAGTCGGCCAAAGCGGCTGGCACTCTTCCGACCACGGAAGATAAAGACGCCGGCTCGGCAGCCCCCGGTGCCCAGGATGCTGCGAACGTAGCAGCCTCAAAGAAATTCAATCCGTTGGGCCCTGAAGGGGCGAGCAAGGAATCGGTGTCCGCCGACAAGGCGAAGGGCAACGATCCGACCAAGACCAAGCTCACGCTGGTCGATGAGCCGGCCATCTCCCCCAAGGAGAAGGACCCCACCGAGGGTAGCGGCAGCCTGAAGAGTGCTTCGCAGCGGAAGCTGGCAGAAGAGGGCAACGACCTCATGGCCCAGCTTACGATGCTCGCCACGAAGGAGGCCGCCGAGGTCTGTGAGAAGTGCAAGTCAGACCCATGCAAGTGCGAAGCGGCCCCCGCCGTTCCCCCCGTCGGCAAGAAGAAAGAAGAGCCGAAGAAGGATGCGACCCCCGCCGTCAAGAATGACGAGGGTGCTACACCCGCCCCCAAGGCTGCCGCAGAGGTCGCCCCTAAGGCCGCAGCTGAAGTCGCGCCGACCTCAACTGATCCTCTGGCCGGTTTGGACCTGAATGCGGTCGCCGCTGGTTTCCAGAAGGAAGCCGCTGAGTTCCAGGCTGGTTACCAGCTTGGCCAGGCACTGCTCTCCCAGACCCAGCCCAAGCAGGCAGCCGCCCCCCAGGTCCCCGAGGAGATTGCTGCCCTCCTCAAGCAGGCGTACACCGCTGGTCAGACAGACGCGGTCGCCCAGATCAAACAGACACTGCAACCGAAGCAGGCTGCTCAGTATACCCCGGAACAGTCCGGGTATCTGGCGGCGATCGGTGATCTGACGGGTATCGTCCAGGCCACGCTGGCCAAGACGGCGGCCCAGAAGAAAGCGGAGAATGTGGCTCCGGCAGCGGCCTCGTCCCCTGCCGATGGCGGCGGGACCCCGGCTGGTCCCGAGGCTGGAGGTGGTGACCAGATTCCTCCGGAGATCATGCAGTTGGTCCAGATGTTGGAACAGTTGCCTCCCGAGGAACTGCAGAAATTGCTCGCCCAGCTGGGTGGAGCGGGTGCCGGCCAGGACCCTGCGGCTGATCCGGCAGCGGCCGCCGCTGCTCCGGTCGAAGGTGCTCCGGCCGCGATCCCCCAGGGTGCCCCGGTCCAGTAAGATCCAAGAAAAGGAATACAAACATGCTTACCCCAGAAGTAACAGCCCTCTTGAAGCGGTCCTCGGAGTTTACGGCGAAGGCCACCGAGAGTCTGGCCAAGGCGGCTGATGATCGTGCAGCGTTTGAAGCGAGAGTCCCGGGGATCGTCGATGAGATGATCAAGCGGGGGGCGGCCGAGCCCACGGCCCGTGAGGGTCTGACCAAGACTTTGCTTGAAGGTGGACAGACCAAGTCTGCCCAGCTCATGGAGTTCCTGGTCGGCTGTATCCAACCTCAGACGTTGGGCGGCCCGAGTACCCAAGAGGCTCCGCAGAAGTCTGCGAAGGTCTCGTCCGACGATGCGTTCGACAACAAGCTCTTTGGTCGAGCACAGGTCTAACAAAGAAATTCTCACAGCCTGGGGAAACCGACGGTATCCTCAGGTAAGTGAATCGGTTCCCTAGGGAACAACAGGTCGGCCAACAGCTGACCTCTGAAAAGGAAAAAGATCATGGCTTTCAACACTCCGATGTACGCGAAGCTCCTGAACCTGCTGAAGGGTGACAACCCGGATCACAACCTCGACAAGATGGTTGGGATCGACACCACGCAGAAGTACAACTACTACGACAGCGTGGCCCAGACCTCGACGGCCCAGACTGCAGCGGTTGACGCCGTTAAGTCCGGGATGGTCGGGTACATCTCGGGTACGGCCTCTGCCTTGAACAACCAGCTTATCCCGATGTTCAAGCTGGGTCTGCCCCGGATTACCACGGACGGCCTGCTCCCGATGCCCCTGTTCGTCTGGAAGTCCGGCGACTCGTACGACGTATCGAGCCCGACGGGTAACAACTCGTACAGCATGGTCGGCTACTCGGCTGTCGATGCGGCGGCCGTGGGCAATGCTCAGGTCGCTCAGCGACCCGTGCTGCTCACGTATGTCGCTACGGGCGGCTACGAGTTCGAGACCAACGAATACGATCACACCGAGGGTGTCCTGGCCAGCTATGTTCCGAACATGGCCCTGTCCACGTATCCTCCGCACGCTTCGGCGGGCATGCCCGGTACGCTCGCACCCGTGGTGGTCGCCACACGGATCGCGGCTGACCAGACTGTATGCGGTATCGTCTCTGACGGCCTTGTCGGCAATCAGAACTACGCCCCGATCGCTGGCAGCCCCAAGCTGCTCCGGTTCTGGTCCGTGTTCCTCCCGGTGTTCCCCTCTGGGACCGTGACCCTCCCGGCCTAATGACTTTGCATTAACGGCTCTACCGGCGGCCATATAGACCGGGACCAAGGAAAGAAATCATGGAAATCACAGTACAAGCCCGTAACGCGGCCTTTATCGAGAAGATCACGTCGGAAGACGCCGGCATGCAGAAGCAGGCGGCCGAGGCGGTCGGCGATATGATCCGCGTCCGTGTCCGTGAAGATTCGTACATGGAGTCGATTGTCCCCTCGAAGCCGGCTACGGACGATATGATCGTCCCGTTCATTTTCACGGATGACCCCGCGGTCTACGTGGAGCGTGAACCGCAGAGCCCTGTGTCGGGTGCCGTCAACTTCGGTGGCTCGAGCCCCTCGACCTTCTACATGTACGGGTCAAGGTTCATCGTTGGCTTCCAGCCGATGAAGACCGCCCGAATGCGTAAGGACGTGAACCAGCTCCGCACGTACAAGACCATCGACATTCGTCGGGTGTTCTCGGACAACGTGGTCAAGGACCTGTTGGCCGACTATGACGGCCGGTGTCTGGCGACGGTCAATGCGATGCTCGGTCTGGTCGGGACCAGCTCTTCGTCCAACATCACCAGTCAGGTCGACGTCAATCAGTGGCGTAAGTTTGACGGTGATGCGATCAACCGTGGCACGCTGTTCGCGGCCCGCTCGGTGATGGCCGAAGCCTATCACGGTATCGCCCCGGTCAAGGCCCTGTGTAACAACGTCACGATCCTGAACGTTGCCAAGTGTCTGGACACGATCCAGGCCGGTGCAATGGCCCAGAAGTCGCTGACCGACGGGACCATCGAGGGTAAGTTCCTGGGTTGTGAATGGATCTCGACGATCAAGAAGACCCAGGTTCTGTCCGGTTCGATCTACTGGTTTGGCCCCGACGAGTTCATCGGTAAAGCCTATACGCTCGGCGACACAACGATGTACATCAAGCGGGAAGCGGAGATGCTCGAGTTCTACGCATCTCGCGTGGTTGCCGTGGGTTATGGCAATCCTGGCTTCGCCCGGACTGACATCACCGGCGACTACAGCCCGACGTACGAATACACCTAAGGTTCTCTTGCCGGCCGAGCCCCTCCTTCTCGGCTGAGCACTCCCCGATGCCCCGAGGGCCGGTCTTTCTGACCGGCCCTTTTTTCGTTAGTGAGTGATGACTGGTTCTCGTAAAATGGGATGTAGACCTCCTTTTTTACAGGAACATGGACTATGCCCATGCCCAACTCGGCTGACGCCCTACTCCAGCAGCTCCTGGCTGAGCACGCCACCCGTATGTCTCAGTTCCACGAGGATATCGGCAAGCTCCACTCGCGTATAGACCAGCTGAGCACGGCCTCCGAGCAGTCTTCAGCCGACCTCCGGGTAAGGCTCGAGCAGATTGCCAAGGACCAGACAGAGACATGCAAGGCCCTGGCCAAGCTCGAGGATGGGTTCAGCAAGCTCCTGGGGGGACCCGAGGGCCAGGCAGAGGTCTTGAGCCAGGTCAGGAAGTGGAAGGATTATAGGAAGACAGTACGCCACTACCTGCTCAAGCTGGGGGTTACCGCCCTGATCGGGCTGGGCACTGTGATCTCCGCTAACTTCTCGACCATCTGGAAGTGGCTGGCCGAAGCGTACGGACTACGCCACACGCCACCCACACCCTAGATATAATGGAGGCAGAGGCCTAGAGCAGGGCATCGGGTGCCGACCGTGGCCTCATAGTTCTATTGGAGAGTCACATGCGATTGCTCGCTGTTCTTGTCGTCCTCTGTTCCCTCCTGTTCCTTGCCGGGTGCCAGCCTAATCAGGCGATGCCCACCACTGCCCAGCTCCAGATGACCACCAATCTGGTTCAGGGCGGGGTCGACACCCAGCTGAAGTCTGTGAAGGACGCGGACCGCCCTAAGGTGGCAGCCGAGTACTTCTCTATCGCCTCGATCGTCTCCCAGGCCGCCAAGTCCGGGAGTATCGACTCCACCTCGTTCATCCCCCTGGTCAATACTCTTATAGGGGAGAAGACCAGTCTGTCGCCGTACGTGGTTCTGGCCGAGAGTGCCGTGGTCATCTGGTTCGCACCCATCCAGGTCCAGACACAGAGTAATAACCCGGCGATGGCCGCTTATATCGAAGCTGGTTGCCTGGGCGTTGAACAAGCGTGTCAACCGTACATGCCCAAACCACTGGCTGCCCTTAAGCTGAAGAGGTAGAAGTGTGCCGACACTTGCGTATACTCCTACTGATCTTGGGTCTAGCCGGATGCACAAGTGTCCGGCTAGACCGGGTATGGCCCGACCGGTCCGAGACCCACCTGCAGGTCGTAACCTGTCTGTCCGATCAGAAGTTGGAGAACGCTTTGTTCGCCAGGGACCAGCAGGGCAACGAGGTTGTAGTCATCGGCAGTTGGGCTAGCCTGGTCAATGTTGAAGCGGTCAAGGCGGTGGCCGAGGCCTCAGGGACCCTGGCCGGTGCTTTGCTCCGAACGTTCGTCCTCGGTGTTCCATGAGCATTATCTGTCTAACCCCGGACATCCCCAGCCGGTTCTTTACCGTAAGGCCAGCTAAGTGTCTGTCCTGTCCGTTCTCTGCCAAGTACCCGGAGTGCTGGAAGGACGTTGTGGAGATCACCGGCCCCGTCCAGTACTCGCTTGGCGACGGCCGGATCCTGACGATCTCGTCGGGCTTCTGCTTTGACGGGGCGAGCATCCCAGAGCCCGCCTGGAGCATCATAGGCCTGCACCCGTACAGCCATAACATAGTGGCGGCCGCCCTGGGCCATGACGGGGCCTACCACAGCCAGCGGATGGAACGACCGGAGGCCGACAGCTTTCTTAGGGGGGTGATGCTCTCCCAGGGGGCCCCCGAGGCCCAGGCTAATATCTGTTACGGGGCTGTCCGCATGTTCGGCTCGTCCAGCTACCATCTGACACAGGAGCAGATCGAGTATAGCCAGCAGTTTGTGACCCTCTGCCAGGAGCAGCCCTAATGTTTGTCGCACATAATTACGCTCGCCACTTGGGTAAACAGCCGGCAAGGCATGACCCCCACCGGCTGATGCTCCACAAGTATCAGGCACGTACCGGGTGGGGACCCGTACCCGACCAGGTTGATTGGGGGGCGAAAGTGGTCTCGCCCGGAGCCTGTCTCAACGACAAGCTGGGCAATTGTACTGTAGCCGCCATGGTCCACGGGATCCAAGCGGTGTCTCTGTATGCTCAGGGGGCCCAGTTCAATGTCCCGGACGAGGATAATCTAGCCTTTTACAAGGCTGTCAGTGGCTATGACGGGACGCCTGCCACGGATAATGGGGCGGACGAGCACACTGTTCTCAGGAAGATGCAGAGCGAGGGCCTCTCTGGGTACAAGATCTTAGGTTGGTGTGACGGCCAGCCAGAGGACCACGATGAACTTAGGCAGGGAATGGCCCTGTTCGGTCCGGCCTACGTCGGGTTCATGATGCCCTTAGCCTGGCAGGGGAAGAAAGTCTGGGACGTCGGATCAGGCCGAGCGTACAAGAAGGGGTCCTGGGGCGGACATGCCTTAGAGATTATGAGAGCTGGTCGGGACGAGGAAGACCCCGATAGCTGGGGGGAGACCGACATAGTCATTACCCGCAAGGCGATCGAAGCCTACTGCGACGAACTTCACTTCACCCTGTGGGAGAAGTGGTTTACACAATCTGGGGTGAGCCCCTCTAACCTGAACTTGGAACAGCTTAAGGCGGATATGGCCGAACTGGCGTAGAATAAGGGATATACCTATGGCCAAAGCTCTAGACATTCTCAGCGACAGTACCTACCCTCAGCCAGACCCTACCGCGATCTCGTTTGGAGATGAGGTACTGGCCGTCAAGTGTATGTTTAACGCTATCTCCGATGTAGCTGCTCAACTGAGCCAGTCGAGCTCTACTGTCGGGCAGAACGCTATTGACAAGCGGTACGCCGACGATCCCCGGCTGTTGGCGGTCAAGACGGTTATCGCCGTCTTGCAGGACCAGTGGCCACAGCTGTCGAGCTTCCCACTACCCCCGATCTACGCGGAGCCCAAGCCGGTTGAACCCGAACCTCAGCCATGATCCGGAAGCTTGGAAAACTCGGACAGTCACGCATCTCCTATCCGGGGATGGTCTTGGGCCGCCCCGGTCTCGTCGGCTATTGGCCCCTCTCCGGCTTCGGTCAGTTCCAGCACAACGCCCTGGCCCTGACGGGTACGGCTGGGTGCTATGCGTCGTGCCCGGATTCGGCGGCGTTGAGTGATCCGGGTGATAAAGATATTCGGGTGAAGGCGGCGATGGCGAATTGGGTGCCGGCAGCGACGCAGTGCCTTGTTAGCAAGTTCCTGACGACTGGGAACCAGATGTCTTGGGAGATATTTGTCTACACCAACGGCAGGATCTATTTGCAACTGTACACGGATGGAACGGTTGGCAGCCTTGTCAGCTACAATAGTTCTGTCATCACTGGATTGGCAGCAGGCGACAACAAGTTCATCCGCGTTGCGTTGGATGTGGACAATGGGGCCGGGCACAGTGTTGCCACGTTCTACACGTCCGATGATGGCAGTAACTGGGCGCAACTTGGAACTCCTCACAGCACTAATGGAGTCGTATCAATATTCGATTCCTCGTCAAATATAAATGTTGGGGCGGCGAGTAACGGAGCGACCCAAGTGCCTATCGGTCGCATCTACTCCGTCGAAATCCGCAACGGCATCAACGGCACCATCGTCGCCTCCCCCAACTTCAACCAGCCACCGGGCACCACGAGCTTCGCCGACGCACAGGGCAATACATGGACGGTCAATGGCCCGATAGCCGCCGACTGGACCGCCAACGCTAACGATGGGCAGTACATGCCATTCTCTGGCACCTCATGGACCGGCGGCACCCTCGCCAACGTCCAAAGCCCGATTGCGGGGGAGGTGTACAAGTATCCCGGCTTTAACGGGACGAGCGGGTATGGCTTGGTGGCGAACAACGCGGCATTTAATCTAACTGACGCCATCGGTATTGAGATGTGGGTGAACGTGACGGGCGGGACATCGCCAATCTTTCTGGCAAAGCGAGATAACAGCAACTATTCATGGGAGATCGGTTTAACCGGAACGTATCCCGGTTTCAACCTGCTGTTCCGCGTCAACGGCAATGGGAACAATATCATAGGGGGAAATTTCACCGCCAATGGAGCATGGGTGCATTTGGCGGTGGGGTATAACCGAACATCCCTGACTGGATATGTGAACGGGGTGGCTTTGACGCCGGTAGCCTACACGAGTGCTATCAATGTCACGACAACAGGGATAACGATTGGCGGTCGAAATCTATTCACGGGAGCCGAGGCGAGGCTGGCCGGCTCCATCGCCCACGTCGCCCTGTACAACCGCGTCCTTGACCCGCGTGAAGTCTGGCAGTCTTACGATTATTGTCACAGGAGGGTCGGATGATCCTGCTCACACCCGCATCGCTAACTAATCAGACTTTAAGTGCGACAGTGCCCCTGCTGATCGCAACACTCACCGTACCGACCGATGGGCCGTATGACCTGCAAATCCTGCTGTCGGGACTGACCAACGCAGCGGGGCAGGTCAGTGTGTCGATCAAACGTCAGACCAGCGGAAGTTCCGATCTGGGCGTCGTGATCTCCAATCCGCTCGACGCTAAAGACGCCTTGAACCTCACGGTGTACGAAGCTAGCTTCCCGCCGATCGAGGCGGTGGCCGGCCAAAAGCTGCTGGTCTATGTGATGAGCAGCTTGGCCGAGGCGAGCGGGGTTGCCACTACGGTCAACTGGTGGTATGCGGCGGCGTATACCGGGGCGGATAACCGGTCGCTGGTGAGCACGGACGCCCAGGACTTGAGCACCACGTTCAAGGTCTATGCCGACCTCAAAGCGATCATGGGTACGGCACTCACCGAGACGGCCGGGTATCTGGCGGCGGCGTTCAAGAGGTGGTTCAATGTGGCGGCCCCCACCGGGACCGTAAATAGCATTCCAGATGCGGTGGCCGGGGCAGATAACGGCCTGGCTCTCAAGGGTAGTGACATGAACGCCTCGAAGATCGGGGGGAAGACCCTGGATGTCTCGGCCATCGCCGGTAACCTCGCTATAAACTCCTATCTGGGGAACTCCGTTGGGTTCACCACCCAGCAGACGGCTGATGTTGGAACACGTATCCCCCAGGTGATCAGTATGGCCCAGTTGGGGGGGACCGGTGCCTGGTATGTTAAGGGCTTGACCTCCAGTGGACTTCTACAGGCGAGCCAGGCGGATGTGCTGTCCGTGGTCACCCCGAAACTCGTAGTGGTCAGGCAAGTATGATCCACCGCATCTTTAGACCGGGAGTGAGCCGCTGCTCTTACGAGGCGATGATCCTCGGCCGGACCGTCGCTTACGCCAGAGCAGCTGGTGACCCGCGCTCCGTCGAAGGCATAGCTATGACCAAAGCACTCGACATCCTTTCCGATTCGACGTACCCGCAACCCGACCCCGTGGCCACTGAGTTCGGCAACGAAGTGCTCTCGGCAAAGCGGATGTTCGACAACATCGCCGACGAGGCGACCCAACAGGCGGCGAGAGAGCCGTCGAGGACGTAACCCATGAACTACGAACAGATCATTCAGTCGCGGGCTAATTACGCGGACGATGCGGCCTTCCTCGCATGGGCGAACACGCCGGTCGTTCAGCGGCTCAACCTCATCGAGCTTTGGCAGATCAAGCTGATGATGGTGGAAGCGGGTATCTGGACGGCATTTCAGAATCCGCAGAACCCCGTGGCTGTGGCGTTCATGGACCTGTACAGCGATCCGCGATTTGACCACTTGGATATGACCCTCCCCGTTGTGCAGCAGCTATTGGGCGGGGCTATGCAGACCGGCCTGCTGACAGCGGATCAGGCGGCGACGATGCAGAACATCGGGGCGGTCTCCAGCTACCCTCTGGGCAGCATCGTGACTCAGGCGGATATCGATGCAGCTCGGCTGGCGGAAGCCCGCGAAGCCCTGCGGATCAAACTGCAAACCGCGTTCAACGCGAAGATCAACGAGATTGACGCGATGACCGAAGTGACCGCAACCGATGTGACGATCACGCTGAGCTAATATGGCCAGTTTCAACG